ATCGCCCATACCATCGCCATGCGTTGTTCAAGTCATTCGTCAACCGCCAGATGTCGGACACCGGTGCGCTCGCCTCAATGAGACGTACCACATTGTCTAGTACTGATACTTCACCAATGACGTCGTATGTCTCCCACGCCACCCACGACAAGAACCATGATGGTACATCAACTACCCCGAGTTCATACTCGTCGCCAGATTCTTCAAGTATTACGCATACATAGCCCTGTTCAGGAACCGCGGTCAAGCGTACGTTCTTCCACTCCTTTCTGCACCGAATAATGCAGTCGGCCAGCTCCATCAGGAAGTTCATGCCCCACCATACACCATCGCCCGCCCGTCAAGCAACCCTACCGCCGCGTCGCTCGCTTCCCGACTTGCAGCTCACCTAAGGTTCGCGGTAGCAGCCCCGCCTTCTCCATCGACAGCAGGGACCACATACACACCCGGGCGTCCTGAAGTGCCCGGTGGTTGGACTCCAGCTTGATGTCGAACCGCTTGGCCACCGTCGGCAGCTTGTGGTTGGACAGGCCACGGACGTACCTCCGAGCGAGTTGCATGGTATCGATCCAGGTGAATTCCGGGTCAGCCGCCGGGCACCGCGTCAACTCGATGCGACACCTCCGTAGCTCCGACACGATGAGCCGCTTGTCGAACCCCGCGTTGTGGGCGATGGGGACGGCGTAACGGAGGTGGGGTTCGAGGTCCCGCACGATCTCGGCGAAGGTCGGGGCATCGGCGACATCGGCGTCCGAGATACCATGCACCCGCGTAGAATCCGGCGGTATCGGGATGCCGGGGTTGACAAGGGACTCCCACTCATCGACGACTTGCCCGCGATCGATGTTGATGACGCCAATCTCGACGATCCTGGCGTTGCGATCGAGCCCCGTTGTCTCGATGTCGATGACCGCGAGGGGATGATGTAGCCATGGCCAGTCATTGGGCAACGCGGCGGCGGAGTCGCGGAGACGATCGATCTGTGCGAGGATGTCGGCCTTCATATGAGCCGATATAGACCACGAGAGTTTCAGTCCCGAATGAGACTCAAGCGCGCAAACACCATCTGCGATGCGGTGTTGTCGCGGTCTTCGAGGTGGTAGCGCTGGTTGATCTTCCATCGTCCCGGCGTGACCTGCGCTGTCCCATCAACCTGATATGTCTCGTGACCAGCATTCTCCAACTCGTCCAAGACTTGGACATCTGCCAGGGTCCACCACCAGAGATCGGTACATATACCCCCCACCTGAGAGAATCCTGGAATGGGAATATCTTCATTGGTCTCCTCAACGTACGCGCCGGCACCAATGAGGATCTCATCCTTGGCGTCGGACACCCATACCCCGGGACACGTGTTACCGCAGAACCCGTACCCGATGTTGACCGTCCCGGCGTTCATCGTCGCCACCCGAGCCCACTCGATGCCGCGGTCGGCTCCAGGCTCTTTCATGGGATGATCGATGAGTACATCCGCGAACGCCACAACCCCACTGGGAATCTCGATGACGGGCCCGTACTCCGGGAACCCATCGGGGTATGGGCATCGCTGGTAGTCCGGAGCTGGGATCTCCTTTTTGTACAAACTCTCGGTACCTATCGCCGCCGCCCGTACACAGGTGCCGTCGTAGAACATCATGAGGTAGTTGGTACATTCATTGCACACCATACGGTGTTCGAACCCGGTGATCGCGACCGGGGACTCCGGGCTGGCAGCCTCGACCCTATCGACAAAGCCCGGCTCCTTGCTTCCAAAGATCCACCGAATGTCGATGGCGGCATACACCTGATGTTCGAGGTAGTCCATGGAATCACGGTCATCCGTGGGAAACGAACGGTTGCGGTGATGGCCGTTCCAGTCGATGGGGATGTCCCCCGATTTGATGCCGGCAATGATAGCCGATGTGAGTTCATGTAGACGATCGGTGGGCATGTTGTAGAACCTAGCACAATGGGCGCTGTCACCTCACCCAGCCATGTTCCGAGAACTCGACCCGTGATCCCAAGATGGGCCACCCCGGTCCTGTTCCGGTGGTGACGACCTGATTGATGAGGCCGGCTGCCATTCCCCCGACGACGTGGATGCGAGCACTGTCACCTCGGTGCAAGGTCTCGATTACGACGCCGTGGGTTACATCTGGCGGCACTTGAACCCGATCATGCAACGCCTGCCCACGGGCTGGGTATGCGTACACGTCGCGAATGCCGACTGAGATGGTGTCGGCGATCTCGGCCAAAGTACATTTGGCCGAGAATACCGTGCGTTGAACCGCCCCACCATTGACTCTGATCTCAAGGCTGTACGTCGCCGGGTTGTTGCTGTATGCCCACCCAAAGCCCGTCATCGCGGTGCGCGCCGGTTGAGACGTATTGTCGGGTGGTGTCCCCGTGTAGAACCGGAGCACATCGTCGTCGCAGTGAACGAACACGCGGCGTGACAACGGATCGATGTATACCACGGAGCCGCTGTGAATGATTGATGACATATGGGGGCAACATACCACATCGTGTGCTTGCGTTCTACCTACGGGCACGCTACATCGTTGGTATGCATGATCTCACCGCATCCGACTACGCCGCCATGGCCGATCCCGTGCTGCGGGCCTTGGCATTCTACATCGATACCCTTGACCAAGATGTCGTCGTGTTCCGCGATGGCCGGACCGGTGATCCCATCACCGCGAGTGAAATGGCTGAGATGATCCGGGCCCGCGATCCCCGTGCGGTGTCGTACCTCGACGAGGTCTATGGCGCGGCGGTGCGGGCGGTTCGTGTACGCGCCAAGTGATCTCGAACCAACGCGTCGTGAGCGAGCCAAATCCGCCAGGCACCGATGGTGTATCGGCACCGTCGCCCCCAACAATTGTTGTCGGTGTACCACGTGAACGTTGTATCCAGGGCGTGCTCCAATGCATCGTGATCCGTGTGTGCGCTCAAAACAAGCAAGCGCGCGAAGTCGGCGCGCTTGCCCTTACCGATCATGTGCCGAGCGACATGCATGAACCATGGGGGGACATGAACGTCTACATATGCGTTGGACGCCTCTCCGTGTATTCGCCGATCCAAGACTCGAATGGTGAAGTTGCCGGTGGTCGGGTTCATCGTTACGCGGACACCCCAAGCTATTCGTGAATGCTCTTCGGCGGACTCGCCCAGCGTCTTCAAAAAGCTCATGGGGACCACCTCGCCCGGTGCTCTTGCAAGCGACGTGTCGCCAGCCACAGCTGCCAGAACTTGATCAACTCCATGGGACGGTCGCGATCGGCTCGGTACCAGTCATCCGCGGCGATGAGAGCCGGCTCCAACTCATCGCAGTAGGGCTCAGAGGCGATGATGAGCTGGACGAATTCGTCCATGCGCTTGGCGTTCTGCATACGGGACGTGATGTTGAAGAACCATAGCGGGACGAAATTGAACAGACCGTTCGTACCATTTGGGCTCCGTCCTATTTGCACGCTTGTCCAAAAACCAGCATACGTGTTGAGATACACCGAACGGATAGTAGGTAGGTATTTGCACCTCTTGATAATTTGGGCCATCTCGCCGAGAACGGTCATCTCATCTCCCCAGTTTCCCGCCGGCGGGAAAGCTCTTGCGTCGCCAACCAGATCTCCCAACACGACAGGATCGGCGCGTCGGCGTAGAACCGCCAGTGCGTCCAGTACCAATACGATACATCTCTGATGAACTCGTCCGCGCCGACGAATTGGCGAGAGCGCACCACGAGGTCAGTGAGCCTGTGGAGTTCGTTTTTGACGTCCCACACGATTTGCTCAAACCAAATTGGAACAATTACGGCACCGCGGGTGCTACCCGTCGTCGTCTCAATAAGACCGATTGCGGGACAGTCGGCCCATACAGTTGGCGAGACGTGGACATTCACCCCCTGACGGGCCCACCCAACGATGGTCGAACCCAATGGGCCTATGAACGGGACGCTACCCATGACCACACCCTACTCCATCTCATCGTAGCGATCAAGCATCATCTCGATGAGCGCCGGCAGCTGCAATTCCCACCATGCTTCCAGGTCGGCCGCGGTATCGAGGTACTCCTCATCATCGGGGGTCCGTGCCACGAATGCCGGCAGCTCAGCACCGGTGATGACTTGCACCTCCGTCCAGGGCCACTCCGTCGCCATCTCTTCCGGCTCCCCGGTCTCGGGGTCGGTCTGTACGAGGCGCACCGCGAATGCCGTAGGATCGTCTGTAGCGCGCTGTACCAGCGTCCAATCACCGCGGCTTACCTGCATGACTCCTACGGTCATCTCGGCGACGACGCGGCGGATGACGGCGATTCCGTGGGCAAGGGTGCGGGCGTCGCGGTCGCGGATGTCTTGGATCCGCTTCATCTCTCGATCGATGGTTCCGATCCAATGCGTCGCAGGGGAGACCACGATCGTCTGAGCCGCTTGGGGGCGCCGGTGACTCACGTCGCTTGCACCTCTCGCATCGCGACCAAGGTTTCCCAGAATCGACGGAAGTCCTTGACCAGGGCATCGGCGGTTGTCTTGCTGTCGCGGTGATTCATCACTGATGAGAAAACATCGACCCCGGCGTAGTACTCGATGGCGTCCGTTTGATGGTTACACTCATTGAAATCATCGGTATGTAGCCCGATGAGACGTCCTATGTCGGAACTCAGCCGCTCCGTAACGAATGCCTGGTAGCCATCTCCCCGGTGTCCGATCCGATACGCCACGTTGATAAGATACCACACCCACGCAGCCTCCAGCGCGAGCCAATCCGTGGTGACCAAGATGTCGGAGCGACGGAATAGGTCGATGGTGTGTCGATCGACGTTGAGATCATTGTCCGAGTACCCTGCGATACCAACCTGAGACGCCCAGATGGGTAGCCGTGTGCCTGGTGTAAATGACCAGCTTATTGGTGCGGTCTCCAGTTTGATCGAAAGTACCCATCGCGTTATGAAACAATCATTCCGCAAGGTGCCGTTGCGCGGGCGAAGCACGACGTGTTCATGTACCGTACCGTACTTCGCGATCCTCTCACACACTCCGCGGAGTCGTGGTATGTGGCCATCAGACATCGGTGGTCAACCTAGAACGTTTCCCGCCGGCGGGACATCGTGTCGGTGACGTAACTCGTGGTTCGCGATGGCAACTTTCCAAAATTGGACCATTGGACGAAAACGCGACTCAGCGAGCGCAACATGTAGACCATACCACTTGTAGGCTTGGTACAGTTCTTGCTCAATTCGATTGGCCCATAACCGGCTTCGTCGGAACAGCTCTTTGAGCGTATTCTGCTGCCACGGATAGTCCATATAACATACGACGAGATATAGCCATGGAACAACCCCGACGTGTTTTATCTCGCTATGAAACCCGTCGTTCCTTGCCCGGATAAGGCGCACGGGCCCACCATACGCGTTGACCATAATAGTCTCATCAGGATGACACCGAGACTCCATTTCGTGCAAGATCGTGCTGATGGCGTAGATGCTAGACATCTCACCAACCATTGCACAACAATGCGTCGCGTGCAAGCCAAATCTTCCAGAATCTGAAGAGCATCTTCATCCCACCTTCAGGCAACGCCCCTCGATCTGGGCAATCGTACCGCTCTGAGTACCACTCAAACGCCGCCCTCAATGCCGGCTCTGTGTCATCGGTCATCGTGGCCGCGACAAGAAAAACGAACACTTCACCCATGTCGAGGGTTGTGACTGTACTTATCAGGTCGGCGAGCCACAGTGGTACTGACGATACCGTAGCGAGGTGGTAAAAGTCGCGAATGTAGACGACATAGTTTGTTGGCGTGGACTCCGAGCGGAGAATGTCAACACGTATAGCCGCGAACCCTTGGTACCGTCGAACGGCACGCCCGATCTCAGCCAGAGCACTCATGCCGTCCTCAGCTTATCGAGAGCGAGGCGGATACGCCAGAACGTAAGTATGTCCCCCGCCGGGGTCGGTGTCATTTTCCGCCGACCCCACGCCCACGCATCCATGATGTCCTCTTCGATACGCGATATTGCGCCGGCACTCATATCAAGAAGCGACACGAGTCCGGCATGCATTCCCGCGCAATTAACGTGCCAAACTAGATCGCGTACTTTTTTTGAAACATGAACCTCCCTCGTTTCATGAAATGCCCAACGTACATGCACCGTATTGCTGGTCCATGGTACGAGACTTGGATCGTATAGACATACACCAGTTTCCCATACCACCGTTGCCAGCTTGACCAGCCCGTGATCTGATCTCATCGGTTGGACCTCAACGCATCAAGGGCAAGCCAGGTTCGCCAGAATCTGAAGAACATCTCCATCACAGACAGAGACCTTCTTTCTGGATGTGCATGTGCATACCGCTTGCAGTACCACACGAACGCCGAGCCCAATGCCGGCTCCGCGTCGTCGGAATCCGTCAATGCGACGAGATGTATGAATTTTTCGTCCATACCGTTCGTCCCAATCATGTACACCATGTCAGCAAGCCATGCTGGAACGGTGTCGATCGTTGCAAGGTGACTCGAAAGACCATCTTCTTGTAACGCGACGAGATAGATCACTGACGCCATCCCCCCATGCCTCCACCCAATATGAAACACCATACATGGTTGGGTGGCCATGTAATACTGTACTACCTTTCCAAGTCGTGCGAGTGCCGTGTGTTGGCTCATCGGCTGGACCTCAGCGCGTCAAGAGCAAGCCAAGTACGCCAGAACTGGAACAGTCCGTCTAATCGTGCGCGACTACCCCTTGGGGAACAAGGGTTGAACCGGTACCACTTCATTGCAGCCATGATCTCACATTCGGCTCGCTCCATTACGGGCACTGTTCGCTTGAGCAGTACTTTGAGTTCAGCTTGTCGGCGATGTGCCATTGTGTATCGCACAAAGAAATAGAGCGGTGATGACACATGCACTCCTGGCACATGGACACGCCACGTACCATGGTCGTTCCACGAGCCAATGCCGACATTGGTCGGCCCAAGGTCCACGAACACCCACTCGTCATCCATGGTTGCTACCACAGCAGCAATGTCGCGTAGCCCGCCGATGTAGTCGCTCATGTCCCGAACCCTAGCACGTCATCGCCTGAAACACAAGTCTCGGGTTTCCCGGCGGGAATGTCAACCGGATCAAGTCATCGGGACACCTTGGTCGCGACGGCGAAGTCATCGAGGTCATCGCGGATCCATGCTGTAGACAGGACCCCGCACCCCTCTTGCCAGCCGTCAAGGGTCTCCGCCCAGCACCACAACGCATCGGCGTCGTCCTCATCGAGGTGCAGTTCTTCGACCTCGCCGTCCACAAGCTCTTGCACATCCACCGGTGCCATGAAGTGGCAACGCAAGACGTGATACCACCACTCGGCGAATTCCGCGGACTCATTCTTTCTCACCCTGATCATGTCTCCGGGTATACCGGCTCCGAGAATTGGTCCCATAGTTGCATATCCGATGGCTTGATGCTGTAAGGTGCTCCCATTCTAGGCCGCCCACATCGCGGTCATCTGCTCAGCAGACACGTCGCACAGGTCACTCGCCCGGCCGCGTACCGACACCGCGGGGAAGCCACTCACCGCGCGATGCCTGCGAATCGCTCGGAAGTCTGGCAACCGGTGGCCCCATTTCGAGGTGATAGATGGGATCCCGGTACCTGCATCACCCATCGAACCCGTCCGAATCAGGGAATCAATCACACCCTTGGTGACACCGATGCGTTCGCGGAAGTCCTTCTCTGCCGTGAGAGCCGCTAGGATCGCCGCTGCGCTGTTGTCGATGGTTTCACGGGTCTCGGGTGCGGGCTTGCTTACAACGGCTTGTGGGGCGTCTGTGGCGCTCTCATAGGTTTCACCTACGGCCCGAAGCCCATGCTCGACACGGATAGCATTGACCCCCGGGACATCGACACCATAGCGAGCCGACCACATGCCGGTCCGATGCTTCTGTGTCTGGAGCATCACCCCGGCGTCGATAAGCGCGTCCCTTGCGGCGATGGCGATAGCGATGCGCTTCGTACACCCGTCTCTGTGGACGGTGACGCGCCCGGAATCGATTGCCTCCAGCCGTTTCGTGGTGAGGGTTTCCCCGGCGTGTAGGGCATCGAGGATGCTCGTGGCGCACGTCGTGAGTCGCTTGATGGTTGATGCTCGCATCGGCTTGTCCGACAGGGTGGCGAAATCGATACGACCGATGAGAGTCGAGATGATGCCGTCTCCGAGGGCACCCACGGGGACAAGCTCTTGACCCGCCCGGAATGCCTTGACCTCATGTACCCGACCGACTTGGGTCTCACGATGGGCGATGGACTTGACGATCATGGCCTTGATGGCGGTGGGATCATCAAACGCTTGAGTCGCCCATGTCATGAGCATCTGCTCCGACGTATCGGCATCAATCCCGCGGGCGAGCATGAGGTAGCTGGTGAGCTGGCGAGTGGTGTCCCATGCGCCGGTGGATCCGTGCTGAACGAGCCCCTTGACCATGGCGGTCTCGCACCATGACGTCCACGCCTGACCGTGTGTGTCCCGTGGCAGAGACTGCACTTCTCGCAATGGTTTCGCGGGCTTGCCCGAAAGGGATCCACATAACAGTCCTTCTCTTCTCTCGTCCTTCTTCTTCCCGTCGCTGCGCTCCGGCCCGTGGGCCATCGCCGTGGCCCCGGTGAGGTGGGTTCCCGTCTCGCGAGCCATGTCTTGTGAGCCACCGTTCTCACCTCCGACCCCATCACACCCGGGCGCCCCCGGCGCCCCCGGCGCCCCCCGAAAGGGATCCACATAACAGTCCTTCTCTTCTCTCTCTTCTCCCCTCCCCTTGTCTCCACCGCCTTGATCTGTCGTAGTCTTCCCCACCTCTGTCTGATCCACCTTGCACGCGCGAGCGTCCCTCACCTTGCGGGAGTTGGCCTTGACCTTGCGCCGGGGACCGTTACCCCCTTTCTTGTTTGAACCATCATGACCGCGTCGGGGATCGTCAAGCGACCCCATCAAGTGGTCCCCCCATGCCGACACCGACGTTGCCATCGCTTCCATGGAAGCGTCATCACGGGGACCAATCGTCGCGGCATCGAACATCGCGGGGACTCGGGTCAAGTACTCCGCGTCGTCAACGAACGGGATGTTGTGGCTACCGTCCCACGAGACGCCGTCAATCAAGCGCTGACGCGGTCCCAGGGGAAGTCGCACCCCTCTCCCCATGGGGAACGGAAAGAGGTCCACACCGGTTACAGGGAGTCCTAGGGCACGGGCGTTGGCATCGAGGATTTTTGCCGCCGACTCGCGGTCCACGGCTTGGGTGAAGAACATCCAGATGTGGTAGCCGCCTCCGGGGGATGTCGAGATCAGGGGCAGCTTGTTCTGGGACTTGTTGGCCAGGGCTTGGTACCACGTCCATGCCGTGTCGCGGGCTCGCTGGAAGTCGTCGTCGTGGGCATCGATGTCAACGCACACCGCGGCCGTCTCATCCGGGAAGATGAGACCCAAGGGCTGGGTGTTCCGTTCGAGGTGCCGGCGGACGTCGAAGCCGGTGGCATGGGAGTCGAGAAATGTCCGCCATGAGCCCCGTGCCTTACGGATGACCCCTTGATGCGTGAGCCCGGGATCGATGCGGGACATGATGGTTGCCATGATGCTCGCGGTGGTGACATCAAGGGTGGGGTTCTCGTCGGCATCTATGAGGTTGCCCCAACGGCGGATGGAGGTTTCGCGCTCTTCCCGTCTTTCCCGCCGGCGGGACGCCGCGATCTCAAGTTGCCGACGGTTGGTGTTCCATCCCCGGGTGTCGGCCGCGATAGTGATGGCATCGGGATCGATCGCGGCGTCGAAGATGCGAGTCAAGAGGTCATCCGTTTCGGTGACGGCAACCGACCTCAGCGTCTGGGCGTCACGGAAGTCCTGATGGGTCACCGGCAGCGGGGTCGCCCATGGTTTGGCGCAAGGCCAGGCATCCCGGAGTTCTTCGGTCTCGGCGAGTCCACGGTCCGTGAGGTAGTCGCGCCACCACTTCACGGCGGCGGTTCGCTCCATGGGGGCCTTGGTGATGAGGTCAATGATCCATGTTTTGTCCCGCGCCCAGAACCGGACCACGGGTTCGGCGCCGAAGTCTTTGCGGATGCTGGCACAGATGGCGCGGGCCTTGTCTTGGGTGTCGGCGCTGTAGCTTAGCCATCGGAGGTGACTGCCCGCGGTTTCGATCAAGGGGCTTTGGCCCGGGAAGTGACAGATCTTGGGCCACTGCTTCACCAGGGCGGCGGCGGACATTTCCACAGGCGACCACTTCCCATGAGTGTCCGGCTTGACGACAACGAGATTGTCGTCGAAGAAGCTGGACATCACCGCGACCCATGTGCTTACGTTCATCGGAGATTCTTCTGACATACCACCCATGTAGCTGGATGGTAGATGGATCACAACCGGGGCTTGCAAGCCGTGGAGGGTTCATGTATGGTACTGAGGATGAACCCTTTGACGAAACAAGCCATCGCTCGGTATGCTGCACAACGGGTGGTAGATGGTAATCCCGCAGGGTACGATGAGCTTGGGGCGATAGTGAGACGATTGAGCGACCAAGTACCCAACCATTTCTCTATGGAACGCATCGCACGGGTAATCGTTGGTGTTTCATTTGCACGCCGGAGTCACTGAAGTGACTGGCACGGATATTGTATCATGCATGACGCTACAAGAATTGCGGTTGCGATGCGGGCTGCGCGTCGGTGTATTTGGTATCGACCACGTGCCTATGATGAGATGGACGCGATCGTGAGATCCCATGTGTTTGCACAGGGCTGGATCGCGACTCACCATAGCCGACCCATGGGGCTCAAGATGGTCGCCGGAAATATATTGTTCCATTCAGGCCAAGTGTTGGCGGAAGCTCTATTGCCGTACTGATGAGATGCAATGATACGTGGATGCTTGCGCAACGCTACATGGACGTGGTATCTTATGGGCAGTGGAATCAGGCCCATACATTGGGGTCGGCAATCATCGAGCACGTTCAGGGCAGTTCTTTCTCACACGATTTAGTGGGGCTGCGGTACTTGGCGAGGCAGATCGTCACGGGTCGTCCAGGAGGCTACACGTAATGCACGATACGACCAAATGGGTCATCACACGCGAGGCCGCGCGTCGATTTCGTGACATGCCCGCAACTGAGATTGCATGTCGTTTGTCAGAGGACATCGGGTGGATCGGGACGCCGGTGGAACAGCTTTGGGCGATCGTGAGACGACGGGCGAACCGTGATGGGACGTCCGTGAACTATCTGGAGTGTTCGCCACATTTTGCGATCCCGTGGTTCGCCGCGATTGCACACTTTATCGTTATCGCGACCAATTGTGAGACCGTCGCAAGAACGTACACGTCATTGAATCGCCACGGGCAGTATACGTCAGCCAGGATTACTGCTATCGTGCTCACCGAAATGCTTCAGAATGATACGTGGGACTTGAGTACCGACGAGTTGCTGGAGCTGGCGGAGAGACTGGCCAGTGATGAGTGAGTGTGCGCATTTCCCGCCGGCGGGAAATGCGCTAGAGTGATCGCCATGCATGACACCACCCGACGGGCAGTCACCCAGATCGCGGCCAGGCGACACGCCGATGGTGATACGGGATTCCTCGCGGTTTGCGAGTACAACGGCTTGACGGGAACCAACTTGATCGCCCGGTCCGCCCATTATTTCGCCGATCTTGCCGCTACTTTCAGCGACGACGTAGTGCCGGTTATCATGTCCCTGTACCGGCTCAGCGCAAGGTACGGGTCGTGGGAGGCCGATCGCGAACGTTTCATGTTGTACCGTGCCTTTCTATGCGAATACCTCCAGGGCGATTCGCGGTTGCTCTCGTTCCCACAGATCCTCACGTTGGCACGTCGTGTGCAAACATCTATCAACACTGGCACCCCCGTGCCGGAGCCGCCGTTCATAGGCATCGAGAAAATGGACATCGGGTTTTCCCCTCACCAGGAAGCTATGATACGGTGGTGGTCATGAATGACGCGACGAAGCGCGCGGTGACGCAACGGGCGGCAGAGAGATTCGATGAAGGTCGGACCGATGCACTGATCGCGATTTGTCCCGATCTTCCATGGGATGGCCTGGAGGCGGCGACACCGTGGTTGCGGGACATCACTACATCGTCGCTTTCTGAAATCTTGGGCATGTTCTTCCATTGTCAATGCCCCGCTGGCTTCGCCGTGCTCTGTGAGCACCTTCAAGCCGATGCCCACAAACTCAACGACAACGAACTACACTGTCTAGCAATCATGATGCACATCGCCATCAATCGGGGCATCAAGCCTCCACATCCACCATACAAGCAATACTCTCAATCGAAGACAGAGGCCGACAATGACCCCAGATGAACGCAGGGCACAACGTATCAGTTTCGCATACGGCAATCTCGCGATGAGCAACAGTGCGGCCACGAAGGCTCTTGTTACCCGCGAGGCGGACGCCATGGCCCCCAAGGGGACGGTGGTCACCAACTTCATGGAGTCCTATCGGCAGACGCCATTGACGCTCGCGTTGGAAGACAAGACGGTGCCACGGCGGATGAGCTTGATCGACGCCCGCCGCACGGCTCGGAGGTACGGTGAGGAGTTGTGGCTCGTGATGAGCGATGCCACCCATCACGTGGACCGGAACGGCGCCTATGGCCTCGATGGGTATCACGGGTGGTCGGGACCGATTTGCGAAACGTGCGAGGAACCATGCCTCGAAGAGGATGCCGAGAGATGGTGGTGTGGACCATGCACCGGGTTGCGGGTGGCAAGCGATTCAACTACAGTGGGGCCATGACGTTGACCCCAGAGATCATTGATGCCGTTCTCGCATTGTGGGATGCCACCCCGATGATGATGCGCGTCGCTATCGCCAAAGGATGGGTGTGATGACCAGGCTTCCTATCATCGGACTGTTCACCGCCCACGGGGCACCACCAGATCACCTGAGACACGCTCTGGCCGACGTCGTTGCGTACGTGATGGGTGTGGGTGCCGCTGGTGTTCATCGCGGCGACACAGCCGTACATGCTATCTGGCGAGCCTATGACGACCGTGGGTTGAACTGGCAGAGTCAGGTCACCGGGCAAGCGTCCGCGGTTGCAGCACGGTGCCTGTGGGGGGAGTACAGCTCGCCGGGAATCCCGTGGGTAGACGTTGACTTCTCGTGGCCCGAGACGCCGGCACACGCGGTGCAGCGATTCCGGTTGGCTCAACATGAGCATCGGACGAATGTTGTGTTGACAGCGGCTAGGGCACATGGCTGGGTTGGCTCATCACCGACTCACGCTGAAGCGTTCCTCATCAGGACTGTTCCAGAATGGATCATCGAAGCGACCCCAGGTCGCAGGTGCGGCCAGTACACCTACCGCACCGCCGCCGGAAACGTAGCGGTAACGACCGACATCGACGTATTCTTGGACGACATTGTGTGAGTCCAGACTTGAGATACATTCGTTTGTGCTGCTATTTCAACTCGGGATCGTTCGACCCATTGCGGCTGAAGCGAATGGGAAAGGACGCTCTCATCGCAGAATGGGATCGTCTCGTAGAGTCGGGTCATATCGAATGCCCGATGATGACAGCGGATGAGAATGACAGCGCGTTCGTCGAGGTCACTTCAGAGATGGTCCGAGCCGGCATCACCGATACCGATGTTCACGCATGGCTGTTGCGAGCACCATCATACGACGCGATGGATCAACGGTTGGCACCTCGATGGGTGGTGCTGGATGCCGTGACCTCATGGCTCGGGTTGAGAGAACTTCTGAAGACCATGCCGGGATGGATTGATGCTGTCAAGGCTTACGCCGCTCGTGGCGTGATGAGGCCGATGAGCATCATTGCGCAAGCCGACGCCTACCGCTTCATCCGTGAGCGGTTCAGAGAATTTCGTTGAGCCATTCTTCGACGGCGGTGATCTCGTCCGCGGTCAAGTCGATGTCCGTGTCCACAACCTGTGCGCCGTCAAGGGTGTAGATGACATCGACGTTGAAGTACCCGTTGCCGCGGTCGATGACGTCGTAGGGGATGACTTCGATGAGTGGTGTCGTTTCCATGTCCTGTGTTGTACTACTTACACGAATGCGGGTCAAGACCTTTCCGCACAAATTCGTCATACACTCGAATGTATGACGACAGCAGCAGTCGAGTACAACAAGGGCAGGCCGTACACATCCGGTCTATGGGCGCGGATTCAGGAGGTCGTGGGGACAACGGCGGATGGAATCCCAGGGAGCAAGACGGCGGCGGCGATCGAGAGCTACCAACGAGCGACCGGGTTGCCAGCGGACGGCAAGTGCGGGCGTAACACATTCTCGGCGATGTCGCTTCAAGACATGGATGGTGATCTCTTTTTGGGTCACATCGCTATTGACGCCGACGGCGCGCCGAACGCCTACAACCCAGAGAACACCGGGATCGATTACCTCGGGAATGCCGGGCGGCCAGGGAATTGGTGGGGCATCTCGACCGATGACGACGGCAATCCGTACACCCAGTGCAGGCACGATCCCAACCCCGGGTACTACGTATCAACGACCGCACTCATCGACCCGGACTTTGATGAGACGGACACCGAGAGGTATGTCGATTCGACGGAAATTCCATACATCGCCTTGACGCGGAGCTGGCGGGACCTATCGACATCCCGCCCCTACAAGGGCGACCTCGCGATGGTCGTTCGAGTCTCAAACCTGGAGGTTCGGACATTCGCCATCTATGCCGACGTCGGGCCGTCAAAGAACGTCGGTGACACCATGGGAGAGCTGAGCATCGCGGCGGCACAGAACTTGGGTCACGACCCCTACCGGGTTCGAGATGGCATCCTCCGAGCAGACATCGGATCCAGTGCGGAGTTCGCCTACATCGTGTTCCCCGGCAGCGGCTACGGACGCCCGCTGAGTGCGGATGACATCAACGCCTATGGGTCGGCTGCATTTGACGCATGGGGTGGCGACGCCCGCCTCTACGGCTTGTTTGCCTGATCCTTGGCGAAGTAATGGGCCAGGGTGTGACAGCCGATGTCGGTGATGGCCCAACACATCGTCCGGTTGTCGGTGGCGAGACCAACTTCGACGACCTCGCCGTAGTCTTTCAGCTTGGCCAGCGCAAGTTTTTCGATACGAGATCCGGCGTTGGTGGGCGTTTCTTCGAGGATGGTTTCCCGCAGCTGAGTGGTCGAAAGGTGTGTGTATTGAGACAAGAGTTCGAGGATCCGGCGTTGCCGCTTACCGATTGGCTTGTCGAGGTTCCGAGGCGTTATGTCTGTGCTTGGGTGCGTCATGGTCTGAATCATAGCTTAGCCACTTCGCGTGTCAAGGAAAACGTTCATAAAAATTTCCCTTGTGTTCGGTCTTGATGGCGTCTACATACCTCGGTATGAGCGCAACAACGATCACACTAGACCATGTATCACTCAGCACCGCCCTCAGCATATGTGCGCCAGTAGCTGGAAAGTGGGAGCGCATCCATGGCCCCGCCGGCAACATCGCCATCGACTGGGATGGTGATTCAGCGACCGTCACAGCCTCCAGCAATGCGGTCACTGCAACGCATCGCGTGACCCTTGTTTCCGCTTTCCCGCCGGCGGGAAACATGATCGTCCCGGTTTCGGCGATCATGTCGGTCATGGAATCGCGTGACATCACGATCACGACGGATGACGGTAGCAAGGCGACCATTCAGTCTGACCGCAACCGCAGGGCAGCGACGATATCGTCCAGGAACCTGGCACACATCGCATTGCCCATTGACACGTCGAACCGACCGGGCGATGTCAATGGGCAAGCTCTGTCCGATGCCATCACAGCGACGTCATGGGCGATGGGCAAGTCCGGTACCACCGTCGTCGAGTTCGGTCCCAACCCAACTGTAACGGCGTGTAACGGCGCCACCTTGGCTCAGGCTCGTGTCAGTGTCGTTGGCGCCTCTGATGGCCGCGTGCGGGTATCCAAAGATGACGCCAACACGTTGGGTACCGTGATGTCACGAATGGATCGAATGGGGATCCATTCCACGGACGAATACACGTCGTTCGTGGGTGACGGCGCCCACATCAAGGTCGTATCGCTGGCACCTTCGTCGTACGAGTCGATGGTTGATATTCTCGATGAGACAACGACGGGCCCATGTTCCGGCATCGATACCAAGACCCTTCAACAGGCACTGGCGCGGGTTGCTCCGTTCGCGACCAAGGGTGACTTCCACATCCAAGCGGCGGCCGATCGTTTGACCATCAAAGCGGTGTTGCCAGATGCCGGCGACGCCGAGACCTCGGTGGCGTGCCGTACCACGCGGGAATGGAAGGTCGGTGTCAACTTCGCGGCCTTGACCTCAGCTCTCAAGGCGTGTCACGAAGACGCGAGGCTTGCAAAGACGACATCGACGATCATGGTCTCGGCCCAAGACTATACGGCACACATCGGATTTTTTCTCGTGGAGTAGGCGTCTAGGGGCCATCATTTTCCTTGATAGCCTTCGGTTCGTATGCTAGCTTACGTATCAACTATGAACGTAAGCATGATCACAATCGCATCCGCCGCCGCATCACCACCCGATATTCTCAAAAAGATCCTATCAGGTGGAGTGTGTATTGATGACCCAATCCACCGCCCCGACCCGGCCGACCACATCGAGATAGACTTTTCTCAAAAGAACAATCTCACGCGCCGGTACTTGCATTCGATCGAGAAAATTCCCGTCCTCGAACGGGATGACGAAACTGCCGTAGCACGGGCACTTGATGGTGCCAGCCGACGGAGACACGCCGCGATGTTGGTTCTCGGTACGCTACCGGCGATGGTCCTTGACTACGCCGTGATGGTCGAAGAAGGTCACATGGGCGCATCGCATTGGGTGGAGGCGGTTGATGGAACGGATGACGATTTCGAGCAACGGTTCGATGATGTTGTCACGGCGATGAGACGGGCTCGCCGCCGAGGGGACACCGCGACGGTGATACGGGAGTGTCTGCGATTCACCCTTCACGTGGATTTCTTGGAGCTGGCGGCCGAGAAGACCGCGATCACTGTTCGCAAGCTTCGAACAGCTGCTGTTGCAGCTCGGAGTGGGTCCAACGCTGATCGATCGTTCGTCATGGCATGGACTCAAGCAACTGGCATGGACATTCACACCGCTCTTTCCTACGCCCGCGATTTCACCGACGCCGACGCCGACATGGTGGGGCCACGTTCCACCTTGATTCAAAGCAATCTCCGGTTGGTCGTGTCGCTTGCAAACAAGGCAGTGGCCAACAACATGCACATCCTTGATTTGGTTCAAGAAGGGAATCTTGGCCTCATCCGGGCGGTTCAGAAATTCAACTGGCGCTTGGGCTACAAGTTCTCGACATACGCGACGTGGTGGATCCGACAGGCTATAACGCGAGGCGTCAATGACGGGTCTCGCACGATCAGGCTACCCACACATCTCATCGAAGAATACAAGGAACTCCGACACGCCATGCGGAACATCTTGGTCGAACAAGGCCGAGAGCCGACGATCGCAGAGATCGTGGAAGCCAGCGGCATGGACGAAGATCGGGTGGTATTCCTTCTCAATATGGTCCGCGAACCGATTTCGTTGGAGTCCCCGGTGCCAGGAGACGATGGGGACATGTCCCGGCTCGGGGACTTCTTGCCCGATCCGAACGGAAAGGACCCTGGCACGGAAACCGCCGCGGTTCAAATGGCTGAGGGGATCCGCCGCGTGCTTTCGACGTTGCCACCGCGGTTGGAGCTAATCCTCCGCCGCCGGAATGGTATCGGAGTCACCGATTCCGAGACGCGCAACGCTATCGGTGACGATGTAGGTGTGTCGTTCGAACGGATCCGACAGTTGGAACTTCGAGCGCTGGAGCTACTGCGGTCCCGCGACCGGGTGAAGTTTTTCCGTGAGATCCTCGGTGAGATCGACGACATCTAGGCTCGTTCATGAAGGGGGATTCCAAGCGTGGTCAGGAGGTCCCTCCAGCGCGCGAGCTGCGCGGACGTTTGGAATATGGCGTTGAGAACGTAGCCGGTATCCATTTGGACACAGACCTGTCCCGGGTAGTCCTTGCCCGGTTGCGAGTACCACGCGATCATGCGGCCTCCATACGAGGCACTTTGAATGCATCGCACAACATGGGCCCGGCGACGTCCCAATTGATGTACGGGCGGCCCGAGTCCGGTGTCACGAGCGGGGCTCCAAGGGCGGCGTCGTCGAGGTAGACGTGAGCATACACCTTCGGAGACGACGTCCAATGCTTCTGGGCGGGGTTGTTGTTGGCCCCATAGAGATCGATGCTGTTGTCATTGAGCCAGGTCACCGCGGCTTCGAGGTGAGGCCCGCTCCGCATGGTGTTGAGTACGATCTTGACGCCGTGCGCGCGAAGATGCTTGAGCCATGGGATGGCACCGATGTCACCGCCGACGTCGGGGTAGGCATGTCTCACCACGGTCCCGTCGAAGTCCAATCCGAGAATGTTCTTTCGTCGCATGGTGTTATGATACGGGACTGCGGTTTCCTTGTGATCTCATGACGTATCCGCTACATGCACGGATACAATCAAATCTCACCCCAAGCAGGAAGCCCGATGCAAGATTTTTCGACATTCGCCCGCACGATATTCCAAGAACGGTACGCCCACGACACCCCTGATGGTAAAGAGACGTGGGAGCAAACCGCGGCCCGCGTCGCCAAGCATGTCCTCGCCGCGGTTGACGCACCGCAGGATCTCGTCGATCGGGTCGCCGTTGCTATCGCGGAGCGGAGGTTCATCCCCGCCGGCCGCTACCTCTATTCGTCGGGCCACGACTACCATCAGGTCAACAATTGCCTACTCCTGAAGGCGGAAGACACCCGCGAGGGGTGGGGTGAGCTGGTACAGAAAGCCATGGTCGCCCAGATGACGGGCGCCGGCATCGGTGTCGATTACTCCGAGCTCCGCGCAGAGGGGGCACCGCTCAAGCGCAGTGGTGGGTGGTCGAGTGGCCCCATCGCGCTGGCTCAAGCCGTCAACGAACTCGGGCGGGCGGCGAAGCAAGGTGGCAACCGTCGCGGCGCCATCTGGGCGGGCCTGAACTGGAAGCACCCCGACATCTTCAAGTTCATCTCATCCAAGGACTGGAGCGCCGACATCCGTGCTCTGAAGGCCAAGGATTTCAATCAGCCCGCGACGTTGGACTACACCAACATCTCGGTGCAGCTCGACGACGAGTTCTTTGCCGCGTATCGGAATGAGCATCATGGGCTTCACCAGCACGCCCGCGCCGTGTACTGGGATGTCATCCGGCACATGTTGGAGACCGGGGAGCCGGGGTTCAGCATTGACTGCGGCGAGAATGCCGGCGAGACGCTCAGGAACGCCCCTGTATGCGCCGAGACGCGGGTACTGACCCATGAGGGTTACAAGACCGTGGGTGAGCTTGTGGGCGTTCCTACGACGCTATGGACCGGTGCTCGGTGGGCAGAAGATTGCGTGTTCGAAAAGACCGGTTCCATGGTCCCAACGGTGCAAGTCGAGATGAGTAATGGTGTGTCTATCCGTTGTGATCCAACACATGAGTTTCTCACGACAACCATTGACCGTTCTCGGATAGGGAATGCGTATACCTACACTGATGTGACGAATGTTGCCGCGAAAGATCTGACCCCCGGCACGGTTATTGCCAGGGGTGTGTCGGGAATAGTTCATCCAGTTGTGAGTGACCACGTCCGTGCTTGGGAACTACATCAGCGTACATTTGATGATGCTGGGTCATACGTATCTGTGATCGCGGTTCGCGACGATGAGCCCGCCGATGTCTACTGCACCAACGTCGGCTACGATGAGCACAGCTTCATGGCTGAGGGTGTCCTGATCTCGAATTGCACCGAAATCACGTCCCGCGACGATTCCGACGTCTGCAATCTGGGGTCCATCAATGTCGCCCGCATCGAGAGCTTGGACCAGATGCGCGAGACCGTGGAGCTGGCCACGACTTTCCTGCTGGCGGGAACCCTCTACAGCCACGTCCCATACGAGAAGGTGCGGGAAGTGCGCGCCAAGAATCGCCGCCTCGGACTCGGCATCATGGGCGTCCATGAGTGGCTACTTGCGCGGGGACGGAAGTACGGACCTGATGCTGAGCTGGCGGAGTACCTCGACATCTACGCCACGTCCGGCGACATCGCGAACCGGCTCGCCGACGAGTGGGGTATTAGTCGGCCGGTGAAGACGCGCAGCCTCCAGCCCACGGGCACGACATCGATCGTGGCGGAGACGACATCCGGCATCGAACCCATCTTCTCGGCAGCTCACCGTCGGCGCTACCGGGTTGGCGACGAGTGGCGGGTGCAGTATGTCCTCGATCCCGTGGCGAAACGTCTCGTGGAGTCCGGCATCGATCCCGATGACATCGAGGACGCCTATTCCCTGGCCGGTGACATCGAACGTCGTGTCGTGACCCAGGCATGGTTGCAGCGATGGGTGGACCACGGTATCAGCTCGACGATCAACTTGCCGGCGTGGGGCAGCACCGAGAACAACGAGTCACGGGTCGAGGAGTTCGGTGACATGTTGATGCAGTATCTCCCCTACCTCCGTGGCATCACCGTCTACCCCGATGGTGCCCGTGGCGGGCAGCCGCTGGAAGCCGTCCCCTACCGTGAGGCGGCGATGTATGAGGGGCAGACCATCATCGAGGCTGGGGACGTGTGTGATTTGCGGACGGGCGAGAGTTGTGGGAGCTAGCGAGAATAATGAACTTTATACGTACCTATTGAGAGTTCCGCCCACGTAGCTCCAGCGCGAATTTCAATACGAAAGCGTGTTGAATTTCCAGCAGATACTCTGTTCACTATTGTAGAGCTAACAGTGCTTCGAAGTTCGATGTCGCTTAACCGAACCGAGTTCCCGTTCACAATACGACCACTCAGATAAGTGGCCCCGTTTGACTTGAAAATCTTGGCATCGGTAACGAAAAGGTTTTGATACCCAATCCGCTGAATACTTTTTGGAGCATGAAACACTCGTTGTGGGTGAGCAGTTTCATACATAGACTGTACGTCAGCAAGAGCCAGCTCGGCTGTTGTAAGGCGGTCCGTAAGGACATCTTGCCATACGGTGGCCGTTGCCGTGCTCTGGCAGTTTTCTGTAACATATGACTTGACTTCGTCGTGTGACATGTAATTGCATGCCACTACAAATGGAAAGATCGCGATTGCTAGTTTCATGATTTCTGTATACTACTCGGTGAGTAGGGTTGGCAAGCCTTCACGCAACTCGATGGTCCGTAGAATGGCGCGCGCGACGTCGGCCATCTCGTGACCGCCCTCGATGAGGGCATCGACGATCGCCCGCGCTTCATCAAGATCAAAAGACGAACCGCCACCGGCGAAGTACAGCGCTTTGATCCAGAGCATGAACATCACACGGTCTGGGACGATCGGTACCCATCCCACTGACACCCCGAGCCGCTTCCAACCGAAGGCGCCGTAGACCCGGCCTCCGGCAATGACGCCGTTTTCAACTGCGGACATCAGCGGAGCCCGCGACATCGGAGCGGCGATCACTGAGCCGTCGTCCAACGTGTGAGCGAACCAATCGTAGGCATGGGAACCTACCCAACGAAGTGGTTGTCCGGGATCTGAGATTCTCTGAACGTAACCAGTGATGAGTGCCGGGATCGGGATAGTGTCTTGTCTCAGGATGTTGTTGTTCCAGCCATACTTCGGTTGTGTATACGTTGGGCCGGATGCAAGAACCCGCACTCCGGCGACATCCATGTACTCGACACCGGCTGGCATATTCCAGTCATTGGCATTGTTCATGCATCTTCCCTTTCCATAGGGATGCCGCTCAGTCCGGTACGCGAGCCCGACCGTAGGATGTCGGCGAGACACTCGGCTTCATCGGCGTTCAGCAGGCTCCACGTGTTTCCCAACGTACAGGTTGGGACAAAGTTTCCGGTCGGGATCTCCGGAGGTACTTTGAATGCACGAACAACGCAATAGCCTGCACTGTAGCGAGTTATCGCCACGCCTTGACATGAGCCGTTTCCAATCGCCTCGACGACCACACGTTGGGAGCCTGGAAACAACGGTTCGAAGCCACGGCGCCCTTCCTCGGATGGCCAATTCGGCCCCGTGGTGTCAGCCCATGTCAAGAGTTCAGAGAGTTCATCGGTCAAGGTGGTCATGGCGGCGAGCATAGCTTACCACGGCCAGGATGTCAATCTATTTCAGGAACTGATGAGCGGGCAGCATCGAGTTGCTCGCGGATACCTCGAAGCCGATCCGCAGCACGTACGGGGTTGTGAGCCCGCAGAATCATCGACATCTCCGCCCACTGGCGTGGGAACACCAAGACGTGGAATTCGTCATAGGCGGCGTCTGAGGCGGCGTGACGGATACCGGTATCGAGCCCGCGGACCAGAACCGCGGTAACGGACGGTTCCGACGGGATGATGTCCACGATCTCTCCGTGCGCGATCACGGTCACGACGTCACGCTTCATCTGCCGCCTCGACATCATCGTGACCCAAGTGTGCAACGAGTTGATCGCGGAGCCAGTGTGCGCCCTCGACGAAGTCGGCCGAGAGGTTGTCGTCTCGCCGGAGCGTTGCCAAGAAACGATCCACGCCCGTCCAGATGCCATAGAGGGCGAGGGCGTCGCCGACTTGCTCGACGGTCAAGGATGGGTGCAAGACCTGCACTCGGGCAAGTCGTTCCCCGGTGGGGAGCACCAGCTCATGGACGGGAACGTCGTCGTCACTATCGGTATGGTCGGACATGGTGATGATATAGCCGGCCCGGGATTTCGAAGGGTTCCCGCCGGCGGGAAACCTCAATCCGACATCAAAGCGCGTCCCAACGACATTGCGACCACCGTGGACTCATCACCGGCCCCGACACTGCGCAGGGATTCCAGGGGATCATGACCGTCGGTGGACTGCGACGCCGCCGCCTTGCGGATCAGGAACTCGTGATGCTTGACCTGCAAGGTGTCCGCATAGACCATGGACACCAGCTCAGTCGGACGCGTCTGCCCCGGCCGATAGATACGCCCCCGAGTCTGCCGGAAGATGATCGGCTGAGACCCCGGACTTTCGAAGAACACCACCCGCGAGAAGTAGGTGAGGTTGTCGAGCCCCGTCCCGATCACCTTGGGGTGCGCGATCAAGACGTCGATGCCGGAACTCACGGCGTTGTCGATCCACTTCATCCGTTTCTTGGTGGCGACCTTCTGTGCTTCCAGGTAGCGGGCATCGAGCCCCTGCGCGGTCAACAGAGATTCGATCCGCGAGGCGAGTCCCCGTTCCCGGTACTTCTCACCGAGCCCCGACGGCGTGCCGACATTCCAGAGACATACGATGACCTTGTCCCCGGTGGCGACGTTTTCCCGGCAGTAGTCGATGAGAGCTTGTTCCTTCGGCATGATCCGTTCAGCGGGGTAGCCACCACACGTCGCTACGATGCCACCATCCTTCGGGTACTGCGCGACATAGTAGCCGTCCCCGGTGTTGCCGACATCGGACGTCATACGGTCCAAGGACGTTGGAGCCATCGCCAGCGCGCCCAAGAGCTTACCAGACCTGGAGGTGCGGTAGTCTTGCTTCAACTGGTCACGGACGCGGCGGACAAGTCGCTTGTGTCCCAGTGCTTGGTCGGGATCTGGTGTGACCATGATGGTCCGCTCGCGGAACGGCGGCAAGATGAGGTTGTCACCAACGATGTCATCAATCGAGATCGTGGCCGTCACCGGTAGGAAGTCCCGGAGCACTGCGGTAGGCACAATCCCCGGCGCCGCACGACTGGTCTTGCGAGTACGGGTTTTGCGGTTCGAGGTCGCCCCATATTCTTTGATGTCACCGTCGCTGTCACCATAGTCCACGACGCGGATGTTGTAGCCCCACGACTCCTGGTACGCCGCCGACTGCCCGTGGCGGTAGGTTTGACGGAGGTCACGGTTGGCTTGCCAGAGAATCGGGAAGAGGCTCCGCGGGAATCCGTCCGATGTGGTGCCGGTCATGGCGATCCATTCACAGCCCATGTTGAACAGGACCTGTTCCGCCGCCGACTGCGCGGTGTCGCTATTTTTTCCCTCGTGAGCCTCATCCGAGATTGCGACGAGAATCTTTTTCCGGTAGCGGCGATGGATGTACTGAATCAGGGGGACACGCTTGAAGCGGGTGTGATCGGCTTGCCACAACGGTTCCCCACAGGTCGATGATTTCCATTCGCCGGCGGTCCAAAGAATCGTGAGAGCACGACCCATAGCGGCGACATTCCCCCGCGGCACGCCAAGACGGGGATCACCGGCGTTCCACGGCGGGCTCCATCGACCCTTGGGCCTCCACGGCGGGTCGATGCCGGCACAGCCCGCCGTGGTCTCATGCACCAACAATTCCGCGGCGAGTAACTCGGCCTCATCGAGGTTGTCTTTGTGGCAGTGCCATAGGATCCGAGGAAGGAATCCCAACACATCATCCCGATCTTCGTCAATCAATTCGAGGGCATAGGCGTGGGCTCGACGAATCCAGTCGAAGCGAACCCGATCGTCTGGGAACGCGTGGTGGAGATACACGATCGCATCATCGATGTCGTTTCCGATTAGAGGAATCATGCGGTCGAGGATCTGACTCACTGCCCCGCGGGTGAGCGATGTTACCCTTGGAGGCAACGATGATTCACCAAAGAACTTGACGACGATCTCGGATTGGGGCAACACGAGCCGCGAGATGCCCGCGAGTTCCATGCATAGGGACGCGACGACATCAGGCGAACCGTCGTTCAAAGGCACAGGCCGGGTCTCCGCGGCGCATCGAATCTTGCGACGTTGCAGCGCCGCGGCATCGAACTCCGTGGATGTGCCACACTTCGGACACCGGGCGCGGAGGTGCTCGTCGGCGCGGTCGATGTCAGTGATCTCCCCGGCTTCTATCGCTGCTTCGATCCGCGGGTGTTCCCCCTCGATACCGGCTCGAAAGTAGCCGAGTTTGGCGAGTGAGCGGGCGAGGATACCGAACGACACGGCGCCGGGTTCCAGCTCGCGGGCCATCCACGCATCGATATCGGTGATCGATTCGAGATTGGTCCAATCGACGTCGTGGCCGATGATGTCTGGCAACTGCTTTTCCCCCCACTGGCCGATCAAGTCTCGGGGGGCAATGATGAGGACGCGCCCCCCGCCACGTTCTTTGGCCCGGGTGTAGGCTGCGATCGATGAGATCGTGGTCTTGCCGGTACCCGTCTCACCGCTGATCTGGACACCACGACTGTGACGCCACCGCCAAGACCGGAGCACCGCTTGGCAGACGTGATGCTGGCGTTCAAAGGGAGTCCGCTTGACGGTTTCGACGGGCTCGCTATCCACGGCGGGGTCGAAGATGACATCGGTCCGGTCTCGAAACACCCGACGCATGGAGCTGCCGTAGAGTCGCAAGAGATCGCCACAGGACATCGCAGTGATGTCGTACTCACCGGCTTCATTGATGACGGGATCGATGGTCCGTGCCAGGGCGAACGCTTCTCCCGACGTGAGATCAATTGCTGAAATCGTGAGTTCCGGTACTTGTTGCTGCTGTTCGCCTACAAGCTCACCTTTCTTGTTCCGTCTCTCATCGGTCTTGACCCATACGCGGTCGTAGGAACCACGGATCGCCAGGACCGGCAGCCCATATTGTTGGTCGTCGGGTTGAAGAACGGCGCCGTCGAATGCGCCCGCGGCGACGGCAGCCGCGATGTGACTCGCCCGCGGCGGCATCAATGTCTTGAATCGAGGCTTCGCGACAAGCTCGGTACCAAGGGTTGCCACGGAGTTGGGGATCGTTTCGATGCCCCGTCGCGTTGGGGTCAACCAGGGTTGGTAGGTTGCCCGGATCTCGGTTTGGTCGAACTCACCGATCGTCCAGTTACTGAAGCGCATACCAGAATCTGCGATGACCATGTCTTGTAGCTGGTCTGGATTCGGAAGGTCCAGCGGGGTGGCCGCGAGGGCGATGAGATCCGCCAGCTCTTGTGCCGCGGGTACTCGGTTCATGCACCGCCTCCCCATCAGCACGACTTGCTTGAAGGCGTCGTATTCTGCGCCCGGGAAGCGAGCGATCTGGACCTCGTGGAAGTGTCGGAGGAATGTCGGCGCGGCATCTTCCACGACATAGCTGGGGATCACGAACACCATGATCCCATTCAGGGAGACCATGGGACCGAACTTCGCGAGCCATTTGGTCTCCAAACGTCGCCACGTGGATCGGCTGCCAGCGAAATCATAGGGCGGGTTCATGAAGAGGAGATCCACAGTGCCCTCGGGCTCGATACGGAACGCGTCCCCATTGACGACGTGCGATTCATATTCGGTTGCCCAGTCGCGCGCCTTGAGTTCGTTGAACCGCGTGACGTCCAGCTCAGCGGCGAAGATGCGCCGCTTCCAACGGCCAAGGGCCAACGCCCCGCATGCATCCGCGAACGCCGTTAGAGCGGCTCCAGTCCCCGCACACGGGTCACACAAGGTGACGGTGCCGGTGTGTGCGATCTGAATCTTGCGCCCCACCGCCCGGACAATGTTGTCCGGAGTGGGGTAGAAGTAGGCTTTTTCGATTGCTTGTGGTCTGGCCATCTATACATCCATATTCGATACGGTTTCCGATGTCAAGGCATCGACGCCCCAAGTTTGTACGACGTACTGACATATCCGGGGCATCGTGTCCGAGATGATTTCAGCCGTCGTGGCGACATACAGGCCCCAAGCATGTCCGAGATCTCGCATACCGGGACACGCGAATCTCTGGGCATAAGACGAGTACCTGGCGTGTTGACCGCGGTATTCCCATTTGGCGTGGTACCCCCGCAGAAGTGTGGCGAACAGCAGGACTCGCGGGATGAACCCAAGGAGTACTGGACTTGTAACTCGCCCCGCGAGGTAGGTGGCGGTAACATCGGCGTAACTCTTGAACCATCTCTTGATGGGATCGTTGACATCCCATGAGCCCCCATATCGGTGTGGTGTGATGTTGTGTATCTTCCCGACGTGATGCATCGCGTGATCGGCGATGGCCGGATCGGTCGAGGTCATCTGGTCTTCACGTGGGAGGCACACGAAGTTGAACTCATCGGCTTGAACGCGGGGCCTCAACGAGAACTGCTGCGGCCAGTATGCCGTCGTGATGACGTCTCCTGTCGGCGACGTCGTTTGCGTGAGATGCGGCCGGTTCGTCTTCAACCAGTGGATCTTCCGGTCTCCGACATCTTGGCGCGAGGTGTTACCCAGGGGCTCCCACGTCCTACCGGCGCGGATCGTCTGAGCCACGGGACCTGCCGATTCTGGACCGGTGACCCACACCGCCATTGCAGGCCGTCGTTCCTCACCGGGTACCCAGACTGATCCGATCATCATAGGGGTGTAGCCGACCTTACCGTCGGCACGGATTGTGTTGTAGTAGCGAGCCATAGCCGGGAATGTAGCGTGTATGTTGACCATATGCAAGTCATGGCTTGACGTCACCAAAGATGTAAGCTAGCATACCATCATGATGAACAAGAATTACAAGTCCCTCAGCGCCGCTCAAAAGCGCGAACGTAAAGCCGCCAACGTCGAGGCCGCCAAAGAACGGGCCCGCCTCCTACAAGAGCAGGACGACGACCCGAGTGTCTCGGACTACGTCGAGCTATGTATCAAGCGCGCCCATATTCGGGCAGCGATGCTGTGTTCGAATGCTCCGGCACCGGAGTGTGATGCCCGAGGTCTAGTTGACTTGGCCGAGATACAGGATGCCGTTTTCGAACCGGACTGGCCATCCGTTGGAGACTACAGACCCGTCGTCCCTGAATAAGATTTCCGTGGTCTCCGGGCCTGCGAAATCCGCCATCGAATATCGGTCGGTGAGGAAGTGAACCTCTTGGTTGGTGCTGCCAATCCACCGCCGTGTTGTATCTGGCATGTCTTTTCGATAGAGGCCGTCCACGAGGATGTCGATTGTCCTGGAATCGAGAAGGGGACCGGCGTTGCGTTGGCGCAACTGAGCCATGGTGTAGCCACTGAACACCATGACAGTCAGGCCCATGTCCTGAACGCCGGCACAGAGCTGGCTCAGTGCTGGGACTTGGATCATGGGTTCGCCGCCGATGACCGTCACACCTTCGATGTCGTGCTCTCTCCGGGCCGTGGCGATGTCTTCGAGTAGGTCGAGTACATCAACCACCCGTCCACCTTCGAGCGGCTGGAGATGGGCGTTACAGCAATCCGGGCACCGGAATGGACAGCCCATAGTCCAAATGGCGAAACGCCGCCCCGGCCCTTCGGCTTCGGTGACGGCGTTCGTTGCAGCAATGTTGAGTGTGGTCATGCAAATAGCCCTTGTCGGAAGTCTTGTTCATCGCGCGCCACCCACTCCCTCAGCTCTGGGGCAAGGCCAGCGTCACTCATGTAGACTACCGTGAGGTCGTGCAAGAACGCAACTGCATTCGCCGGATAAACGTACCCGATGGACACCTTCGTGTCGAGGATGCTTGCTTTCGACGCGATGCTTGGCAACAGCGCGTCGAAACGGCTTCCCACGACCGATGCCGCGACCTGAAGTATGGGTTGTAGAACCGTGAGTAATGCTCGCGGTTCGAAATTGATATTGACCCAATCGTCGATGTTTGCAGCGACCCAGTCAAGGGCGGTGGAAAGCCCGCTTACATCGAACCTACGTTCGGCTTGCAATGCCCACGCCAACGTATGAACTGAGCACACGTTTAGTCGCTTGATGCGACTGTTGTTGTTCATGAGCTTCATGGCTTCGTCCACCTCGGCACGAATGACGTCAAGTGTTGGACAATCGGCGACGACTGCATCGATCAGCGCGGTCGGGTCGTTGGAAACTCGGAGCCGGCGACACAAGTCCAGAATGTCCGTACCAAGGTGGAATGTTGTCTCCGACGGGACACGTCGGATGGTCGTGACCAACGCGTTGTAGATATCTGTGGTCTCATCTATGGAAAAGTGCAGCGCCGCTCGAAGCAAGCCGACCATGAGGGATGCGTTAATCGACTTTCCCACATTGACATAGAGAGACTTGCCCCATTGTGAAACTGTGGCGAAAATTTTGCGAATCGCCGGCACAGCGACAGCACGAGGTTGTGACATGACTTGAACGACGGGCCCGAGTAAGCGCAGCGCTTGCTCGTTGGATGCTTGCTGTCCACCGTTGTGGGGTTCCATCGCATGCTCCATACCTTCGAGAAACTCGGTCGTCGGTACGATGGAAGACTTGTGCAACACCTGCCGGATCTGTGGCAACGACACGCCGCAACTCAAATACATGTTCTCATTGAGCGACGGAAGTTTGGTGAGAACATGGGTCGTTACCGATGACCCCGCGGCCTTGTACAAAGCACGAGTCTCGTCACTGTATTGGAACTGGTGCCCGCGTTCTGCCGATGTGCAGTAGTCCTTCAACGCGGAAACGATGAATCTTGCTGCGTTGAGATGGTCTTGGTTGACCATTTCGATTCGGCTGGTCGAGATGGCACTGAGTGCTTTGCTTGACCGATCTACGAGTGCATGTGCCTTGGCATACTCTTGGTGCGCGCAATGGACGATTGCGTCAATGGCACGCACCACATGGGTACCGAAATTCTTGGACCGTGCCCGAGACTTTGCCGAGCGGCCGGTGAACACGTGCGTTTCAAAAAACGACCCGCGAAAGTTGGGTGACACACGCTTTCCGATGACCCCGGCTGGGAGATCATGGGTTGGTATGCCATTTGCAATCCGGGCGAGCAGTTCGTCCCGTGCGGTGATGCGTCCGAGGTCGTCATTGGTATGGTTGCAAATCGCGTCTGCAACGAGCCACCCCAGGCGGAGGGGAAGCTCGCCGAGCTTCCCTAGCAGCCGCGCACGAGTGTCCGGATCGGCGTCGCCGCCGTTGGCAAGAACGCGTACCGCGTGGCAAACCAACGATTTCGGATTGGTCGCTTCTTCATACGACGCCCATTCCGCGAAGTTTTGGGTAATCCACGCGTAGCGGCTCCAGCTTTGTGTTGCCTTGGATGTGTGTTCCAACGCACCGCAAAGGCGGGCGTGGTCGCGCCATAGTCCGGCGTCTGTTGGGGTATCGATGCATCGGGCCATCGCATCGGCCTCGGCCAGCTCCAAATCATGGGTATCAGTCGGGACGAAGAAAGTATCTTCGGTCTGATCGACGGCGGATGGGGCATCAAATTCGGGTACTTCTACGGTTTCCCGCCGGCGGGAAACCTGGGGCCCACTACCTCGCCCACCTCGTGGGCCACGGCGAGGTGAATCTGTACGTTCGATCGTTGATGCAACGACGAATTGCGAAAAGTCGAGCACGGGCGTTTCCACCCACGCCGACAAATCGGTGGCGCCACTGATCGCATAGGACGCCCAATCCCGCAACGGACGGAAATCGGCGTCGAGAGACTCGACGCGGAAACCGCTACCATCCGTCACCCAATACAGTCGTTGAGCATCTGGGGCGATGAGTTCTCTGATAGTGCTCCGCGTCAGCGGCGGTTCGATCTGAGTACCCTGTGGCAGAATGAGATTCTGAACCAAGGGATGCGTGACAAATGGGGCTCCGACGTCTGGTGTCCCGCCGTACAACACCACCGTAGCGTCGCCCCCCCACTCGGTTCCCACAAAAAGAATACTCTTCAGTTCTTCTTCGGGGACGCGGCGGATGAACCGCTCGGTGCTTTCGATGGCATGACTTGAGACGACGTGGTGAGTAGGGGGCCGATCCCGATCTGGCACCAGTCGCAATTCGACATTGATGGTGTGGGTGGGTTCGGTACCGACGTACTGAATGTCTGCGGGCGCATCGAACTCGAATCGTTCCAATGCATCCGACCAACCGACCATCGGGATCACAGACCATTTCCCAGAACGGTCCAAAAGACCGAAGTACCCATCCGGCGGCCGGACTTGAGCGATCACCGGATGGGTGTACCCACGCTCGACCCACACCCGACCATCACCTTCGTCCGCTGGTGTGTAGACGGTACGGTTGGGCGACTCATCGAGTACGACATAGGCGGGCGGATCCGACATCCGAATCGCGATGCTGCTATCGAATTCCATGTAGGTCCCGCGCCCCCCGAGCCGGTACAACTCGGCGAGTCGGTTCAACGTGTCGGATGTCTCGCCAACGACCATGGTATCACCAATGCCAGGATCGCGGTCCGACTCGACGCACGGGAACATCACCGCGGCATTGGGGTAGCGCCGCGCAGATGATGGCGTCTTGGCCCGCGTCGCACCGTAGGCGTACAGGCGGTCACGAGCATCCGCCGGCAACCCGGCGAAAGCAATGACGGTGTCACCGTCCAACGCGGCTTTGACGGGCTTGGAGAGGACGTCCTGCGGGATGAGACCTGCGTTGATCGCCGCCAACGCCGCGGACTGGTCTGTGAATCGAATGGCCATCTATCCGACCTCGGTGTCCGCCTCGGACTGTTCCTCCGGCGGGTTGACATCGGTGGGCATCGGAACGGTCTGGATGCCACCTTCCTGAACGCCGTTGGGCAGCAGTTTCCGGCCCAATGCACGGGTGTCCGCCTTGCATTGCCGCGCCGGGACGCCGGTGTCGTGGTGCTCGACGGTGAGGGACTGTTGGTCGTTGTCGATGGAGATGATTGTGATCTTCGGCATGGTATGCATCCTACGTCGAATTGACGTGATGGTCAACTCAGTTGTGGGTGATCCGGGCCCGCGTCCCGTTCGGAGTTTTCTCGATTTGAACTTGACCTCCGGTGGACTCGGCGTACTGGCGAAGCGCGCGGTCGTTGGTCTTGTCGCGCGCCTTCTTGATCGCGGAGGTGACTTCGGCCGCCACTTCTTTCAGGCGCCGGGTCAACTCGTTCTGCTTTTTGTCTTGCTTGTCTTGGACGGATTTCGCGGCTTTCGCTTCTGCATCCGCCGCCGCTCGCTTCTCAGCTTCTTCCCGCTCATCCTTGTAGTCGCTGTCGTAGTGACCCCGACCCTCCACGGTCACGGTGACTTCCTCGCTCGCCTCCGCGGCGATTTCGACATCACCGTCGAGAGTTACCGTGGTTGTGACGCCATTGTCTTCGCGGACCATGGCGCCGTCAGCATTCTCGGAAAACCCCTGATTCTGGAGTTCCTGCTTGAAGATCCGCTTGACGGGAACGCCGTGGATTGGCACTGGTCCGAGATTGCCCTTGATGCGGTCGCTGGCGTCGATGACAGTCGTGCAGGTGTGCTTCGATTTGATCGTGATTTGATGACTCATGCGTCTACCTTACCTTGGTTCGATACAAAATTCAACGGGGGACTTCTGGGTTCAGATGAGAGCATTCAGCGCGGCGATGGCGGCGTTTTGCCACGCTCGTAGGGGTGAGTGCCCGGCTTCACTAACGCGCTCGCCACAGACATGTGACGCCCGCTCGTCAACGGTAAGCCACGACTGACCGACCTCTGAATCGGCGGGCTCGTCATCTTTCAAGGCCGGCGCCGATTCCCGCCGGCGGGACACGATATGGAGGATGTCGATTCGGGCGTCTTTGGGGTTCATGTCATCGGTATCGAAAGTACCCATGGTGACGCTTGGCATGCCAAGCAAGCACAGCTCAAGGGCACCACGTTCCCGGTCCAAGTTCGCCGGCACTGCGACACGGATGTCCAGATCGTCGGCGGAAAGCCACGTCGCCAGCCGCTCGCAACACACGCGGATCGTCGCAAGGGCAAGAATTCCACGTTGCCAATTGAGACTGGCGTCCTTCACGCGAGCACCGATGAGGCTATCGTCTAGCCGGATCAAGACTTTGCGGCGGGTCCGCCACTGCCGATTGTCGTCGCGGTTGAAGTACAGAAGTTCATTCGTGACGAAGCGGGCAATGAAAGGATCGATTTCCTCGTGGTCGTCGGCGAGCCCGAACTCGGACGGAACGATGCCGCTGGGACGGCCGTGATTGGAAAATCCGTCGTAGCCCCCAAACTCGGAGCCGTCATCGTCGGGAACTGGCACCCGTGCGGCGTGGTCGGGGTATGGAACCAATCGGCCCGGCACGAGAGAAAAGATGGCGTCGCTTGCTGCCAGCACGTGCGCGACGCCCATGCGCTTGCTTTCCGTGCTGAGAACGTCGAGGTGCTTGGCGGTGTAGGCATCCGATGGTAGGACTAGACGTCCACAGAGACGGGCTCCACGAATCGCCGCGCCTACGTCTTGGTCGAACTGGGCATCATTCGTATCACCCGGCATCAGCGCGTCTTCCACCGCTACGGCGGAGACTGGCCGCGAGGGAATACCGCAACGGCGCATGATCTGTTCCGCGATGATAGCCGCTTGGTCGGTGACCAAGCCGGCATTGATGATGCCTTGTATGTATGGTGAATTGCGGATTCTGTCAATGATCTGGCGACGATACGCGATCACCGACGAATCATAGGACCCCGGAACGGGATGTCCCATTAGCACCGTCACGATGTCTCGTGCGATCGCGGGAACGTAGGCACGGTTACATACCTGGAGTGTCGCGCGAGCGATCGCAGCATCTTTCATGACGAATCCGCTGGTACGCAACCACGCGGCGTCGGATGATCCGTTCATTTGGTCGAACCTCGGAGGTGGCGCGGGACTTCCGTTGCCAGCTGGTCAAGGGAATCCAGCGAGTCGCCACAGTACTTCAACAGTTCGAGATCATTGCGGGTAACGACGTCGCCGCGTAGCAGCCACGCGTACGCCCGGATCATGGAATACATCTGGCCCAAGCGACGATCGGAGATGAAGATGTTGAGGTCGTGGCGGATGGTAGAAACCAAGCGCTTGAACTCGCGGAATTCGTCCTTGCCAAAGAGGGGGTCATTTTCACCGCTGGTACTGACCAAGTACTCGCGTACGGTGAGGACATCATCCAGACTACATGCAGTCGCCGCCCATGGCTTGCGGCCCGCGGCCTTGTGCCGGGCGATCTCGGCACCGGCATTGAGCAAGGCATCGAAGTGTTCGATTCTCAGAGGACGGACGACCATCTTGAGAGCGAACCGGTCCCGGAGGGCGCTGAGTTCGGAAGTCTGCGGGATGTCGTTGGTGGCGCCTACCAGGACCTCCAGGGGGATGTCAATGGCCCGACCCTCCTCATACACCCGGTGATCGTTGATGGCACCAAGAAGGGCATTGAGGATTGCCGAGTTGCCCTTGAAGACCTCATCGAGGAACACCATCTTCGCCGTCGGGAGCATACCCTGCATGCGGCGAATCATGCGACCCTGCTTGAGGTTCATGATGTCCACCGGGCCAAGGACCTCGCCCGGCTCGGTGAACTTCGTCAGTAGTAGTTCGAAGTAGTCGTCATCTGAGACACCGATGGCGTCGCGGAACATCGTGATGGCCATCGATTTGCCGGTGCCCGGAGGGCCAGCAAGTAGCAACGGGTATCCCGCGACGGCGGAGACCGCAAGAAGATCGACGACCTCATCCCGCTGTACGAGGTTGGCCTTGACGCCGTTGATGGCTGTGATGATGCGCTGCCGAGCCTCATTGGCCGCGGCATTGGACTTGGTTTTTTTCTTTCGCATGGCGCCAACGCTACCAGGTCCCGCCGGCGGGAATCAAGAGAATTCTGGGGTGTTCTCCACGATCATCGCATCGATGCCGGCAAAGTACGGGTCCAGCTCAGCGATCATTCTCAAGATGATGCGGCGACGTTTGGATGTCCGATGCAACTGGAGTGCCAACGTCCTCCAGTGCGTCATCACCCGGGACGTCGCAAAGAGATCCATAGCAGCGACGTGGACATCATGGATCTCTGCCATTGTCGCCGCCCCCTCGGTGGGAACGAACTCATACACGTTCCCACGATGGACGTCATAGGCTTTGACGATGGCTCGGACGATCAGGCGGGCGAGGTCCTCACGCTCGGTGACTTGGCACGCCGTGAGGTAGCTGTGACGTGTGTTGGCCCCCGCTATGGCAGTGATTGGCCACGCGGAATCATACACACGCTGCTGAGCCGCCACGATGGAATCGGTGATGCGTGGCCCGAGGGCCGCGAGGATGATTGCCCCGCTCCCAGACATCCATGGGATCCACTGTTCCGGTTCTATGGAAATTCCACTATCGGGAAACATGAGTCCCGCGAGGGGATCGTTCTCCAACCGGTAGCGCGTCAACATGTCAACCCGCCGGTTCCCCGCACTCGCTACGAGGACCCCGAGTAAGGAATCCCCGGGGGTTTGCGGCGTGACGTGCAAGCTGTCGCCGTGCCGTGAGCGTCCGTTGAATCGGAAAATCTCGGTGGCGTAGCTGGAAAACTTGAGATCGCCGTGTGGGTACCGGTCCCATATCCGCCCGGCGGTATCGTCGAGCCCTTCTTCGGGTAACGCTCCATTCGTAAGCAATACCCGTGCCAGGCCCCTCTTTATCGTGTCGGTGATGCATGCCGCCCCACCTTCACTGAGGTTTTCAAACCCCAGCGCGCTGGGGTTGACCTCGCGGCCCATGAATACCCGCTGGATGGCGTGAAGGAACGCAGCGTCCTGTTGTGTGACATTGTACATATCGGCACCATATCATGACGGCGTCGAAGTGTTCAACCGCTAGTGCTCTTGTCTTCTGCGATACATTGGCGTATACATCGATGCATGAGACCACAAGAACTGCTCACAACCGACGGTCCCCTCGCCGACATGATTCCCGGCTACACTGAGCGTCGTTCTCAAATCGCGGCGGCGTCCACAATGTTCGATGCCATGACCCGCGGTGCCGAACTCATGATCAACGCCCCCACGGGAACCGGCAAGTCATTTGCGGCCGGCACCGCGGCGGTGAGCTATATCGCGGCACCTGGACCTCCCCGTCGTGTTCTCGTGGTCACCGGGTCCATCCCACTTATGGATCAGTACCTTCACACCGACCTTCCCGTCGTGCGTCGCATGGCCGCCGCTGTTGGCGTCCCCCTCGACATCGTTGCGATCAAGGGGTCCAACAACTACCTCTGCGCCGCGAAGCGGGCCACGTTGAAACGCAACGAAATCCCGCGGCGGGAACACAAGCGCCTCCGGGTGATTGAAGAATGGGCGGACACCACGAGGACCGGAGACGTCGCGGAGCTGGAGACAGATCCGGGCCAACTGTGGGAGCATTTCAGCTTGGGACGGACCCCATGTCGAGGTCATGTTTGCCGTTACGCCGGTGCATGTAGTCTCTTGCATGCCAGGGCGAGGGCCCGGGATGCTCAGATCGTCGTGACGAACTACCACTACCTGTTGGCGCAGGCACGCCGAAGCCACAAGTGGATCGAAGGGTTCGACGCCATCATCTGCGATGAAGCTCATGTGATCGCCGACATCGCTCGGACCGCCCTGGGCTGGCAGATCGGGGAGCGACGGGTGGCCATTCTCTCACGATTCGCGGAACGATCGATATCGGACACTGCGGTACAAACCACGGCTGCGCTGAGCCGCATTCTAAAGCGCTTCGCCGGGGACTCCGCTACCCGTATACCCGAGACAAGTACGGTACGCGTTGACGCGCTTGTGGGGGCCATACACGATGCATTGACATCGAGCCGCGATACCTTGGAAACGATCCCACCGACCAACCGCGAGGCCCGCGCCGACGTCAACGCGGCAATCGCGGGCCTCGAAGATCTCATCAAGGAACTGTCGTCATTCTCACTTCAGGAGGATGGGTACGTTTTCTACGCCGAACCCGTCGGCAAAGGGGCGCGACTCTGTGCCGCGGTGGTGCAACCCGCGAGCCGGCTCCGCAATTTCGTCTGGCGTCACGTGGATTCCGTGGTGTGTATGTCCGCCACTCTGAGCCCCATGGACTTCGTGGCCCGCGAGATCGGCCTCACCGGTGCCCAAGAACTGTCGGTGTCGTCTCCGTTCGATTCAGAACGTCGGTTGTTCTACCTCCCCAATGCCCTGCCCTGGCCGACCCAACGGGATGCCTATCGTGAAGCCGCGGGCCGACACATCGTCAAGCTCATTCGTGGCGTCGGTGGGAAGGTGCTCAGCTTGCATACGTCCTACGCCGGGCTCAAAGCGGCATCGGAATCTCTTCGCCGCGCCCGGATCAAGCACCGATGTCAAGGGGATGCGAGCCGTGACGTTCTCGTTCGTTGGCTCCGCGAAACCGATGATGGTGTCCTTCTTGGGACGGAATCGTTCTGGACTGGGATTGATGTCCCCGGCATGTCGTTGCTCGTGATTGACCGGCTGCCATTCACGCCACCCGGTGACCCCGTGGGAGACGCTCTCAAGGATAGATTCAAGGCTCGGTTCTTTCCGTTAGTGGCGCTACCTCAGATGCAAGTCAAGCTCTTGCAAGGCATCGGGCGGGCGCAACGCAAGGCCACGGATCGCCCAGTGGTGGCCATCTTGGATCCACGGATATGCCCCGTCCCGCCGGCGGGAAAGAAGCGGGCCGGCTACGTGAAGCGGGTGCTCAAGGCGGCGGGGGTCACGAAATGGACCCCGGATCTGAAAAACGTGTTGAAGTGGGTTGGTGAGGGTTGATGGCCGGCATCGTCACTGATCGCCGCCACCTTCACGCCGCTCGCGATCCCGCTTGAGGGCATCGTGGGTTTCCTGCAAGCGATGAAGGATGTCTTCCTCGCTCGTTGGGAGCCCGCCCATGGCCTGGACACCGATCACCTCATCGGGACCACCGAGTAGTTGCCGCTCCGCCTTCAGGAGCCGCTCCGCACTTGCCGTCGCCGCTTGATGGGCCTGGGTGAGCTTCCATATCACCGACGCCGCCTTCTCCGCCACGGCGATGTCGATGCCATCCTCGGAGTTCATGGACTGCGCGATCTCGAACGCCGCCCCATGAACGAGACCGGCTAGGGGTGCCATGCCCTCGATCAGCTCGTTCATGGAATCGATGAGGCCCATGGCACCCCGACGCGCGCGCTGAACCATCCGGGTCTCTTCGATCTTTGTCGTTGCGGCATCGATGATGGCATCGTCGGCCGCCTCTTGCAACGCCTCACCGGCTTGCTTGAAGAGTGGGGTATCATCGGCTTGTGCCCGCCGGGCACGGGCGTCAATGACATCACCATCGGGCCACGACTGCAGCGGGGCCAACCCGGCATCGGGGTTACCAAGTTCCCACGCGCGGGACGCGATGAGCTTTGATACTCCGGCTGCCCGTCCGAGTTTGACGATGAACCCCCGCTTCAAGGGATCCAGGGACGGTAGAGCGTCACGCATCGCCGTCCATTCTGCAACACTCGGATATTTCACCGTAAGTATTATAGCACATACAATCACGGCATGCCCATCGACCGCCGCGAGCTATCTGGTAAGAGTGTCGCTGAATCCCATGTCCCCAAGTTCTTGGATTTCATCGACACCCTAGAAAGTCGGCTCGAAGCCATTGAATCGTCGATTGGGACCGGTGTCATTACCATTCCAGAAGATCGATACTCGACCCTAGGATCGGTCACTGGCGGCACGACCGTTGCCGCCGGTTCGGTGCTTCCAGCAACAGGTGGCGTCGTAATCCCCGAGCCCGGAGCGACAACATGGATCAGAATTTCCGGTACCGATGCTCGAATCGGAGACGCGGTGTTTGCTGTGTACGAAGGGCGCCGAACCGCCCTGGATACGAACCCCGCGCAACGAATCCTTTCGGCCGCGGGCCCTGGGGCCCCGGGGGTCGATTCGATTCCTGCAGGCACGATCGAAATCGCCCTCAATTCTGCCAACACGGACCTCAACCGAGTGTTCTGGTTTTTGATGCGCGCCGCCGCATGATTCCGTAATGACTTTGTAAGGCACGGTACACTCATGGCATGAGAAGGACGGTGGCGTATGGCCGAACATGAGATCGGTGATCTGGTAGAATACTTCCCTTTCGGGGAACCTCCAAGGGTTGCCATTGTTGTAGACAAGCAAACATCGAACCAGGGCACGATTCGAACCCTGGCTCCCAACCCGGCCGATGACGTCCCAGTCGGGCCAACAGGCTCATGGTCAACCAATCAGATCGCTGTCACGATCAACGACACCGCAAACCCGGGCACCGCAACCCTATCGGCGTCAAGCCGGCTCCCACAGGACCTCCGAGACAAAACAGACCGCTGGCAGGTTGCCGGCAACTTCGACGACCGGTTCTGGGAATCGTCCACGTCTGGGACTCCAGGCATCACAAGCCATACGATCGAATGTTCGAATTCCAATCGTGATACTTGGATTTGGCATGCCACCAAGACCGAATACACCGTGGTGACGGTTGAGGTGAAGCACCCGCTGGGTACGACGGTTCGAGCGGAGCTGTATGAATACGACGGGGTCGCCGTTACGGGCCCAAGTGGGTCGTTTGCGGATGTCATACGACCCACCCTCGGAGTCAACAGCGATTCGGACGACGCCAACTGGCAGGTCATCACAATCAATACGAGCGCAACGTCATATCCGACTCCGGTCCTTGGACGTATCTACACACTACGTCTCATTACTGGAACCAATCAACCCGGTGCCCTGTGGGAGGCACGCAACATCGACGGCGAAGCTGGCCCGATTCTGGTGTAACTATGGCGAACTATGACTACTCTCCTCAAACCATCGTGGGCTTCCTGCAGAAGGGTGGCGGCAATCGCACGCGGCGAATCAATGCCGATATCGGTGGCGGGCTCTTGAATCTGCTGATCGATTTCCACCACCTCGGGCTGGCACAAGACGCCATCTCCCCCGGAGTACCCAGCGCGGCGATTGCAGCCGTTCCACAGGGCTTCCAGTTCCTGCCTCACCTCGTGAAAGGCGCCAAGATTCACCCCGACGATTCCGTGTCCCCAACGGATTGGGGTGGCGTCCGCCCCAATACATTCGATGACGACAAGTTCGAAAGCGTCGAAATCGAAGATCCGTCGTTTACGACTACGGAGCCGTCACCGGTTCTTGCGGACTGGGCCACCAAACTCGGCGGTACCGTGGGTTGATTCCCGCCGGCGGGAATCGTCTCGTCCCATAACCGTACACTCTAACCCATGGCTCTCAATCAGCTCGGCCTGGGAATGCTCTTCACGGCGCGCGATGCGGCATCCGCGACCGTGGTAGGGCTAACCAAGAACGTCGCCGGCCTTGAGGGTCGCAGCAAAGCAACCGCGTCCGCACTTCAGACTGGTCTGGGTGGTGTCGCGGCCGTTGCCGTTGGTGCCGGGTTGTCCAAGTTGGTCAACCAGGCGGCGGACTTCGAATTCGGCTTGGCAGCGGTCAAGAACATCGCGAACGCCACGGCGTCGGACATGGTAATCCTACGGGACGCGGCATTCGAAGCCGGGCTCAAAACGCAATTTTCGCCGACCCAAGCCGTCGAGGGTTTGCAGAACCTCGCCGCCGCGGGCTTCAGTGCAGCGAAATCGGCGCAACTCCTAGACCGGTCTCTGATCCTCGCACAGGCTGGACAGATCAGCGTCGCCCAATCCACGGCGACGATGGCTACCGCGATCAAGCTATTCAACCTCCAGGGCAAGGACCAAGAAACCCTGGTTGACAAGTTACTCAAAACGACATCGATGTTCAAGATCCATAGTGTCGATCTCGAACAAGGTCTCGCCAAAACGGCTGCCGCTGCCCTCTTGACCAACCAGTCTGTGGATGAGATGTTGCTCACCGTCGGTCTCATCAAGAACGTCTTCCCGGACGCTGGCGAGGCGGGTAACTCGGTGAGTCGAGCGATGCAGTCCCTTTCACAGAAAGCCGACAAAGTCAAAAAAGATTTTGGCGTTGATGTGCTGGATGCGAATGGTGCGTTCAAGCCAGCCCTGGATCTCTTTCTGGAACTAGATGAAGCGTCTGCTAAAGCATTTCCCAATGCCGCTAAACGCTCGGAAAAGTTGAGCAGACTCCTTGGTTCCTTCGGCATCAAAGGCTTTTCCGCGGCGGTGGGCTCGATCGACGAATTCGCGACGTCGAACAACTTGACGCGCAAGCAAGCCGCGGCACAGCTACGAGGGGACATTGCTGGTGCAGAAGGAACTGCCGATCAGTTCTTGGCGGGTCTCAATGCGACATTCAAGGGACAGAGCATCATCTTGGAAGGTGCCGTCCAGACCCTCGCCGTCGCCCTCGGGGAACCGCTCCTGAAAGTGTTGGTTCCAGCGGTCAAACGTGCCGCAGAATTCGTTGCCGACCTCGCCAGGGTTGTCAAAGATGCCAACCCTGAGTTCAAGCAAATGATCGCCCGCATCGCCCTCACGGCGTCGGCCGTCCTCGCATTCGGCGGCATCGTTGCGATCCTCCGTGTCGGTCTCGGCCTCTTGCTACCGGCCCTCAAAGCCGCTGCCATCGGGTTCGCTGGTACCATGCTCGCCGCCATCCCATTGATTGCGGTGATCGGCGGTGTCGCCCTTGTGGCCCGCGCCGCGGCGAAATCCATGGACACCAGCTTCGGGGACGCCAAGGCTGCGGTCACCGGGTTCTTCGAAGACGCCGTGCTCGCGGGGAAGGCGTTCGTCCAGCTCATGCGGACCGGTGAGTTCAGTGGGTCCGTCAAGCAAGAACTGAACCGGGCTGAGAACGCCGGCATCAAACGATTCGTCATCCGGCTCGGGATGTTTGCGCATCGGATCGAGAAATTCTTCGAAGGCGTCGCTGGCGGTATCAATGCAACCATGGGACGAGTCCAGCCCGCGCTCAAGAGAGCTGGGCAAAGTCTCATGGGCCTTGGCAAGGCCATGGGGTTTGTGTCTCAGAAAGGTGATGGTGTCGGTGACAGCCTTCCTGGTGCGTCTTTCTTCGAAGCAGGGGCATCCATTGGGCGCGCGCTTGCAAGTATATTCACTGGCGCCGTGGACGTGTTCGGTGTTGTGGTCGATGTTGCAGCTGGCTTTATCAGCCGCATGAAAGGAATTTTTGAGACATTCAGCTCCGTGTTCACCGGGCTGTTTGACAACCTGACCGAACTCGGCAACGAGATCGGTGTAACTTTCATGACAGTTGGCCGATCTGTCAATGGCGGCGCTGGACCCGCTGTCAACGTTGGCAAGACAATTGCAAACGCTATTGGCCTTGTCACGATCGCATTGGTCAAAGCTGCCTCCATTGCGACCAAGATTGCAACAAGCCTGTTGCAGGCATTCCGCCCAATCAGCTACGTTGTCTTACCGATCCTAAGATTCGTGGCTAACCATCTCACCGAGATCATCTTGATTTTGGTCGGTATCAAGATGGCACGTTCCCTCCGTAACCTGTCAAGTCTCGCGGAGGGATTTACGGCGATCAAAACTGCAGCATCGGGTGCCGCCGCTGCGAGTGCATCGTTTCTGAGGACTCAGAAGAAGGCTCAGCCGGGGCGTGACGAGTTTGGTCGGTTCCTCCCCAAGGGTGCTCAAGCACCTGGAGGGGCCCGCCGCGACGCGACTGGTAGATTCTTGCCAGCCGGGGGTGTCGCTACCGCCGCTGATAAGACGGAAAAAGCTCTTGGCAAACTCGCCGTTGCAGCCGAAGTTCTCAAAGTGGGCTTCATGGGTTTCGCTCTTGGTACTGTATTGGATCAATGGCTTGATATCAGTGGGCAAGTTTCGGACATGCTTACCAACCGGTCTGGCCGTGGAGCGGGTACCGCCAAAGGGACGAAGTTTGATCCCACGGGGCGGGCGGCCAACCTCCGTAAGTTCGCAAAGGATATCGAAACCGACATCCAAAAATCGCAAAAAACGATCCAAAGTCTTGCCGAAGCCAAGGTCGTTCTACCACAATTTCGTGCAACTGCGGAACGTGCCAAAACCGGACAACTGCAAGAATCGGACGTAGGGGTGCTGCGAAAGATTGGTGGTTTCAAGGAAGAAGAAGCACTCATTACTCCAGACAAGTTGAACGCCGCGCAGGGTGAGATCCGGGACGCCCTCCGCGAAGCCGCCGCCATCGAAGCCGCGCAACGGGTTGCCCAATCCGAGGACCTCGCGAAGGGCTTCGAGGCCATTGATCTCGAAGCGAAGTTCCGGGATGCTAGCATCGCCGCCAATGCCGTGGAGCGTGACAAGCTTGCGGCGATGCTGTCTCGCGAGATCAGCCAGCTCACAAATCGCCCCATCACCATACAGATCGATCAGGAAACCCTCGCCGTCGCGGTGTCCGAGGGCCAGCGACAAGACGCGGCGCGCGGATTCCAGGCGGTGGGGCCAGGTGAGGGTTAGCCCATGATGTCTTTGGTCACCCATTCTTCGTTGAACTTGGTGAGCCTGGATACAATGGGGGACCAATCAACATCGAACGTGGTGTAGTTTGCCCGGCACCGTAGCACTTCGAGTGCCGTCATGTAGGCGGCACGCTTTGCGGTGACTTGGCCCATCAGTGCGCGGATCGAACGGGCGATCACCCATGGTGCATTGGTTTCGATCTTGGATGCGTGCGCGCGGCGTACCGTGTCGGTCGCCGCTGCATCGGCCGCCTTTATGGCGGCATCCACCTTTTCGCGAGGCATCTTTCCTCGAATGTACAGCTCAGCGACATCTATTACATCGGTTGTTCGGAGGTCATGTACGTACTCTGTCAAGAGCTTGAGACACCAACATGCGAAAAGTTTGACGTCCCGAACAGGGATGTGGGTAAGAAGATTCCACACCATATCGGTGGGATGCGAATCATCGTTGGGCATTTGCGTACGATTCATGGCACAACACTACATCACTTGGTTGACTCAATGCAAGGAAGTCCGTACACAATCTCGGATTCCCGCCAGCGGGAATCCTGTTACCCTCCTTGCACCTCACCCCACGCCATGCTAAATCCATGGGATGCTTACATCGATCATCCTAGGAATCACTGCGGTTTGTTCTGTAAATTCAGCAACTTACGTCACCGCCAACACGACATTCTATTGGGTGGCAGAAGAACGCCACGAGTCCGAATCCGTCCCCTTGATGGACAAATCGTGCCAACCCATTGCATCTGTGGGCCCCGAGTTTCGCGATGACCTCCGTCGCGAGGGGACCGGGCGCGCCAACGACGGCTCCACCTACAACGTCTCCGGCCAGTGTAGCTGCCTCCCCGACCACGACTACTGCTACCACCGGGTCAAGCATCGCTGGGGCACAGGAGCCGGCTCAGCGCCACTGAAGCCATTCCGTTCCGTTGCCGTGGATCCCCAGGTCATCCCCATCGGGTCTCGAATCTACATTGCTTCCCTCGCGGGGCTTGCCGTTCGTGCGGGGAATCGCACCACTACCCACGATGGTTGGGTCACAGCAATTGACACCGGTGGTGGCGTCCACGGGTTTCAGATCGACATCTTCACGGGGTCTAAGGGGGCGTATCATCGGACGTGGCGTCGGATTGCTCCGACACCTGGCGTTGACGTCGCGATCTATCCACCGCATCGTACACCGGGATCAGAGCTTCAGTGCCACCCAACTCATACGCACGAACGAGCCGACGGATTTGACCCGGTGTCCATTCTTGGACGTGCAATTTCACGTATAGAGGCAGCGGCTCGACAAGCGCTCCGAAGAATTCGGGATCACAGGCACCCAACGTGATCTCAGCGCCAACCCGATTCAGGGCGCCGGGATGACCATAAGGAACGCACACAGCGACGGCTCCGGACGCGTGGATGGCGTCCAGCACAACATCGGTGACATCGCCTTCAATGACCACGACATCGGGTTGAAGAATCGACACGATGTCGTGGTCAAACCCGGTGTGGAAGACCAATGGCCGAGCTATTGTATGAGCAGCTGCCCGTGCCGCCGACGACTTTCCAACACCCGGTGGGCCAAACAGTGCAACGCTACACCCGGCGGCGACCCAATCGCAGATCTCATTGGTCGCCTGGGACGCAATGACCTCCGATCCGTCTGGACACTGTGCGGGTTCTACTCGCAGTTCGAAGTCGTGCGAGCCCACGGGATAGACACCGATCGCTACAAACTCCGTCCATAGGTCTGCAACCAGCCCGTCCAATACGTCGCCGTGTGAGACGTTGTCGTCGTACACGATCTCGTGGCCCACGACAACGGGGTCTCCATCCATCTCAATGACAACCTCGCCGTGACGCTCTGTTGCAAGCGTTTCTTCGACAACATCGACGAACCACGGAGGCACCTTCAACCGCGGCCGGTTGGATGATGTCGATTCGAGAATCCCGGTTACTGCACCCGCCGCAGTTCCAACCAACCTGATGGGGCTGTGGTCCCGCGACAGTTCGTCCGCAATCCGCACGATCCCGCCGATGATTTGCGCGCCTTGGTACAGCGCCGACTTCCATTTGTGTCGCATCGTCCTACTCGATCGTCACTCGGAGGTCACCAGGACCTTCGACGGTGAGAGTATTCCCATCGACGCGTAGTCGCCAATTGGGTACCAACGCGATGTCACCATCCCATTCAAGACTCATCGCCCACTTGATGACGGCGGCACGAGCATGATGCACGGCAGTCTCGGCATCGATATCGAAAGCAACGCCATCGATGACTTGAACCCATGCCTTGGCCCCTTCGTTGATCGCCGCGAAGACTGTGAGCCACCCATCGTTGATCCGGTCGGTCCAGATCACGTGCGCGGTGGTCTTTGTGATCACCGCGATGAAATCTGGTACGGTCCCCTGCGGGCCGCTTTCACTTCGTTCCGTGATTGCGTGACGAAGGTCCACGCATACCGACGCCCAGTTGTTTTGGTTGGCATGGGGCTTGAATGCGTTGTAGCATGAATACCACGACCAATGTGGTGACAGCGACTTGATGTTCTTCAACCATCGTTGGACGGCGACTCTGGGGACCGTCGCAACTGGATACCCGGAGTGGTGAATTTCACCTGTGGCCCGATTTTGGGAAAATGGATCTCGTGGCATGGTGTGAACCTAGCACACGGTCGGCAGGGCTGTCAATCTTTGTTCACGCACACCGGACCAAGACCGAGTTCAAGGGACATCGGGACGGTGAGGGTACGGCGGCAGCGCCCACACTTGCCGTCGTGATGAACTTCCGACGATCCCAAGCCGTGACCGGCATTGAGGTGAGCCCACATCCAAGCGAACACCTTGAACGACGACGCATCGGGGCTCGGGCTCTTGCGGGTCGCGATGAAATCGCCTCGCCGACCGATGAGACCGATGTACTTGAAATCACTGGTGTTACTGGGGCCGTTGAGGACACTGACGAAGAACGCGGCACCATCATCCGCAGCGACGACGCGGTAGGTGAAGTGTGCGCCAGTCTTCCCGCTCTTGACGGTGGCAATGCTCCGGCCCGCGGTGAGATAGGGGATGATGGCGTCGGCGGCGAGCTTGGTGTTCGTGTTCATCGGGATGTCCTTGCTTGGTGAAGCCGTTATACGATGACCGGCCTCCGCATGCAAGGAAAATCGACGACTATTTCGTGATACTCGTATCCGCGTCGAGATCTCGGGTGCTGCCCTGCGCGGTCCCTTGGTCCGTACTCGACGTATCGGTCACCGCCGCCTTGTTGTTGTTCTGATTCGAGACATTGGTTTCCGATGCCGGGCCGCGCATGAATGCGATGGACATGATGACCACGAATGCCAAGGCCATCACTACAGCGGCCCCCCACTTCATGGCGCGGAACATGCGCTCCAACGACTTCTCCATGTGCTGGACGCTGGTATGAGTCGCGGCGGTGGTGACCTTGAGATCCGCTAGCTTGCCATCGGTCTCCCCGAGTTGGGTCGTGAGCTTGTCCACCGCGGTACGCAGAGTCCTCGATTGCTCCGACACCGTGGCCACGTCGGCGACGAGTCGGTCTATCCGCTCGTTTGCCGCCCGCCGGTGATCGCGAAAATCGGACTGCATCAAGCGAACCTGTTGCCGGAGGTCGCTGAAAAGCGTTGCATAACCATGGTCGTGACTCCGTCCATTGGACGGAATGGGATCGGAGGTCGGGGCGCGGGAAGGGTCCATGGTGTGAGTGTACCGCGGGGCGCCCGATCTCGCAAGGGAAATCTTCGGTGCTCTTAGCTTGCGCTCGTGTTGGAGATGCTGTACGCTGGGGCTATGTCTGATAGGACCGAATTGAAGCCGTGTCCGGTATGTAGTTCGGCCCCTACATGTGGGGACGATTTTATCGAATGCCGATGCGGGATATATTTCGACGGCAATATGGTCGAGCCAACATTCCCGATGTTGGCAAAGTTGTGGAATGACCTCCCACGGCCGTGGGAAGTTGTCTCACACCTCGCCCACGCCTTGTTCGGGTCCGATGATCTCCCCAAGACTCGCGCCGACTGGGACGCCCGTATCGACGCTCTCATCGAGTCCGGGGAGATCGGCGAGAAGCTTGCGGCGGAACGGCTGCATCGGCTCGGAACACAAGCGGCTCAGTTTCGAAAGATGCGTGACGAGCTGTATGATGTCTACACCACTAGCGAGTCTCCTTGTCAAGTTGCAACGATCGCGCGGGTTTTGAAAAAGTACTCATCATGAGCACGCCATCCCCCATCACATGCACGTTCTGCCGGCAAGAAGTACATCCCACGACAATACATTACGGCATCGGCTACCGGACTTCCATCCACTGCCACGACTGTGGCATCCTGTGCTACTCCACCGACATGGCGCCCGGCGTGGCAACTCAAAAAGCCCGTACCCAATGGTCTCGAATTCAGGCCACCGTAAATGAACGTGCGTTGTTCAAGCATGTCGCCGACGCGCTCTTCGATGGTCCCATTTCAGACATCGATGCATGGAACGCCGCAATCGATGCGAAAATCGAAGCCGGCGAACTCGGAGACGCCTTGGCGAGCGCTCGCGTCAAGAAGTTGATGAGCAACGTATGACCCTCCAACCATGCCCATTCTGCGAGACGAGCGATGGCCTCGTACGTTCCGCAAGTTCAGCAATCCGGATCCAATGCACGTCGTGTGATATCACCTTCGCGCCGCACCATGTAGGTGACTCGCTCGCTCACGTCGAGAATGAATGGAACTTCATGGTCGAACGGATGACGCAACGGCGAGAGCTTGCAGACGCCATCACACAGGCCGTCTTCGGTGACCGCACCTTTGCCACCACCAACGAATGGGTCGTCGCCCTCGACGCTCTCATCGAATCTGGTGAGATTGGAGAACGCTTGGCAGACGCTCGACTCGCGGAACCGGAGCACGGGCTGGTGAGCCACCTCATGTCAATCGAACAGATCCTGACGTCGTCCAACAGCCCCGACTTTTTGCAAAATGCATACCACGCGATAATGGCCCTCGCGGACACTGCGCTAACCCGCAAACGGGACATATCGATTCGGGTGATGGCCGACCATGTCCGATTCACCGGGACCGCCATGTCATCGTTGGTCACAGCCTTTCGACGTACCGGGGAAGCCATGGCACGTTTCGCGGCGGCCCTACCCGATGACGACTTCGACCCGCCGGAATGATCTCTGCGGGCTAGTCCTCATCCCACGACAGTTCGCTGTTGCCGCCGCGACGAGTCTCGCGATTTCGAAGACGGTTCAGCAAGTGAAGGTAGTCAAGAGCTTCCACCAACGTAAGCTCCATCACTTCACCCATGCGGAACGTGAATCCGGAGCCACGACTCTGGTAGCAGAGGTTCCCGATGATCTCGGTGATGTCTTGCCGGCTCGGTATCGGGACGACACCGCCGACGATCAGTCCTTCATCTGGCCGCGGGTCTTGCGCTTGCGCTTCGTTGAATTCGGACGCCAGAAGCTGGACATTCCTCCCAAAGGGAGGTCCACCTCACCGGACCATCCGCAGTTGCGGTCGTTGCAAGACAGGAAGATCGACGTCTCGATGCCGCCGTCGTAGTCATCCATGAGATCTTGCAGCTCGACGAGACGGTAGCTGAAATCGCCCTTTTTCAGGACCTCTGCAATCTCAGATCGGGCATTCGAGGTGTACACGACATTCCCGTCGGGATCCCGCGTGACGCCGACATCTCCGAAGCTGATCATGCGCGCCGCCAGCGACCGCGTCACCATCTCACCCGGAGCCTCACCGACAAACCGCTGGACGCTGTCTTGATCGCGACCACGCATGAGGCGGAACCGTACAGGGATCCCTTCCCACTCGATCTCGAAGACGTTGTCGCCATCTTGGATCTTCTTGCGAGACTCGTCCGGCAACGGGATAACCTCATCGGTGACGATCTTCTCCAGGTCGAGCGTCGCGACACCCATGCCGCCGATGGGCTCATCCGGCAGCTGGAGCTTCCCCCGGCACGGCGTCGGAAGGGCGCGGGGACACTGGTGATCGATGGGAAGCCATCGCCCCCACACTGGGATCCGCGTCGCCAGAAGCGCGACACTGCGATCACAGATCAAGACGTCGTTCCAGTTCACGGTACCGTCCTTGATCTGATACGGACCCGGATCGATCACGGCCGTCGTGCATTCCGTGAGCAACGTGGTTTCCATCGACGCCGGGCTCATCCGGCTGCGGACTTGGTCATTGGCCCACTTGATGTTCCATCCTCGGAGCGAGACGGTGAGGCCGCTGGGGAGTTCAATCTCGAATGTAGTCGCCATGGCATGGATATAGCCGTGGCGGATTTTCCCGCCGGCGGGAAAGCTCGGCCTAAAATCCCACTATGGCCCAAGCCGACTGGAATGTCCTCAACAACACCATCCCTCAAGCCAGCGTCGAACGCGGAAGTACCTCCGGCATCCCGCGACCCAACGGCGGCGGGCAGTTCGTCTATGGCTTCAACAGCTTGCAGAGTATCGCAAACGGTGCCAGTGCCCAGTACCTCAACCTCACGGACTTCAACCCCACGGCAAAGGGGGCCCGGATCGCCGCCGCGATCCAGCGAGGACTCGGTGCCAATGACACCGGCTTTTCGGCGTGGGTGTATGTATGCCTTCAGAGCAACGACACCAATGATGTCGGGTACATGCTCGGACTCTCGGACGCGTCACCATCCCGGCTCATCCTCCGTAAGGGTGTGCTGAGTTCCGGCATCCCCGATGACACCCCCGACCCGGCGGAGAATGGCAACCTCCTGGCCAGCACCAACACCTACGCCAGGGGGACGTGGGTCCACGTGCAACTCACCGCGATCGTGCAAGACAACGGCGACGTCGTGCTCACCGCTGAGACCAATGACCTCGATGCCAATGCTGTGACGGCGCCGGTGTGGACAACCCCCGGCGGTATGGAAGGCCCGCAAGACGGGGTGGCCGATGGTCCGATCACTGGGTTCGTCGATGATGCCTTGCAGGTCAACACCGGGACGGCACCCCTTGTATCGGGCTTCATGGGATTCGGAATGGCCGTCAATGGGGCCGCTCGGCGCAGCTTCTTCGACCACATCACCGCGGCACGACAGACCTGATCATCGTCGCCTACGCCGTCGTCGAGAGCCAACCTCGCGCGAGTTGGCGCCCGTATTCCGGCGTAGCTCTTCAAGTCGCCGCTCCATGGCAATCGCGTCTGCGCGCTCGCCGCAACGATTGCACCGCGTCGATAGCTCCGTCATCCCATTATGACGACACGGGCCCGGCTCGAGGAACACCGCAAGCTCCGGGGCGTCCTTGATACCTCGGGCTTGGATCTCTTTGAGCATTTCCGGTAGTACCCCGCCCTGAAGCAACCCTAGTTCCCACCGCGAGAATCTTGTGTCGCTGGGGATGTTTCGCATCAACATCCGGGCGGTGTTGATGAGGTGGGAGTTGCCCATCTCCGGCACCGGAGTGACTCGCCCATCTTTGGTCGTCCATACATTGGTGACTGCCTTGGGACGTGTGTGTCGCATGAACGCCACACCATACGCGTTCGCGAGCGTCCCTTGATCGATGAGGGCATCGACGGCGGCTGTGAGGGACTCGACATCATCTGGCTCGACGTCTTTGCCGAGAACATCCCGAGCCAGCGCGCAGATGATGTGACTCAACTTGAGAAGATTCGATACACTGACCTCGGCACTCATGGTTCCGGTGTACATCATCCGGCAACGGATCACAAGTCCCGCCGGTGGGAATCGTACAATGACGGTATGAGCACCACCAAGACAATCATCATCGTGGCACTTGTGTTCGTTGCATCGTTCGGGCTCACCGCCGCGCTCTCTAAGCCGAGTGACATGGGCTTCCGGCAGTTCCAGGTCGCCGACGACATCGGGAACACTGGGCACTACTCGGCGCCGGTCTCTGGCCATTCACCGAGCTATGGCAACCATGGCCACGGCAACAACGCCGATGGGGTGGACTCCAGCAACCCCGGTCGTGGTGGACCATCGAGTGATGAATCGTGTGATGGGACCGGCGAGTGCATCGACGACGAGTTGTGATCCGTGCCTGCAATTCCGTTGACACTTGGGCACAATTCGTGCCATACTTGGGAATATGAACGATGCAACTCAATGGAATCTTTGGGCATCTAATGGCTCCATCAGAACCGCGAGCAAGTTCCGGCTTCTTCCCGACACCTCCGGAACATCCCCGGGAGAGATGTGGCGTGTGGTCCGGACGTTCTATGCAGCGTCCAAGTCAAGTGCGATGTCCATTATGGAAGATGAAATCCGGTGTGCTGGCAACGAGCCGGTGTGGGATGACGGACCATATGAGCCCGCACCGGACGTCTTCACTGGTAGGGTAGATGACGTTACCACAACCGATGCGGATCTCGCTAGAATGTGGTGTGTCGTAGATGTTTGTGGGCGTATGCATGTTCGGCCATGGGAACCCCATCTTCAATCACTTCGCTCAAAGCGATGGGCCGCACCGGTCTCCAGGGCACTTGCGCGGGAAACGTTGATTCCCGCCGGCGGGAATGGTTGACATCGCCTACTCCGGCGTGCCATAGTCGTGTCCATGGACGAATCCGACGACACCTACATCTGGAACATATGGGGCGACGCCGATACCGTGGAAGCATCGACGGACACCATACTCGTCCCCATCAATCACCCCGATGCTGCCCGCGCCGCGAAGCCGCCGGTGTCAGAGGTCGAACTGCATATCATCGCAACGTCCGGTATCGAGATGACATACCCACAAGCCGTGGACTGGCTACACGACCTCAAGGGGTGGTGATGCGAATCGCGACGCGATGGGCCATTGTTGAGACGGTGGCGGTGCGGTTTTTCACCGCCATACGTGCGCGTGATATCTGGCTGTATTCTCAAGCCATCGCCGAAATCACCGCCATTGTAACCAACCATACGTTTACGAGCGTAGCAAGTTGCTCAGAAATTTGCCATAATTTCATCGGAATTCAAAAATTCCCCACAATATCAAGCACCCTCAAAACAATCTCACGTGGGTACCCACGCGGCGAAGACTATGCACTCATCATCGAGCGGTTCGGCCTCTACGACATGTCTCGCGATGAGATCATCGATTTCGTTCGGAATGAGTTGGTGAGTGATGCGGATTGAGACACGTCGGGCGGTAACCAGAGAAGCGGCCCGCAGGTTTGTGATCTTGAGTGGTGGTGTGAACCAAGAGCTAATCGCCATTCTCCGATACCATGGCCCGTCCGGTTGCAGATACTTCAGTAACACCTATCCCAACCTCGGGCACGCCCTATTGGGTGTCAATGACCGTGAAATGATCGATAGGGGTGTCCGCATGGCCCGACAGTTGGGGCATGTCTTTACCAACCACGTGGTTCTTATCGTGGAGCACTTTGGTCTCTACCATATGGATTGGCAAGAGGTCGAAGACTTTGCCCATTCACTGCCAGAGAATTGGCATGAAACTTGAAACCCGCCACGCCATCGCCCGCGAGGTTGCCCGCCGGTGCATCGAGTTCATCGGCTCGCGGGACCTGAGCACCTACCCGGCCTGGCGGTATGTCTCAGATGTCAACAACTTCGTGGCGTTGATGAGTCATCATAGATCACTTCGAGACACATGGTCATCTAACGTCAAGACCGTGATGTTGCTCGCCGGAGTGATTTCGAAGCTGCCAACTTCTTTCGCCGAAGCCGACAACCTCGCGGATCACTATGGGCGATTACTTCTTGGGCGACAATCAACGCCCGTCTGGGACCCCCGCCCCACATGGCGCACCCGCATCGCCGAGTACTTCGGGCTCCATCACATGACCGCCGATGAAGTCACGACATGGGCCATGAAGTATGCATTCGAAGAACACTTCTCTAAGCCTAGACGCCCGCTAAGCAATCCCCGGTACCCAACCACCGGGCGACCATAAAACGGCGCACACGGGCCGGCTCAGAACGTCTCACGTGACATCAACGACTTGCACCGATGTCGCGCGACCGGAAGTGCAGGAAGAAGAGGTTGCGGCGGGGGCGTCGGCCGAGTCCCCATCCCCGGGGGCGCAACTCATGGAGGTACAAGCCGGGTGACGACGACACGACAAGCATGGTCTCGCCCCCAAGGGTCTCCACGCGGGCGAGACGGTCTTGTTTTCCGAGAAGGGGTTGACCATCTGGGGCGATCAACCCCGCGGCCTTGAGCTGGCGTTCGTGCGTCGTGAGGTCCATGAACGAGACCGGGGAGTCGCCGTTGCTCACTTGGCGGAGCCGCTCGAAGTCTTCATCGAGCATCTGGACCTTGACCTTGATCTCGGTGCTCTCGACGCGTTGGACGGTGCCGGTGCTGTCGAACAGGTCGTAGGGGAGTACCGACGGCTCCCGCAGCTCATCGTCATAGGGGATGGCGGACGTCTCGATGCGTGCGATAACGGCGTTGAACTTGAAGATCAGACGGTTCCCAGGAGGCATGCCAAGATTGTACGTTTTCCCGTGTGATCCTCGTGGGTTAGCCGAAAGGGATCCACATAACAGTCCTTCTTCTTTCGTGTCTCTTCCCGTCCAGCCGCTGCGCTCCGACCCGAGGGCCATCGTTGTGGCCTCGGTGACATGGGTTCCCGTCTCATGTGACGCGTCTCGCGAGCCATGTCTTGTGAGCCCCTGTTCTCACCTCTATCCCTCATGCATCTACGCCATCACATCGAACGGCGCCACGCGCCGGAGACTGGACCGATCAAGGGTGAGGACAAGAGCTGAAATGACGAAGGGAGAAAAAAGAAGAAGAAGAAGGACTGTTATGTGGATCCCTTTCGGGATGAGCCTTGCCCCATAAGGGTTTCCTGGGATTTGACACGCTCCCCGAAACCATGGCACGATGCGCCCATGCATGAGCCAGTTCCCATCCGTTACGTCGCGCTGTTAGATCCCAAGATCGATCGTGTGAGGCCAACATTCGCCGCCGCCATTCTTGCCAATGATGCAGGTCATGGCGTCATCGTTCCGTCGGCTTCAAAGACCCGAGGGCAGCTCGATGCATTCTTCGAACGATGGGGACTCCCGATTGGATGTACCTACAAGTGGGCCGCCATCGACCCGGGATGGGATACCCCGGTATGGATTGACGCGCCGGGAGTGTTTTCATCCATGGCGCTGGAGTTCATGAGTGTCCACCAGGCCCGGGTGTACGCGCCCCCCGCGAATTGGTTCACCGTGCTACGTATGCTAGAACCGGCATGCGTCAATCGCGCGTCCAAGAATGAGCGGTACAACGGTCTGATCCAATTGAGGAAAATCATGTACCCCGTGGTCATCCCGATGTGGTTGAACCGACACGCCGCCCGCATCGGGATATCGACTCGGACCCGTGATTGGCAGACCGTTGTCATCGATGCGCTCTACGAGAGCGGATATTCGGTGCCGGAACAATGGGTGGCATGGCTCAACGAGAGACAGAGGTAGATCTCTGCAAGCGATTGATCGATGCCGCCGACGGGTGGACGGCTTACCCAGAGGTCGGACGATGGGACATCGTCCTGGAACGGGACGGTATCACCGTTGGGGTTCAAGCCAAGCTTCAGTGCTCGTGGCAACTCTTGGACCAGGTCACGCGTTCCCGCCGGCGGGAAATCCCCAACCATCGGACCATCTTGATCCCGAAGTTCAACAAGCGGTTCATGCGATTCGCGCGCCGACTCGGTGTCGGAACATACACCGCGAGTGGGCTGGCAACGATGGCCGGGTTCAAGCCGCGGGGCCCATATCAAGAATCGGACATATGGCTGCCCGATGTTCCATCCCCAACGCCGGCGGGATCGCCGTCGCCGTCATCGTTGACACCGTGGCGACAAGCGGCGATCCGTCTATGCATCCTTCTCGACCGGCAAGGCTTCCTCAGCGGCGCTGACTTCGCCTCTCATGGCGTCAATCCTCAGCGGTGGGTTACCCGGGGGTGGCTTGTGAAAGACGGGTGGTGGGCGGCTGAGGGGCGGAGGTGGCGACGCTACACCCGCGGACCGGCGGAGACGATGCCGGACACCGGATGGGACGTGATCCGGGACCAACTCACGCCGGCTTGAACCGGACGCCATCCCACACGATGACGTCTCCGGCTGTCGCGTCAATTCCATTGATGAACGCGGGCGGAATGATCATCGGATCGTCGTTGCACTGAGCCCATTCGACCACGAGGCCGCCGGGGTATCCAAACACCTTTGGCAGTGTGAGCCGAACTCTGGCCTGTTCCCCGGGTTCTGTCTCGATGTTGGGTGACCATTCCTGCCAGCGGGAATTGAGTGCGTACAACCGTTCCACACTGGTACGGTAGATGTGTTCGGCGGCAACGTATTCCGCATCGAGCCCATCCGAATCTCTCGACGCATGGGTGCCGGGGAGTAGGGCACGGCTCAGAGAATAGGTCATCGTAGCTTCGAACGTGTACAGCTGCGCGAGGTCATCCCGTACCTGTGGGTCCTGTAGTGGGGCAGGATCATTGATGAATGTTTCTTGAACCATGTAGTGATCCAAATGGAGATGCTCCAACAGTTGGGGCCATGCCCCGATGTTCTTGACCCACTTGGCGTGCTCCCAGTCATTCACGTCGCAGGGCGGGGCGACAACACGCTCGGCGATGCGATCAAGCCGGGCGTGTTCGTTGGTACGGAAAGTGCGGGGGAAGTCGGGGGACGATAGGAGATCCCAGGTGTCCCGACGCACCCACGTGGCACTCAGGCGGGCCAAGACACCGAGCGCGAACTGTTGGTCTTCTGGAAAACCGAGATAGAATCCGGTGAGGTCTTTCCACCGTCGGCCGAAGTTTGCGACCCGGATGTGTGTGTGTACTTCATACCCATCACCACTTTGTCTCAAGACAAGTATGGCCCCCGCATCTGGGGTGGCATCACGGGTGAACCACTCTGAGAAGAATCTGTCGATTCCGGGATCTTCGTCACTGCCGGTGTAGGCGATGATGCGAAGGTCTTTCGATGATGGGTGTTGCCATACCGGTTTCCCGAGATATTGGCCAGCGGAAACAAACCCCAGGTCTGGGAGCCGGTCGAGTGTCGATGCCCGCGCCTCCCATGGTGGGGTCATGATGCTGCGCATGGCGTCGGAAAGTAGATAATCGGGGTAATCACCCAAGCCGTTGCTAGCGACCTTCACAAGCGATGCGACACCACTGAGGCCCAATTTTTTGGCGTATACCAACGCGGCGCCGGCTTCGTGGAATTCTTCCATGCCGTTGCAGCCGTTCCTACCAAAGCATGGAACCACGGCGCGGTAGGGGACTGCGCTAGTCCATTCACCCGATGGCAACATGTCGCCAGGAGAGATCTTGACGGAACCCAGAGGATGCACCCGGTCATCCATGGTAATTGGTCGAAGGATGATACAGACAGAGTCGTCCCCGGGGCGGATCGCCCCAAAGAGACAGTCATATTTGTTGAAAGTACCCATAGCAGCTGTGTAGCACGATTTTCGCGGACTCGTCAACGGGTGACGCGCGCAAAAATGTATGGCCCAAGCGTTGACATCCGGGGCGGCGTGTGTCAACGTTGTGAGCATGAGCCACGAAACCGAGAACAGTCCATTCCCAATCGACATGTCTGATCCCATCGTGGGATGGTGTGTCGAACAGATTCAACACGCAGACCCCGATGCTATGAACCTCCCTCATGGACGGATAGCTGCCTTATTCATCCGCGCTATCCTTGGGGAAACCGATGATGCCCGCGCGCGCACAATCAACGCAATCACAGCTGGTGGCCTTTTCGAGACGTTCCGACGCAATCTTCGTGCCATTCTGACTAATCCAACGGTTCTTGACGATTCGGAAGATCTGATCGAGTACCTCCAGGATCAGGAAGACGCCGACTCGCTATGAGTAATATGCATCTCTATGCAGTCAAAAATCTAGCTCTGGTTCAATTCGAGCTTCCCATCGACATCGACATCGACACCACGGGTCTGTCTGTCAAGAAGACGATATCGACTAAGCCGTCACACGAGGTTCCGAAGCAGAGTCTCATGACCATGTTAATGATGGCGCTTATGGGGGATTCATCCGATGCCGCTGTCTACAGGTGGATCCGCGCATTGGCGCCGCACCGAAGCTACGTCATTGAGTCCATCACGGAATACTTGCGCCTCGCGACACTAGCGGACTCGCTTGGCCAGAACCAAGACCACAGCGAATGTGTTGTCGCACTGGTAGACAGATACGCCGAGACCGGGCACCCAATTTCGGCCATCATTGACGAGTTTTGGCACATCGATGATTTGTCACTTGACAAATGATGCCCGCGTGTGACACGATCCATATAACCCGGCGCAGTGATGCGCCCAAATCAAAGGAACGACAATGAGTGACACAACGCCATTTCCAATGCCAAGCACCCCGACCGGACTGTGGGTCCAGCAAATCTTCCGCGATCGTGCTTCCCCCACCCTTGAAGCCCCTCATGACCGAATCGCGGTGAAGTATATTTATGAGCTGCTCGGCGCCACCGAGGAGGAATGTACGGTGACGGCGGACACCATCATCGAAGAAGGACTGCGCGAGACGTTCGTCGATGCCGTGGAGTACGTTATTCGGAACGTCTTGCAGCTGAACTTGAAGCCAGAGGAATTCGTCGATCATCTGCGCCGGTACGCAAGCGACGGGATTCCGAACGACCTCGACGAATCAGCTGATCGGGAGGATTGACGTCAACACGTCGCGCCCATTGATCGTCACCACGGGGGCGTCGATGGTGATGCTGCCACCCGCGGTGATCGATAGGTCTGCGGTGGCGCCGATGTCCACCTTCAACCCGTCGCGTGTGAGACGGAAGCCGCCACCGGTTTCACGATCGATCAATGCGGCGGTCTCGTTTTTGTCATCAAGTATGATGGCGTATCGCTTCCTGGCAATCACCCAGATCCGGGGTGACCCGCCTTCGGTTTCTGCAGGTACCGATGTCGTCGGCCACGAACCGCCGTAGTAGTAACCCTCATCGGGATTCCCGAGGAAGAATCTCACTACGACATCGGATCCCTTTTCGGGGACCATCCAAGCTCCGATACCTGGCCCGGCACCCATCGCCGCTGGGTACAGCCATCCTGTCGCCGGCTGATCGACGATGCCATCAATCGTGGCACGGATACGACCAAGGCCGCGGGGATCTTCATTGTCGAACACGACGGCGGCGTAGTCACCGTTCAGATCGAGGCGGTCGCCTTGGTCATCGAATGTTGGTTCCATACATGAGATGATAGCAAATACCGTGCCGTAAACTCGTCATCATGATCCGACTGACGAATGTACGGCGCCCTCCGGCACCGATCGAAATGGCGGGGCCGGCGACCACCGTCGTAAAGCGTCTCAGGTCGCAGGCTACCAAAACACAGTCCCGACAGAGGGCACTCTCTGGCCGTTCCGCAAAGCGGGGTGTCCGTCGAGAGCAAGTCCACGTCCCGGTGGGGATCCGACTGAATCCCGGCGTGCCGGTCGAGGTACCCGACGAATGGCAGCACACCGCGGACTTCAAGCGGCTCGTGGTTCGCCTCCGTTGGGTGCGCGCAGAGTTCATCCCAGACGCGGATGATTCGGCTCCAAAGGCATCCCCGGTGAAGAAGTCTCGGAAGCGGAATAAGGGGGGCAACTGATGTCGAACCAATATCTTTCGCCTGGTGTCTACGCCAGGGAAGCTCAGCCGACACGGCGAGCATTCGATCCCGTCCAGACTTCGGTGGCCGGATTCGTCGGTGTCACGGAGCGCGGGCCTTTCACGCCCACCGAGGTCGTCGGTTTCGATGAGTTCGAGCGCATCTTCGGTGGGTTCATCACCGACAGCGAACTCCCACAATCGGTCCTGGCGTTCTTCCTCGGGGGCGGACAACGCGCCATCATCACTCGGGTGGTTCACTACACCGATGTTCTTGACCCGGCGACCAAGACGTCCGCAGCCGCTACCTTGAATCTGCTCACGGCAAGCGGTGCTCCCACGGCCGCCGTGATTGACGGAACCAATCCCGGACCATTCGACTTTGAACCCGGTGATCAGGTTGCGATTGATGTCGATGGTGGCGGTGCCGTTCTCGCAACGTTCGATGCCGCGCCCGGTGCCCAGACGTCGGTCAACTCCGAGGACTACGTCCTCGCCGATCTTCAGACCCTTGACGTAAGCGTTGACGGCGGTCTGGCGCAGACCATCACGTTCCTCACCGCGGAGTTCGCCAACATCGCGCTCGCGAAATCGGCCGAGGTCGCGGCGGTCATCAATGCCAAGATCTCGGGGGCGTTCGCCAGCGGTGCCGGTGGCGTCGTGACCATCACGTCGGATACTCGGGGCACGGCGTCAAGCGTCGAGATTACCGGTGGTACCGCGGCGGCGGCGTTCGCATTCCCGGCGGGTGCTGCTGTTGGTACCGGTGACGTCGCGGATATCGATGCCGTGACGGGCGCTGAGGTCAAGACGGTCGTCGAAGCCGATGTTCCTGGTACCACTGTGACGGTCCTTGGTTCCGGGGCGGTGCGGCTGGAGAGCAACACCACGGGCCCGGCGTCCACGCTTCAGGTCGCCAGCTCCGCGATCCAGATCGCCTTGGGTTGGACCACCGCTACGGTAAGCGGGACGTCCGGTGCTGCGGCGCCAACGGTACAGATTGACGGCAAGACCGACGGTGAGTATGCCAACACCTTGCAGGTGCGCATCGAAGATGCCACCAACGGGGACGCCGAGTTCTTCAACCTCTCGGTGGAAGACAACGGGCTCGTTCTCGAACGGTTCGCCAATCTCACCATGGACCCCCTGAATAGCGGGTTCGTTGAGGCGGCGCTTACCGCGAGCGACTACATCTCGGCGACTGACCTCGAACTGGCAGCGGCGGACACCCGCCCCGCCAACGGGTTGCTGGGACCACTCACCGGCGGTGATGATGGTCTCGTGGGTCTTGCCGATACCGACTTTCTCGGTGGTCGCAGCGCCAATGGTGCTACCGGTCTCCGGGTACTTGACCAGACTGTGACGTCCATCTTGTGTGTCCCTGGCCAGACGTCGGCGGTACTCCAGAATGGGATCGTCGAATACTGCGAGGTGATTCGAGGCGGCGCCATCTTCGGGATCTTGGATCCGCCGGCGGGTCTCAATGAGGATGAGGTCGTCACTCACTTCAAGGCGACCAACGCCCTCACCGGGCTCAGCGAATTCGTGATCACCTACTGGCCGCGCCCGCTCATCATCAATCCCGATGAGGTGGTGTTTGGGAATGCCGCCAACATCGCGATCCCGGTGAGTGGTGCTGTTGCCGGGCGCTATGCCGCCACGGACAACCTGTTTCCCGGTGGCATCTACCAGTCCCCGGCGGGTGACAACGAGCGCGGGCAACTCCGGGGCGTCGTCGGCGTCGAGGAACCGCGGGTCCGCGAGCGGGCGGTTCAAGACAAGGTCTACCCCGAGCTGATCAACCCCATCACGATCAACGACGACGGCGTCGTGTACATCAATGGGACGAAGACCTTGCGCGCCGATAGCAATTTCCCGCGGGTGGCTCAGCGTCGCGGGGCGATTTTCATCGAGCAAACCATCATCAAGGGCTTGACCCCGTTCTTGCACTTCCCCAATGACCAAAGCCTCCGTATCGAGGTCACGCGGGTCGTGGAACAGTTCTTGCTTTCGCAGCTCAAGATCGATGCCTTCCGGAGCAAGGATCCATCCACCGCGTACATCGTCAACTTCGGGGAGGCACTCAACCCCCCGGACAAGATCGAGGCCGGCGAGTTGAACGGCAAGATTGGCCTCGCGTTCGCCACACCCGCGGACTTCATCATCATCGAGTTCTCACGCTTGTCGGCGGACTCCACGATCTAACCCCACGGTTTCCCGCCGGCGGGAAACGCCACGGGGAGAGGAGACAACATGCCCATCACTTCACCTGGAGCCGCGACGACCTTCCACGATTCTTTCCGATTCATCGTGCAGATCGAAGGCGTGACGCGTGCGAAATTCCGTAGCGTGTCGGAAATCACAATGACCCACGAGGACATCGATCACTGGGAGGGCGGGCGCGCCATCGCGTACAAGTCCCCGGGCCGCGTGACCGTTGACGACGTTACCTTGGAGCGGGGGGTCATCGACAACGACGACGACCTCTACTTCTGGTTCATCACCACGACCGATGTCAACGTCGATTCCCCGCTCGGTGCTGGCATCGGTACCGGTCTTGGTCTCGATGACGAAGCCTACAAGCGGGACGTCGATATCGTGCAGCTCAAGCGGGACGGCACGCCGCGGAAGCGGATTCGTTTGGTCAACGCCTATCCCAAAACGGTGACTCTGGGGTCGATGAACAACGAAGAGGACGCCAAGACCATCGAGTCGGTCGTCCTGCGCTACGACTACCCCCGCGTCATTCCGGTTCAGTAGCGGCGGGCTGCTGCGCGACAAGCCGCGCGAGGGCCACGACGTCATCGATGGTCTGCCATCCTTGAACTTGGTCGAAGTGTCCTTGATACGAAACCCACGGCGCCTTGGTCGCCGGATCCCAGAACTTGCCACCGGGTAGTGTTACCGCAGTTTCCACGGTCACATCACCGCCAGTGTTTCGACCGACACTACTGTAGCTACCCCAGTGATACTGGATCGACAAGTGCATCCCGTTTTCGAACTCGACGATCATTCCGGTCGGTGAGCCGCAGCCCAACGAATCGGTCGGTGAGATGACGGAAGTGATACCCGCTTCCGCGATGCGGGTAGAGATGATCGTGTAGAGGTATTTTTTGTTCATGGTGTAGCCACTCTACATGAGCCACTTGGCCATGTCAAGCCCGTCGAACACAAAAATCGAACATCGTCTGAGTTGATCTCACCGCGCCCGTTGTGGTAGGTTCGCCCCCATGAATGATGACGCATTGATGGCCGGCATCTACGAGAGCATGGTTGATCTCCTGGGACTCTCAACGGACCCCTTTGACCCGAAGTCACCCAAGGCGCTGACGGACGCCCTAGCCCTTGCCCTCATACGGCCGGAGAAGCGTGCCAAGGCGGTCCTGGAGTCGGCTACGGATTGGCCTCTGCACATAGTCATTCGGTACCTTGTCACGCATTCTCCGATATACGTTAGACCCACCGGATGGGGCACGTATGTCCCGGGATCGTCGAGATGGAACACACCGGACACGTTGGTCACCACATTCGACTGGCTCATCGATAACGGGCGGGATGACCTCGTACAAGACGCCATGCTCTGGGGTGAGACGCAATGGGCAGTTGGGTTGTATGCCGGCGATGACCTTCTGGGGCGATACAAAGTATCGCAATCATCCACCATGTTCTCGTATGGATATGTAAGGGACGCGTCGGTCCCTTCGGGAACACGGTCTCAAATCATCGATGACGATTCTATTTATAGGACCATCGTCGTCACACATCGAGACACTGATGCCGACTACTCCGTCTATAGTATCGACACGGTCAAACAGATACTTGTTAAAACGGCACATAGTCCGGTTTACAACTGCTCTTGGATTGACATCATCCACTGAGTCCTCCGTCGAGTACTCGTAGTCGGGGTCGCGCTTTTCGTTCCCGGAGCCACCGGTAGATCGTTGACTTGCTGGCCCCGAGGTGTTTGCCTCGGACGTCGTACCAATGCGCGACGGAGCCGTACTTTGCCTTCCCGGCGATGGCGGCATCCACGATTTCCCGCCGGCGGGAATCACTGAATCGTCCTCCCCCATCAAGAACCACGTCGGTATCATCCAATTCGATAACCTCGGGGTCCGGCTCATCCCTCACCGAATGCATCACCGCGGCGACGAACTCACGGAACATCCATGGGTGCCGCTCAGATGCCGTTGACGGTCGCCTCCATGTACCGACCCTCTCTGGGTGCGGGACAACACGGGCGCCGGCTACGGCTCGCTCAAGCTCACTGACGCCATTGAACGTCGCGGCGACCATCATGGTTCCAGCCACGGACATCCGCAACACGATTCGCCCACCGACGAGAGTTTCGGTTGTGAACAGCCGGCCTCGCGAAGTCTTGAACCTATCACCGGGCTTGTACTTGTACACATGCATCCCGTAAGCCTATACGAATCCATCGTAAAGGGCAACCCTGAGCTACATTCATTGATATGTCGGATTGGGTATGTGGGTGCGGTGCCGACCGAATTTTGCTTGACTTCAGGGGGCGGCCGTTCCGAGGATGTTCGAGGTACCCGGAGTGCAAGGACACGGCTCGCGGCACCCCATGGGATCGCGCAATCTCAGTCTACGCGAAGCGGGCGCCACGGCTTGCCAACGGTCGTGTCGTCGCCGGCCTGGACTACGGCTACACGGTGTGCAAGATTTTGCGCGCCGCGGAGTCTCGTCTCGTGATCGTGACATTTTCAATCGGCGATGATGGCATGGTTGATGCATTGGTGAACGATGCCATTGACCGCGGCGTTGATGTCGAAGTATGGGCCGGCGGTGTCGCCCGGAAACAAGGTCAACGGCTCAGTGATCTCGGCGCCCGCGTATGGTTACCGAAGCCGGGAACCAACTTGCATGCCAAGTTCATCGTCGCCGATGGTCTCGTCGCGGTCGTCGGTTCCGCGAACCTGGCGCAGACCAGTTTGACCCGCAACCTAGAGGTCGGCGTGATCTCGACCAAGGATGTCTCGATGTGGGCGGGGCAATGGCGGCGCGACGCCGTCCGACGATTCCGCGTGCTTTGACCTTGATTTCCCGCCGGCGGGAATGCTAGTGTCGCCGGTATGAGTAACAAACGCTACATCAAAGAGCGGGACCTTCCGGCAGAACTCGAACCCATCGACGCCGTCACGATCGGCTATGGTCCCCAACTGACGCGCGCCGCGGATGCGTTGGTCCGCGGCCAGCACGTCTTGATCTCAACGGACTTGATGGTCTCGACGTTCGTATCACAGATCATCTCGGACCGTCTCAAGAATCAAGACCAGAGTCTCGCGGACCGCATCCGCTACATCGACTCGGCACCCCTACCAGAGATGGAAGGTGCCGCACCGTCTCAGGTCATGATGGCAAAGATTCGAATGGCCATCAACAACCCGCCCGCGGACGATTCGCCACCGATCATCATGATCCCGTTCCTCGGTGTGTTGGTGTCCGGCTCCGGCAGCCTCACCATGGAAGCTCGGCAGTTCGCGCAGCTCGTGGGCGAGAACCCCGAGGAAGCGATCTGGTTCGCGTGCATGGACCGGAACATCGTCATCCCGGATTCGTTGTCGAAGATCTTTGGCCTCCATGAGCGTTGCGAGGGTATCGCCCGTGAGCGGTTGCCGCAACTGGTGACCCGCGAGCACGCCCGCAAGTTCTCGGCGGCACCGAATCGGTTCGACCCATTCGGCCTTCACCAGCTCGTGTCGGGCCTCAACCCGTTTTCTCTGATCAAGGCCCTCGACGCCGTCAACGTGGCGCCGTACATCGATCCCGATGGGGCGTACGACCAGCTCGCGGAAGCGGCCACCGACGCCGATGTCGAGCGCCCCGACATCGGTCTCGACGACGACATCGGCGGATACCAAGACGTCAAGGACAAGCTCAACGACGAGATCATCTCGTTCCTGGAGCGGCTCGACGAAATCGATGACCCCGTGGAGTACAAAAAGACCGAATCGATGATCCCCCGCGGCATCCTCCTACATGGCCCCCCGGGCACCGGCAAGACGCTGTTCGCCAAAGCGCTCGCCACGGCCATCAATGGCGTCTGCATCGTCGTCAACGGCCCGGAGCTGAAGTCCAAGTTCGTTGGCGAGTCGGAAGAAAACATCCGACGGGTTTTCCGTCGAGCCCGCCGCAATGCACCCGCAGTGATCGTGTTCGACGAGATCGATAGCCTCGCCCCGGCTCGGGACATGTACTCCGGCGGCAACGGGGTCACCCACGCCATGGTCAATCAGCTACTCACCGAACTCGACGGGTTCCGCAAGGATGAACTGGTGTTCGTCATCGGCACCACAAACTTCCCGTCATCCCTGGACCCCGCCCTGCTTCGGGACGGACGGCTCGGACATCAGATCTATGTCGGGTACCCCGATGACGACGCCCGCCGCGCGATCCTGAATCTGTACAACGACAAGCAAGAGCTGGAGATCGATGACGACGCCATGACGACTCTTGTCCGGCGCACCGCAGGTCCAACTCCCAACACCGGCACCCGATACACCGGGGCTGCACTCGCCGGCCTGTGTAGCGCCCTGGCTCGCTACCGCATCCGCGAGCGCGTCAAAGGGGTGACCACGAAGGAACACATCGACGCCCTCTTCGATTCGATGGTCGATCGCCCGGATCTCAACGAGGGGGAGCGTCGTACCGTCGCCGTCCACGAAGCCGGTCATGCCGTCGTCGCACTGCACCTGGAGCACGCGCCGCCGATCAGCCGTGTGACGATCGAGGGGGATGTCTCCGGCGCTCTGGGCTACGTGGCGTTCGATGACCCCAAGGACAAGTATGTCCAGACCAAGCCCGCACTACTCGACCGGATATGCACCATGCTCGGTGGCCGGGCCGCTGAGGAGGTTGTACTCAAGGTGGTGTGCGCCGGTGCCAGCGACGACATCGCCCGCGCCACGCGACTGGCCACCGCCATGGTCACTCAACTGGGGATGGGTGCAAGCCTCGCAATGACTGGCGACACCAACGTCCCGGCGAGTGTCAGTGAAGCCCGCCACGCCGAGATCGAAGGTATCCTCAAGGCGCAGCTCACGCGCGCCAAGGGCCTGATCGAAACCTACGCCGCGGAGCACGCCGGCATGGTCGAGGTCCTACTCAACAACGGGTCCTACGAGGTCGGCGGCGACGGTGAGCTGCGCGTCGAGAAGGGGGCGTAACGGTGAGGTATACCCGCCCGGCGTGGAAAATTGGGTTCCCAGTCAACGGTTCGTCATCCGACCAAGTCGTCCCTGTAACTATGACCGACCCGGAAATGGTGTTCGGCATCACCGGCATCGCTGTACACCCCGACGACGACCGTTACCGCGACGTGGTCGGGCTCACCGTCAAGATCCCATTGTCCGACATGACGGCGCCCATCGTCGCTGACACGGGTCGCTCGATGCAACATAACGACGGTACCGTTGCCGTAATCCCGGCTCACGAAAGCTACATCGGGTGTTCGCGTGGGGAACGCCTCGGGTTGCAGCTGGATCGCGTGGTATGCAGGTACGACATCCATGACGGCGGCGTACTCATCGCCCCTTCCCCGGTGAAGTATCAGGGCATGCACCTCTACGCCGCTCGCAAAGCGGTTGTCAATGACCTCAACGCGGGCGGGCATCTACTCGCGGTATACGCTAGCAGTATACGCTAGCGATGCGGGTGATGGCCACCAACGGGCGGTAGAGTTCGACGGGCCCTTGGAGCCCGGTGCCATCATCGCGCTCGCCGTGCTCAACGAGCGGGTCGTGACGGTGCTTGGTGACGGTGCCCCCTTGGAGTTCGTCGCCGCGAAATGACTTGTGTCGGCCGCGAGCCGGCTCCTATGTAGCGCCGGATTTCTAGGCCACCCGTGTCGCTCCGGTAGTGACGCATGCACCGGTGCGTGGTTCGGGCTCGCTCGGTGAGGGGGCATCCACTACAGATATCTCCTGGAGCGCGATCTTTCGAGCCGCCGCCCGCGCCGCGGCAATGGCATCGACCAAGTCCCGCCGGCGGGAATCGTCGCGGAAGAACTGGGGAATGGCGTCGCGCTCCACGAGGTCGCAGAGGTGGGTGATGGCTTGCTTCTGGTCTGGGGTCATGGCGGGGATGCTAGCACGATGCGGGCGGGATGCAAAGACGTGGGACTCGACTGTTTTCCATAAGAAAATCCCGAATGGTTCCGGTCACTTAGAAAAAAGACCGAAGAAAGTGACGAAAGTTGTTGATCCCAGGTCATGGATTCGCTATAAACAGAATCAAGGGGGACGACAGAGACCCCAGCAACACGAACACACAGGACAAGACAATGACCCACACAAATCTCGTTACGCTTCTCAGCAACCTTTCCCCCACGAAGTTCACGTTTGCCGTTGATTGGACTGGAACGTCGGATGTCAAGGTGTCGGTTCGTCGAGCCGGGTGGCCGGTTCACAACAGCTACGTTGCAGACGTGCTGGTAACCACCCGGGGGTGGATGTTCAACAAAACCTACACCGACGTCAACGACGTCGTCACCAACCTGAACAAAATGTTCGATCTCGTAGAGGGAATGTAATCATGAACAAAGAACACACCGACCTCCCCGGCGAGCTTTCAGAATCCCCGCTCCAGGCCATCCCCAGCACCCCAATGGCCCCGGTTGACGACTCCGACGAGATCCCGTTCTAGGATCCACGCACCGATACGATCACGCTATGCGTTGGATGATCGTGTCTCTGTTTGTGATGGTTGTTGGTCTCGGTGCGTGCGATGGCAAGGTGTCGCCGGGGCCGGATGCTGGGATGGTTGATGCCGGGGCTGAGATGGATGCGGGCATGTCGGACGGGAACGTCCCATGGGTAGACGTGTCATGTCCAGACGCTGTTCCGTGGCGATGCAAGTGATGTATGTACGAGGTAGCCGATGATTTTCTAGTGAAATCGGCCATCTCATGTTGACATCTGGTGAGTAGTGCATATCATCTCATCATGAAGTCAACGATAATTTTTGCGCTCATTCTCGGGGCCTGCGCCCCTACGTCACCCATTGACGGCGATTGCATCCCCACGATGCGTTCGACCATTGTCGATGCAAGAGGTGGCACCTACGATCCCCGCTATCACGCGGTCCTACGACTCAACAACACGGAGTCTGTGACCTGGACACCGACGGGTATCCCGATCAGTGATTCTGTATGCGCCATCACTCTCTATACCGTGGGTGATGGGCACGTCGAATACACGGTCCATTCGAATGCCGTTGAGAATGGAAAGTTCAGCGGCATCGCCTCCGGCACGTTCGACGGAAACGGCCCGATCACTATTCCAATTGACGTACCGGAGCCGACCGAATTTGCGAACGTATCAGTGAACCTGAACGTGTTTCATGACAACCGGCTAATCACCGGTATGGATGTATGGACAGTGCGTTAGCTTCAGATCACGCTACGGTCCAGGGTGACCTTGACGAACAAGAATTTGTCGCCGGCATCCGCAGATTGAATATTGAAAAATATCGCGTCCGTTGCTGTCACGGTGTAGGGGAATGTCCCTCCATCGACGCCGGAATCTAGCAACGCGCTTTGTGGGCCAGCTCCAGACGCGGTTGACGCAAAAAGCGACGATGTCGTTGCGGCAGCCGACGAAATGATCTCAAGACGGCCATCAGACGTCCCGACACCAGAATTTTTTACAACGAAGAATTCGAACGATTGGATCACGTCGCCAACTTGTACACCAGTGAGTGGGATCAGAATCGTCGTTCCCGCGGCACTCGCGACGAACGATTTGTTGGAATCCGCGTACGACACTGAGCCAGTTCCGAGTACAGCGTCACCCGCTAGAACTGCAGGCACCATGATCACCTTCGTGTTCGCCGCCGCTAGTTCATCGAGTTGTGTTCGCACTGTTCCAACTGAAAGTGGCGGCGCAGCCGCAGCCGCAATATCTGTTGCATCGAGACCGGCGATGACGTCAACATTCGTGCTGATCGCCGTCACCAGCTGATCCACGGCATCCACCACCGTCCCGGCATCAATATCAAGGTTCGTCGATGTCGCACGGATGGCGAAGTCCCGTCGCGTCTCGACATCGATACCCCCGGCAACCACCGGAGGCGAGGAATCCACGATCTGAATCGTCCCTTGCTCGATCCTCACGTCGGCGACGATGATGTCCGAGGTATCCACCGGGGGCTTGGTGGCCGCTCCGATGAGGGCCTCCGTCCCCTGGGTGACCACGATCTCCGTCGCTTCGTCCTGGACATAGAACACGGGGTTCCCGTTGCCATCGGTGCGCTCATCGGACAGGGCGCGGGTGGCACGGAGGTAGATGGTGATCCACTTCTCGTTGCCGCCCCCGAGGACGGCCGTGGGGATCCCGTCGGAGTCGAATTCGAGATCGACGGTCTGCGGGGAAGTGATCTCCAGGCGGGCCCCCTGTTTGTCGGTGCCGACGCCGGCTCCGAGTTCGACGGTGAGGTCGGGCGCCCCCTGCTGGGTGACGGTGAGCCCGCTGAAGATGCCGGTGTAGTCGGCGTCCACGTTCTGATTGCGGTCCGCCTCTTCGGCGAGGTCGAACCATTCGTTGGCCTCTGGGGCTGTTACAAGGTGCTTAAAGTAGGTGATTCGACGCTGCATACACTTCCTTACATGTAGGTGTGAGCCCTACATCGTCTGGGTTGTGGGTTCGGCGGCCCGGTGATGTATGCATCCATTATAGGGACCGACGTCATCACCCATAGACGCGATCGTCGCTACGCCGTCCGTAGAAGCCGCCGAACTTCACTTGACACCACCCTCCGCCCCATCATACGATACCCCAATGAAAGACCGCATCTTCGCAGAATTCACAGACCACGAGCGCGACCTGTTCCAGCTATCCGAATCTCAGGACATTGACAGCAAGCTCAGGATCACTCTGAAATCCGCCATCGACGTCTACATCTACGCGATCAAAGACCGACTCAGAGCAGCCGACCTGGAAACGATCCGGGCCGCCGTCAAGCCGTGCCCCTTCTGTACCGGCAAGCCCGTCGTCGAAACGCTCACGGGCGGTGATGGCGGCGATGGCCTCTACAGGTTCGAGGCGGCACCATACCGCGTCGAGTGCAATGAATGCTCCCACAGCAGCCGGCAGGTATCGACGGACCCGCAAGTGGTGATCGACGAATGGAATGGCGTGTTCTTCGTCCGCCGCGGGACGACCGACGAATCCGACCGTGATACCCTCACCGCGCGGATCGCTACCGCCGTCGAGCTGGCCGCCAGTTATGGGAACGTGAAGACTCGACACAAGACGCAATGGCTGATCGACCAAATGCTGCGCGCACTTCTCGACGATGCCGGCTACGAAGAGTTCGTGGCGCGATGCGGGCCCGACGGGTGGTGGGTCGGCTCCGAATCGTGATTGGTGCCCTTGACCTCGTATCGCGCCCATGATACTGTCCTGACATGACCTATCCCCAGGTAGTTCGCTCCATCGAACAAGAATTTGTCAAGCATGGCTGTACCGTCATCTGTCACGGTTGGGTGACCTCTTCAACTGGCCGCGTATGGAACATCCATGTCATCGAACCCACGGCACTTCATGGACCCGGTTCATTCTCGATCGATGAGCTGAAGTGCTATCGCCCCGACGGGTACTTGAATCATTCGTCCTACGAACGGGACGTGGTGAGGCGTGTCGGCCTGACGGCTCAGGGACCGACGCGGACGACACCGGAGAACATCGTAGCGATGGTCGCATCAGCGGTGAGCTGATCGCCCCACCCTGTGCAGACGTTCGACAAGACGCGTGTGACTTGCGCCGCGTGTCTAGACTTCCATTTCCCGCTGGCGGGAAAGTCTCCGAGCGACTGAGACCCAGCTCATCGCGTGGGCACGTCACATCCCACCAGACGCCCTCAGCCGCCCGTCACTCGACGATTTCTTTGGCGATGTCCCCAACCCCCGCGTCGTCACAGAAGCACGTGACGGTCTTTAGAACGTCGAGGTTGATGCCCGCTTGGTCGAGGATGAGGACGGCGAGGGCCGCGTACTCTTCGGGGTGAAGGGCTTCGGGGATCAGGTCTTCGAGTGTCTTGATGGTGTTCATGGGGTGACTATCGCACATCACCCACTGGGGCGACAAGCGGAATCGGTACGCCGGTGTGACGAATGTCGAGAATTCCGCGAGGTGCGCTTTGGCGTCGCGAGCAACAGCACGGAGCCGCTCGTGGATGTAGCCGCCGTTGTAGACCCGCTGAGTCCCATGTTGTCCGCAAGCGATGCCGTAGGTGCCCGGGCCCGCCCATGCTTCGTCAACCAGCTCATCGATGTTAGCCTCACGCTCGTGCTCAAGGCCGCCACAATACTCCGGCGGGTTGACGCGGGCTCGCAGGTCGGCGCGGGTGGCGAAGTGCTCGAACTCGATGTGATCGACGTCATCATCGAAGACCACGTGGAAGGCGGCGGGGATGGTTTGGTCATTGCTCATGGCGGTCATGGTAGCCCGCGGTGGGTGGATGCGTCAAGGGCCAGGAAACCCGCGTCGTTGCTGGCTCATCCCGAAAGGGATCCACATAACAGTCCTTCTTCTCTCTCCTCTCTCCCCTTCTTCTCCTCCTTCGTCATCTCAGTTCTTGTCCCCACCCTTGATCGGTCCAGTCTCCGGCGCGTGGCGCCGTTCGATGTGATGGCGCATGGGTGAGAAGGACAGATGTGAGGACGACGGCTCACAGGACATGGCTCGCGAGACGGGAACCCACATCACCTGGGCCACGGAGATGGCCCGCGGGACGGAGCGCAGCGACGGGAGGAAAGAGGAAAAGAGAGAAGGACTGTTATGTGGATCCCTTTCGGGTAACTCATCGACATCACAAGGGAAATCGCCACATTTCGCCCTCATCACCGACGCCCCCTACCACAAGGCTTGACATTGCCCCACCGATCGCGGTACAACGCCGACATGAGCACCAATCAAACATTTCAAACGGCCTACAAAATCTTCCCGAAGTACATGTCGGACGACACCATTCGTCTCGGCCATTACGAAACGGTGAATGCACTCATCGATGACCTCGGCCCCGCGTCGGACGCGGTGAAGCGGATGGCCATTGCCGTATGGAGTTGGCCAGGGGTGTATGCCATCGTTCAAGCCGTCAACGGAACGACCATTGACGTGATTCCGGGACACGAGGTCGAACGCGCCCTTGGCAGCGCGGAAGCCGTCTTCCGAGATCTGCGACTCAAGCTGGCCCCGGTTCCCGCCGGCGGGAAAGCGTATGACTGTCTCCCCAACCTCACCGGAAGTGAAGGACGAATCTACGACGTTCGATTCGAGACGCTCATGGAAGACCCCGGCGTTCCCGATGATACTTGGTTCGAATGGTCTGTCCCCGGCACATATATGACATATACTGCGGGCGAGATCCGGCAATGTGACCTCGCGCAGCGGGCCATGATCAAGGTTTCGGAGCAGAGGGCGCAGCTCGATGAGATCGAGACCATGTTTCACCAGTTCGTTGCCAACACAGAAGACTGAGCCATGTACATCGGAACCGCCAATCCCAACAAGCGACGAGAGTTCGGTGACATGCTTGTCGGGCTCGGAGTTGACGTCAAGTTCCTGGACGCCGATGTCCCGGAGACCGCAGACACCATCGCCGGCAACGCCCGCCAGAAAGCTCACGCCTACGCCGCGATGGCCCCCGGGGAATGGGTGATGGCTGAGGATAGCGGTCTCGTGGTCCCCAATCTTGACGGCATGCCGGGCCCGTGGTCGGCGAGGTTCCATGCACTGGATCTGGAGTCCAAAGAAGTTCGCGTCCCCATCAAGTCATCGCTGGCAGAAAAGTGGAACACCATCCGCCTTCTCGACATGATGCGTGAGTGGCCGCCAGAGGACCGCTACGCCTATTTCGAAGCCGTGGTGGTAGTGGTGGGCCCAGACGGAAAGGAAGCCTACATCGGCCGCTCTGTGGCGCATGGGGCAATCACTACCGCATCGCGTGGGACGGACGGCTGGGGTTACGACTCGGTGTTCGTGTCCGCACGCAGCGGTGGCAAGACGTGGGCGGAGATCCCGGTGGAGTTGAAGAACGAGATCAGTCACCGCGCCGATGCCGTGAGGAAGCTCCAGGTGTGGGCGTCGGGGTGTAAGGGTTTGCGGTGACCCGCGCAGAGCATGTTCCGATTCTGGGACATCTTGTTGGCGACGATTGAGTTGCGGGCCCGCCGGTTGTGATTCGGCGACAGATGGGCTATAGGGGTGGGTATGTCTCAAGAAATCATGATCATCCCACCCGGTTCAACCCTCCTCGTCAAAGGGGGCACCCTTTCGAAGAAGGCCATTGCTCATCTTGAGCAATATGCCAATCTCTGCGTAGTCGTTGACGAACCCGAGCCGGCACCCGAGCCGGCACCCAAGTACTCCGAGGGTGTGGCAGGTGTCGTACAGCGACTCGGCGGGTCCGCAGGCAGGGGTGATGGCGTTATCGTGTACGGTCCGGCAGGTGCTATCGAACCTTTGCGAAAGCAAGTGCCGGAGGCAACATTCATCGTGTCCGACGGTGATGGTCTGAAGATCCCCGTCGGGATGCGGGCCAGCGCCCTGGTTTTGGTCAATGGTGTAACCCCGCCAGCTGCATTGGAAGAGCGTCGGATGCCACCATATGTGACTGTCCAAGTCACAATGTAGGGCTTGCATCCCGTGCCGATTCGCGCTACCATGGCCCCATGAAACTCGATCTCCTCAAGTCCAAGATCACTCGTGGCGTAGCCGCCGGGGTACGCTATGCCAACAAGAACGCCGCCCCCGCGCTCAAGGCGGCTGAGACCCTGGGACGGGCGTGGGCGCTCAAGAATCCGTCACCCCTTGCTGTGGTGGGGGCCGCTGCAACAACGGTCACGGAGCTGGGGAAGTGGGCGGATCGTAATGCAACTGACGGCTACGTCTCTGTCAGATATTCATTCGATTTGTGTACGTTTCTGTTTCTCAGCATTGGGCGCGGATGGGCGGCTTCGAACGGAACGATCGACGTTGATGGTGTGGTATTTCGTCACGCAGAGGCACTACATAGCCGCGTCCCAAAATACAGCGTCTTAGTCCCAGTTCATGACAGTGAGCGCGCGCATGAACTTCTTGCCCAGTTGGTATCGAGGGCGGTGCCCCGGTGGATAGAAGGTCACATGAATTGGCGAGGAATGGCAACATACGGGCAAGATATACCTCCGAGTATTCCTTCGCCGATCAAAAGTGAACCCGCGGACCTCATCATTTCGCGGACGAAACCGTTCTTTGATGCAGGCGTTCGCCGGGCCATATTGATCCATGGGCGTCCTGGTGTCGGAAAAAGTTGTGCTGCAACGTACATCGCCGACGCGCTTGGAGCGGACCATATCGTGTGGGCGACCATGCTCAAAAATAGAAACATGGTAACTGATGTACCGAGGGTTGTGTCATCGAAGAAGCTCATTCTCATACTCGACGACGTGGACAAAGTTTCCCTGGGGACATCGGACTACCGCTTGCTTCGTGAGCCCTATCTCCTCACCATTCTCACCGCCAACAACGGGACCGACGACAAGGTTCTTGACGGCTCTCTCGTACGCCCCGGCAGCATCGACGAGACATTCCACATGGAGTCCCCGGGGTTCGACCCTACGGATAGGGAGCCGCTGAGCCAGCTGTCTCCAGAGGTCCGAGATTGCATCCGCGGATGGTCCGTCGCTGCCTTGAACGAGGTCGCGCTTCGAGTCAAGCACTTCGGGACGGATGAGTCTGCACTGCGCCTCGACGACATCGAGACCCGGAATGGGATGAAGTGTCATTCCGTGAAGGTCCGTCCGCTCAGAGAGGAATCATGATTCCCGCTGGCGGGAAAGGCATGCTTGCATTTGGCAGACCATGTGCTACGGTTCCACCATGACATCACATGAACGCGTTGCGCGACTATATGGCCTGGACTCGGACCACATTGCAATTTGGTCCGGTCTGAGAACATGGAACGGCGACGCCGACCGAACCTGCCGAGCGATGTGGCGGTTCGGCCCGAACCGTGATGTGTACCCGTACTGGATTGAGATCAAAGATCTCCCAAGGTTGGATGACCCGCCCCGAGACATGAACGACGTCATCTACAAGGCGTGGCACTGCTACTACACCGCACTGGGACTGCTATGAAACCTACCTACATTCCCGGCTCGGTGTTCCGGCGGTGGCGTGATGTCTAGCGTGAAGTGGTACGACGTCTTGGCCGAGCACGACCCCGTGAGGTATCGTCGAGTGATGAATGTCAGCAATCACCGAGACATTGGTATTGGTCCGATGTACCCCGCCGGGGTGGGTTCCAAGCAACTGGCGTGGGCATGGGTATGGTACCTGTTGCGAGTGAAGACGCGATGGATTTACAAAGTTCGCTTGCAAAGACGCCTATCCCTGGTCATGGGGTGGGTCATGAATCCGCCTCGTTCCGTACCAATAGAGTCCACGTGGGTACATGATCTTCTGTCGGAGCACCACATGAAGTTGTTGAAGTCGGACCGTCAGTTGATGGATCAAACCATGCAAGACATGTTCCAGTTTTGGGAGCTGCTAGTTGCACTCCGACAGCTGCAAATCATGCGCGCGTCATAGATCAGTCATCGTGTGTGGTTCGACTAAGGTAGCTGAGCCCACGACGTGGTGACGGACTCGTAGGTGACAGGGGATCGATGAGTGTCGGGTCATCCCATTCTGGATCGGGCTCCGGGAATACGATCTCGCGCGCCGCATCGTGCAGGGTCATTGCGGCGACCGTCTCGGAATCGAGATCGATAGCCGGCACTGCCACTGCACCCAAATCAGAAACCATCTCGGTCAAAGCATCAACCTTGGCCTGGAGATGAGAGATCCTGGCGTGCGCCACCTTGTCCCCGATCGATCCGTCTTCGATCATGGCATCGATACGGGCTTCCCACTCAGGGAGTGAGCCCGGCCGTGACCCAAGGATCGCCGTCGCGACGTGCAAGCCGAGATCGTCAATCCGGTCATAGCGCCGGCTGTCGTGGACGCCATAGACGTTGATGTCCACGGGGTGTGGACCTTGCATCGCGAGGCCAGAAGACACCGCTTCTATGACAACGATGGGACGTCCAATGGCTTCACCTGCACTTTCAAGACGGCTGGTGACTGTCTTTGGGATGCGCCCGTTGGCGACAGTGATGAAGATGGGTTCGGGCGGGATCGTGGGTTCGCTCATACCCGTGCATATAGGGTGGCAAGGGCACGAACACAACTACGAGATCACGGAGCCGCCAGCGTTGATGGAGCCACCAACGGAACGACAGATCACGCTACCATCTGCGGTGACGTTTCCACCAACGTCACCACACTGTACCGATCCGCAGGCGTCGATGCGCTCAACATCGCCAGTCACTTGCACACTCTTGTCTGTGCTGATGTACCCGACATTGCCAGTGATGACGATGTCTCCAGTCTTGTCGGTTTCGCCGACGGTTTTACCGTCAATCGTGATGACACCGTTGTCAATGGAAACGGAGCTACCGACGTAGGTCTGCCCGTCGATGGTGATGGTCGAGCCTTTGTAGGCATTCTTACGAAATGGTCCAAACATGTACGAGATGATACACGATTGAACCAGAAGTATCAAATCCCGCCGGCGGGAAATTCGACATCAGGGAGCGGTACGGTGTTGGGCTCGACGATAGCACCCACAGTGGACCATGCCTTGTCGGTGGCGTAGAACTCGATGGAATCGTCGAAGTCATGCACACCACGGAACGAGGTGACGATTGCAACCCAATGTGGCCCGACCAAGATAATCGGATCGTGCTTGGCCCAATCATCCGACTGGGAAATGGCACTGTAGCATGGGCCCAAGAGCTTGTAGGAACCATCCACCCGCACGGTGTGGACGTCAAGTGGACGCCATTCCGATACAGGTATGGCGGCGATGAATGTGTCGATATCTGTCGCGGTGTTTTCAATCATGGGCCTACCCTAGCACGCTTCCGCCGATGTCGCAACCTCCGTCCGCTAAAACCATGGCATGAGAAATGCAGAAGGTGACAACGAGGTCAAGGTCAACGGCTACGTCCTAGGCGGAGACAAAGTCTTCAAGGCGTACTCCGTCCCGGGGGTGGCGCAGTCCAACGCCATGCCGACGACGGCGCTCAATCATAGCGCCCAACTCTTGGACCCGCGCTTCGACCCCGTGCGTCTTGCGGAGGTGTACCAGACGTCGGCTCACCTCCGGCCCCCCATCGGGGCCATGGTCGCGAACATCGATGCTATGGGACACGTCCTGGAGCCATTCGTTGACCTCTCGTCCGCGGAAGCCGATGAGATCATCAAGACGGCGTTGATCACCGAGGGCGTCGATGATGGGTTGACGTATGATGAGGCGACCCCGAGTGACGATGACATCGCCGCCGCCAAGGAAATCCTTGCACGGGACCAACGAATCGAGCGTGTCCATCTCGACCGGTGGTTCGCATCGGTTGGCATCGGTACCACTTGGACGGAGCTGCGGAAGCGCACCCGCCTCGACTTGGAGATTACCGGCAACGCCTACTGGGAAATCTTGCGGGGTACCGACGATGCCCCCGCGGTCGGTCGCGATGGGTCGTCGATTCCCCTGGGACCGATCACGCGTATCCGACATCTCAGGTCGCCCGAATTTCGCCTTGCCCGTAGTGACGGGAAGCGGGTTGATGTGGCGCGCGTCGTGCGAACATCTCCAGTCGCGGTTGACATCGAAACCGATTCCCGCAAAGTCCGGCGGTTCGTGCAGATGGTCGGCGGGCATACCGTATGGTTCCGGGAATTCGGCGATCCCAGGACGGTATCGTCCAAGACCGGCGTCGTGTATGAGAGTGAGGACGAACTCCACCGAACCGAGGGGGCCGATGCTGTTCCCGCGACGGAGGTCATTCACTTCTCGATCTACGACTCCCTCAGCGTCTATGGCGTCCCGCGATGGGCTGGCACCCGCCTATCCGTCTTGGGCTCTACGGCGGCCGATGAGGTCAACCTCGACTACTTCGACAGCAAGCCCCCGGCGGGAATGCTTCTGGTCACCGGTGGCCGACTCGGTAAGAAGACCGTAGGACGCCTGGAGAAGCTCTGGGAGGCTCAGGCCCGGGGGCGCGCGAAGTTCCACGGTCTTGTCGTGATCGAAGCCGTTGAGGGCGGCCTCGCGATGCAAGCCAACGGTTCTGGCAAAGCGGCGGTGAGCTTTCAACCACTCACAGGGACGCAACAGTCCGACGCCCTGTTCTCTGACTACGACCGCGAGAACGCCAACAAGATCGGGCGCAGCTGGCGGCTTTCCCCCATTCTCCGGGGCGATAGCCGCGACGCCAACCGCGCCACCGCACAAGCCGCCGTCGCAATCGCGGATGAGCAAGTGTTCTCAGATGAGCGCAAAACATTCGACACATTCGTCACCGACACCGTTCTCCCCCAAGCCGGCTTCACGCGGTGGCGCTTCATCACCAACTCCCCGGCGCCGAGTTCAGACCCCATCGAGCTGACCAATTCCATCGCGAACTTGATGGACAAGTCGCCGGGTTTGCTGTCTATCAACGAAGCCCGGCGCATGCTTTCCAAAGCCCTGAATGAGGACCTCGATCCCGTCGATAACCAGCACACGGATCCCATGGAGCTGGCCAAGGTTCTGAGCACCATCGGCGAGAAATTGACCGACGTGTTCACGCCGCAGGAAGTGCGCGTCATGATGGCCCGCGCCCTCAAGGTGAACCTAGAAGAGCTTGAGTCTATTGCTAAATAGGAGGCATGAGTCTCCATCCAAGCAGTCCCGCCGGCGGGAATCCCGGCCCAATCCTCAACCCCAAACAGGCCGCCCTCAAGGCACGCCTTCAGCAATCTCTCAAGCATATCGGTCCCGAGGCATTCGAGGACCTCTACGGCTCACTTCAGGACCTCGTAAGGTCTGACAGCGAGGCCAAGGAAGTGTTCGCCGGCTTCTTCAAGGCGATCGTCGCGTCATTCTACACCGATCAGGTACAGCTACTCCAGATCACCGCGCATGAACTCCGGCGCCGTGTCATGCTGTGTATCCAGCTGTTCCGGGACATGCGCGGTGATTGCTACTGGACCTTGAATCGGACCCTTGACACGCTTCCCCATGCCCTCCGGGTGACCCTCGATGGCGAGGTTTTCGAGCCCAAGAAGGAACGCTCGACATGGGCAGCCACCGATGACTAGGACTGATTCGCGAGGACGAGCCACGTCGCCACCGACTCGCGGTCTTCGAACTGAGACATATTGGTTTGCGTGAGGCCGATGCGAACGGTCTGGTTGTTGATCGTGGACGTTGCAGTCGCAACGATGACCGCATGGTCCCCCACGACTCCGGGGTAATTGCCGGAGACATCAACCGCCATCTGAACCGGCGCGGTGGGCGTGACGTTCCGAACCGTCCTGCGAAAGGCGGGCTTGAAGTTGTTGTGGAAGCTAGAAGCGACCTGGTTCCATGCGCAATGGGTGGAGAAGCGGCCGTTGGTCTTGCTGGTGGTGGTCTTGAAAGTGGTCATTGTTGGCGTCCGGTGTTTGGTGTGGCGGGGTTTCTTCCGTCCCCTTGATTTTCTTTATAGCAAGGCTAACTCCGCCCGTCTACAAAAAACGACACATTCTTCGAACTTTTTTCCCCCGTGATTTGCAAGATTTGGCCCGTTATATGCACATCTTATAATCGATGGCATGCGAATTGCAAAGCAGATCCCCGAATCCGATGCGGACATCGGGGAGCGTCGAGAAGCCGCCGATGAGCGAGCCGAAGGGTTCCCCGAGATCGAAGTCCTTGAAGACCAAGGGCTGAGCGCGGCGGAAGATGACCCTCTCGACGAAGCTCTATGGGGTGACCCCGTCAACCTCCGGTTCCCGCTGGCCTACCGCGGCGACACCGAGCCGGACCGTGAGCGGTCGTCAAATGCCCGGTCGCGGTTCAAAGGGCCGGACGGGGCGGATGCTTACGAGCGCGACGAAACTAAAGGGGTCGTCCACACCCGGATCGTGCAAGCGGAGATCGATGCCGGCGTCGAGCCCGGCTACGACCCGCAGGACCCACTAGATCGTCTGCTGAGTCCGCAAGTCAAACGACAACTGGGAGTTGAAAAGATGCATTACGGCGACGCGGTTCCATCTCCGTCTATCCCAACCCATGACGACAGCCCAGAGCACAAGCTCTACACCCTTGTCGAGCGCCACGACCGATACCCAGACATCGCGATACTCGATGGCATGCCCGCCGCGCGGCGCGATGAGCCGCTGTGTGAGGACCTCTGGGGCGATCCCGTCAACCTGATTTTCCCGCTGGCGGGACGCCACGAGGACTGGCCCAACGCCATCCACGCCAACACGGCGCGCGAGTGCTTCAAGGATGAGGATTCTTGGCGCAACGCGATGATCTACCCCGATGACCTGAGCCGGGCGTGTGTGCATGAGCGCATCGTCCGGGCCCAGATCGCCGCGGGAATGACCCCTGAGATTGATCCCGAGGATCCATTGGACTGCCTTCTGCCGGCGGACCTTTTGTATGGGGCCTCTGATGTTGACTCGGCATACCGGAGGAAGTCTATGCCACTGAATTTCGAGGCCAAACTGGCCGCCCTCGCGCCGGAGCCCGCTACCCCGGCGAAACCCACCCTGGACAGTCTCCGTGAGACCCTGGCGTCGTTGGCGAAGTCGGCGGACGGGGGGCTCAAGGACGGGCTGACCAAAGCCCTCGCCGATCTCGATGTCATCCGCAAGGCGTTTGATTCGATTGAAGGCGTAGGCTCATTCACCGAGACCTATGGTCCCGGCGGTATGGCTGAGCCGGAGATGAAGCTCACCGACCCCGATCCGGTACCCCCGGTGATCGACGATCACAATCAAGAGGATGAGCTGGCCCCGGACGCGCAGTTCGATGTCGATGATCCCCGGCTGCGGCAGCGTGAAATCCACGGCATCGCGACCAACGATGTTGCGGTCGTTCCGTGGGAAGCGAATGCCCGCACCGAAGCCAACCCCGGTCGGCCGGATGCGACCTCGGTGATCCCGATGGTTGGTCCGTCGGGTGCCGAGTTCGCCCCAGTCGATGGTGTCGCAAAGGCGTTCGGCGATTTCGAAAAGTTGCCCGCCCTTGGCTACGACTCGCAGATCCTCGGAGCGAGCAAGTAAGTGCGCTTGCACGTCCACACATTCGTCGATCCATTTGACGGAACGACGAACACGACGGCCGCGGAGATGGGGCAGTCGCACGTCCACACCGGGACATGGTCCAATGGCGAGACATACGTCACTTCGATGGCGGACGATGTTCCCAATCATGGACATCACGTCGTGTTCCCTGAGACCGGTGAGACTCTGGTGTCTAGCTACTCCCTGACCGTCATTCCTGGAGGCGAAACCATGAAATCCTATCCCCATGTCTTGACGTGGGAGGCCGTGGCAGCGAACTACCTGCCGGACGATGGGTCATCGGGGATGCCGGAATCTCTTGAAGCCGACATCCCCGGTCGATACCAGTTCTGGAAGTGCGAGGCTACCGAAGACAAACTCGCGGTTCGGCGCGCTCTCGTCGAATCCGGCATTGTCGCGGAAAGCAACATCCGCATCGTGACCGTCAAGTCCGGGAACGAGACCGTCGGTGAGGAACTGCACCGCGTCGTCTTCAAAGAGACGTCGGCGATGGTCCTGCCTTCGCCGGAGCCTGGAGCCCCGGTCGTTCCTACATTCAAGTCGGATCTCACCCTGGCCGCGGATGTCGCCGGTCTTGAGAACCCCTTGGTGATGGACACCAACATCGTGTCCCTGTTCGGACTTGATGAAACTCTACGGCGCGCGGAAGCCGGCGCCCGAGACTGGCTTGTCCAGATTGATCCCGACTCCCCCGCATTCGACGCCGCTCTCAAGCGCTATGACGCTCCGACGCTGTATGCCCTCAAGCACAGTGACGCCGCGGTGTATCTCGCAAGCGGTATCCCCGATGACGGTGATGTCCGATGGTTGATGAAAGCGGATACCGATGCCGTCACCAACCTGCTCTGCCGACAGAACCTTTCACCCGTCGAGATTCTCCAGCGGGCGGACAATGAGGTCATCCCGGAGCGGGTCGCGGACCTTGCGGAACACGTCTCCAGCATCGCCGCCAAGCGAGCCGGTTGGTCTGACTACGATGCCAGGGTTGCAACCCGTGCCGTGGTCACTATCCAACGGGAACTCGCCAAGGGTGCGACCGCCGACGCTGCGACCCTGCAGTCTCTGGGTGTGGACGTCCGCAAGGCGGTGTCCGACCTCGCGGAGCGGGTGCAGGAAATCAGCATCCACAAAGCCGATCGTCCCGATGAGGAACGCATCGTCTACGGCATCGTCCTCGAACCGGACACCGTTGACCTCCAGGGTGATGTCGTCACCGCGGACACCATCCGCAAGGCGGCACACGACTACATGGAGCACTCCGGTGCCATCGGTCTCCAGCATGAGGAGATCATCACCGGCAAGGCCAAGATCCTGGAGACGTTCATCGCCCCCGTGGACTTCGACGTCGGCGGCCGTGTGATCCGCAAGGGTAGTTGGGTGATGTGCCAGCGGATCGTCGATGACGGCCTCTGGAAAGCCGTCAAAGCCGGCGACATCACTGGCTTTTCCATCGGGGGCCGTGGAACCCGCGAGCCCGTAGGAGGTGTCGCGTGAACAAAGCTCGAACGAATCGCCGGGCCCGCAAGGCCCAGAACAAACTGAAGAACCTCACGGTTCAGGAGGTGTCGATCGTGGATCGTCCCGCAAATGACCACCCGTTTCATCTGACCAAGTCCGAGACCCCCGTACAGGTGGACGGGGATAGCTTGGTCATCGACCGTTCCGCATCGGCAGCCGCAACCGCCGCTCTCGTCGCGGGACAACACTTCAGCGCCGCCATCACGAAGATGCTTACGGTTTCCGAGCATGGGCGCCAGCAGGTGCATTCCTACCTCGGTGAGCTGTACATGCGCATCGATGAGCTGTGCAACATCCTAGCCAATGTCGATGGCAACCCCATGGGGGGCACCCTGGACTCCGCGATCGGACAAGAGCTTGCGGAAATCGCCGGGATTTTCATGAAGCTGGCCACCGCGTTTGGTGCGACTTCGATCGTCGAGCCGGCTGCAAAGGCAGATGCCAGTGACGACGCCGACGTGTCCAAGGCCGGTCGCAAGATGAGCAAGATGAATGCGTCTCGGTTGCGTGATGCCATCGTGCTTCTGAACGAGCTGGCGCAGACCGTCATGCCGGATGAGATCTCGGGTATGTACGAGAAGATGTACGGCGGGAAGTTCAAAAAGTCGGACGACGCGAGTCCCGCCGGCGGGAATCTCCCGGCCTACATCCCCGGCGCCGATGTCGCAGCCGCGCTTGCTGATACCGTCTCGAAGTTCGACAACGGTCTCAGTTCTACACTCGATCATGTGGTGGCTCTTACTCAGCGTGTGGATGCCCTGGAAGCCCGACCGGTTGCGAAAGCGGCCCCGGCGCGCCGGATCAACACCCATGCACCCAGCAATGCCATCGACACCGCGGATGCTGCCCCCCGGCATGCCCGTGCCACCGAACTCGATGCCAAAGTCCCCGCGTTGGGCTGGGACTCGGAACTGGCCCGCTAGGCCACAACCCTTACCACGAGGTATAGCAATATGAGTATCAACAACCTGGCCCAGCGAGAGCCCGAAGCGATCAAGAAGGCCGACCTCCGTCTCAGCAACATCCTGGATCCTCTGGGTGAGCTTGTCCCGGCTCAGGCGAACAACTTCGTCCGCCTGATGCAGAAGGAATCCGTGCTCTTGGGTGCGGCCAATGTCGAGGTTCTGCGCGCCAAGAAGCAGCGCGTCAACAAGGTGCGGTTCGCGCAACGGATCCTCCGCCGTGGCGTCGAGGGGCAGGCCCTGTCCCAGGCCGACCGCAGTGCCCCGGACTTCACCGTCGCGGAGTTCGACACCCAGCTGATGAAGGCTGAGGTCAACCTTACTCAGGAAGTGCTGGAGGACAACATCGAGGGGGATCGGTTCATCTCGACTCTCCTGGAGCTGATGTCCGGCGCCATCGCCCGCGACCTCGAAGATGTCGTGGTCAACGGTGATACCAGTATCGTCGATCCGACCAATCTCCTGGGCACCTTCGACGGTATGCTGGTTTCCGCGACCACCAACGTCACCAACGCCCTGGGCTCCGTGTTCGATCAGAACGTCGCCAACGCGATGATCCAGACCATGCCGGTGGAGTTCCGCAAGAACCGTGCCGCGCAGCGCTTCATGACGGATCACAACTCCGATCAGAACGCCCGCAATACCCAGGCCACTCGTGCCACCGAGTTGGGCGATGACCAGCTGACCAACTACAACGCCGTGCGCTGGCACGGCATCAACCTCATGCCGATCGATGTCTGGCCGAGCAACTTGGGTGGCGGTCTCGATGAGACCAATGTCATCCTCACCGCACTGCAGAATGTTGGCGTCGGCATCTGGCGCCGCTTCAAAATCACTCGCGAAGTGGACAACCGCGCGGACACCGTCTCCTGGATTGCGTCGGTTCGGGCGGATTTCAAGTACATCGAAGAAACCGCGGTCGTGAAGGCGATCCAGGTTCAGAGCCTGTAAGGAGGACTCAGTATGGCACTTTCTACTCCCGCTACTGCGCCACTGCGCGCGCATCAATCGCCAGAACTCCAGGTCTACTGCGACGTCATCGAGTTCCCTGGGGACGACGACTACGTCACCGGTGGTACCCCCGAGTTCCAGTCGTTCGTCCGGGCCGCGGTGGGTCACAACGTCACCGTGATCGCGATCATCGATGTCGGCAGCAACACCGCCGGTACTCCAGCGCTGTTCGAGCCGGTCTATGACCAGGCCAACGACACCCTCATCGTGCTGGACCCGGCGCGAGTCGAGGTGGCCGCGACGACCGACCTCAGCACCACGACCTTCCGCCTCGCGGTACTTTCCAAGTAGGAGGAACTCCTCAGTATGGCTACTATCTACCCCACCACGTTCGATGGTCAAAACAACATTGAACGCGGCACCAAGGTCGTCAAGCGATCTGGTGAGTCGGATCTCGCGACCATCCTTCGGGACGCCGCGGGAGACCTCGCCAACAGTTCGACCGATCTGGGCTTGATTCTTCAGGCCCTGCAAGCGCTGTCCGACAAGCTGGATCTGGACGCCGGTGTCAGCGACACCGACTACCGAGCCACCCTTGACGGCATCATCACCGTAGTCGCTAGCGCGTCGCCCTCCACGATCGCCGGCTAACATCATCCCCATACTCCAACCAACGAGGAACTATGTACAATTTTGATCCTGACCTAGAAGAATGGTCCCCCGAAGCCGACTACTGGGTGCGGTTTGCTCCGGTCCAGCCGAACATGAAGACCTACACGATCCTCGGGTTCGGCAAGATCACCTCGACTCAGGAGTGGGTGGTTTGCAAGGGTGACGTCGCGAAACATCTTGCCTACACCACCACGAGTGGCTACAGCGTGACGATTGCGGAACGACTGGGACGCGGGCGCTACAAGCTGGCGTTCGACGTTGCCCGGAATCCCGAGGAAGCCACGGCGATCGAGCGCTGGTATCAGCGCAACGTCGAGGTCGAGCGACCGGGTACCATCGCGCGCCCCAACGCCTTGAAGCGGTTGACTCCAAAGTCGATCGAGGCACGTCAGCGTCTCGTCGAACGGCAGGAGCTGCCGGAATTGAACCCCGCGGTTCCGGTGGAGAATCCTCCGCCACCCCCGATGCCCTCTCTGGGTACCCCCGCGAAGCTGAGCCCGCCGGCACTTGCCGAGAGTGCGCCCAAAGCGAAGCGAGGACGGGGGCGTCCCCGCAAGGGCGATTCCGCGAGCAAGTAAGCTCATGATATGACCGGGTTGGAGAGCCCGTTCTGACATAAGGGTTGGATGGTGTATGGGTTGAGCCGGGCCACTTCGGTGGTGAGCCGGCTCTTTTTTTTTGTCGGAATCACACGACCTTCACATGCGTCACCCACGTGTCCGGCTCGCCGCGGAACTCGCGATGTTGCTTCACCTTGGCCCGAATGGTGTAACACTCGCCCTTGGTCATCTCCGGGTACGACGACGTCTTCCAGCTCATCTTGTCGCCCGCTTGGGTACGGAACACGAACAACCGGGTGAATCCGCCGTAGCCGTTCTCACCGAAGTCGATGATCTTCTCCAAGGTGACCTCACCGGTGGCGTACTGCCCGACGATCCCGACGTGCTCCCCGGCAGGCTTGGATCCGTTCCGCTTTCTGGCGTCGTCCTGACGCTTCTGGTACCAGATCCACGCCGCCGCCGCGATGCGGGTGTGACGGTCCTGTAGGTAGACGTCCTTGAGACTGGCGATGAGATTGGCCTCGAAGTCATTCCCGCCGGCGGGAATCTCACCCACCGCGGCGACCATCCGCTCGGCATGAGCCCGGTCATCATCGGTCACCATAAGCGGATCCTGTCCCCAATAGGACACCATCGCGCGAGACGCCGTCGGAATGAGATTCCGCTCGTACGCCGCCTTGCCGGACACCCATCCATAGACGCGGGCCGCGGCGCAGACATGCGCCATGAAATCGTCCCGTTCCACGACATGGGGGTAGTCGTTGCCGACGTACCGCATCTCGCCAACGGCCTTGCCGATCCGTGCGATGTCCTTGAACGTGGTTTCCAGCATGCCGCCATCATCCACGAAGTCCGTGAGACACGTGGAGCCGACCTGTAACGACGTATCGCCGTTGTGTAGGACGAATGTGGTGTGCCGGCGACGCTTCGTCTGGCAGTGGTCACAGAATGCCGTGGAGCGGACCTTATTCCAGTCCACCCCAGCAAGGAGCATCATCTGCGCTCGCGCCATAGCCCCGGTGAACTCGTGTCCGGTCTCGATCATGTGGTCCATGGCAACCATAGCGGATTCCGCGTCGTTGACACCCATCTCTACCCCGGCGTTGCGGGCCGCGTTGGCGATGATACCGATCGCCGGGATCGACTTGATGACCGCGGTGTCCCCGGCATGCTCGACCTTGGCCAAAACCGTCCATTCATGGGTCTGCCACACGAGGCCGCTGATCGTGACATCGACCACGGCGACATCGCGAGGCAGCCCCCACGACAGTCCCGACACGGTGTAGATGTCAGACGTCGTGATGGTCAATGCGTTGAGGTCACCCCCCTTGGCGCGGCGACGATTGATGCGACCCACGGTCTTGGTGATGACGTCATTCCGGCCGGCGGGAATCGTGATGGTGTAGTTCTGCGTGTTCATGACCGTTACACTAGCGCATCCGCCGGCAACCCGCAAGATCTAAACTCGACTTTGTGGCGGACATCTCGACATTTTTCCCCGATCGCATTGGCTTCGAACACGGGCGTATCGTCCCGGAGTCGGTCACACCAGCGGATGGCGACTATGTCCTGAGTCTCGGCGGCGATCGCCCCTACACGACGTCATTGTTCACACCCGGTGATACGGTCGCCTATAGCCAGGAGCTGGCCCGCGGGACGAACAACCTGCTTCGGATGGTCGCCGCCACAATCGGCGTCCCCGTCCCTGTCATCACCACACCCCCGGTGTTCGCGCTCGCCGACGCCGAGACCATCACATTCACTTCCGACGGGGAGACCGAAGTCGTCACCCTTTCGACCGATGACTTCGTGGACATCGCGAACGCCACCGGCCAGGAGGTCGCCGATGTACTCGCCCGTGACCTCTCCGGGATCTACTCCGTGCGGCTCAGCAAAGATTACCGCGTCACCGTGGTGAGCACCCAGCGCGGCAAACAATCTGAGATCGTTGTAGGGGGCACGGCGACCCTTGGCTTTCGTCGCCCGCGCTGGATCCTTGAAGCCGACGTCGAGGGGGTCATCGTATCTCGCGAAATCTTGTCCGGCGATGCCCAAGTCTACACCGACATCGCTGTCTACCTCGATGGTCTGCCGGCAAGCGTGACCACCACACTGAAGCTCTCGTTCCTGGACGCCGATGGTGTGGTCGATGCCGGCGTCCTGATGTTGGCGGAGCTACCGGGTGCGTACTTCGACAACCTCGTGTTCCTCACGGTGTCGCCCACCACTCTGATCAACCGCGTCCCTGAGCCCGGACATAGCGACCATCCCGTGGGCGACAACATCGTTCTCGAAGCCGTGGCGGATGCTCCCATCGCGATCGGCGATGTCTCGATCAACGTGTCCATCAATGGCGACGATTTCACCGCGATCGACACCGGCTCATTCGTCGCCCCATTCGATGGCCCGGAGTCGGCACTGACTCAGATTGGACCGAACCATATCGGGATCGTCATTGACCCCGTGGATGACCTGCCGGAGCAAACCGAGATCACGGTGATGTTTTTGGCACCGCTGAATGGCGGCGCCGGTCCCATCACATACCAGTTCGTCACCGAAGACCTTACCGGGCCAAGGATCGAATCTCTCACGGCGCTGAGCAAGACAGAAGTCGTGATCACGTTCAACGAAGGCGTCGCCGATGACGCCCTGGATCCCGCGAACTGGACATACACCGCGGTCACGTTGCCGGCAATAACGCCCGTCGTGGTCTCTGTGGTACGCATCTCCACGCGTGCCGTGAAGCTCATCATCGACACCGAAACCTCGGTGGGTCGCATCTATGAAGTCGCCGCCGAATCCGTCGATGATACGTCCGGGAATGATAGTGGTCCGATCTCAATCCGCTACACCGCCCCGGCGTCATCGAACTCGCCCACGGACAGAGATTTCCGAGTTCAAGACTTTGTCCCGGACTACAACTGGTCCCTCGATGCGGCCGGCGACTTGCGGAGGTTCATCGACAGCTTGCAAGACATCGTTGACGTCCTGTTGTGCTCCATCGACGAATGGGTTTTGCAACTCGACCCCGATACCGCCAGTGAGCCAGTACTCGATGCCATGTTGTGCGATCTCGGGAATCCGTTCAACTTTGTCTTGTCCGAGAATGAAAAGCGCAAGTTGATCCGGGTCTTGGTGGCCATCTACCGGCTCAAGGGCACCAAGGTTGGGATCGAACAAACCATTCTGTTCTTTCTTGGGATCTCCGTCGAGGTCGTATGTCCGTTTCTTGAGACGACTTGGATCATGGGCGTGTCCGAAATGGGGATTTCCACCATCATGGGAAGCGGCTCATCTTACGACAAGTACTCGTTCTACATTGTCTCACCGGTGGAATTGACCGATGCACAGAGAGAGCAAATCACGAGCATCGCGGAACTGATGAAGCCAGCGCACACCCACTTCTTGAGAATCGATGAACCCACCCCACCACCCCCGGTCGTGACCACCTTGATAATGGGTGTGTCTGAAATGGGGATCAACTGGATCATGAATTGAGATGGTCTCTGAATGGCACAACCGCGCCGTGGCTCGACTCCGGGCGTATGAATGGCTCATCGACCACGCGGGCGTCCGCGACGTGTTGACGACGACTCTCGATGCTGCCGTTGAGCAAGGCATCGAAGGTTCCGTAGAGGTCGCGGACGCCCTTGCTGTTCCATTGGGTCCACCGAATTGGAACGTCCGGCCCGATGTCGTGATGCGGACCATATTGGCAGCGGTTTCAGAAGCCGCAATGGCCGAGAGTGTCGGTGGTGACACGATGGTCGGCTTTGTCGTTGGAACGAACCTCCAGCTCTATATCGATGCCAACGATGCCGGCGCCGAGATGCAAATCACTCAGGCCATCTACCACCACTTGCACCGAGCTGGGTTCGCAACGCATGACATCGGGATCCGTATCGGAGAAATCCCAACGGCGTGCGAACGATGGACATTCTCTTGGCGCGGGCGCCCGCAGGTAACGCATGTCCTCGAACTCAGCCGATGGTTGTCCCATTATTCGGCATTTGCTGTCATCGTGGGCGATACGGACACTGCATGGGTGGGTGAGGTTTTGTGTTCTGATCCGCCCGCACTAGATGGTGACGCTAGCGGCGCCCGTAACCCCCGTCACCTTCTCACGATAGACGACGCGGATGAGTAGGCCATCGCCGTCGCCTTGAACATCCACGGCCTCCGTGGCGACGGACAAGACCTGTACAGAATCCATCCATTCCGTGAGGGCTTCTTGGACCAAGGCTCCGGCAAGGGCGGGGAGCCCATCGTCATTGGGCAAAAACTTCAAGGTGTGCAACCGTGATCCGAACCGTGCGTTCCACGGCAGCTCCCCTTGTCGCGTGCCTAGGACCTGGCCGATGTGCTCGGCAATCAAGGTCGAGCCAGTCTCGGAATCGATGTCGGCGGCCCCGCGTCGGAAGGTGCTGGAGATGCCGGTTTGCTGGTTGCGGAGTGCCATGAGGCAATTGTAGGATCGGGTCAAAAAGAATGCCCCCAATGAGACTATCTCATTGGGGGCATCATGACTCAGTCGGTCGGCTTACCGGGCTTCTCCTTGCGCGGGGGCGGGGGAGGCGGCGGCGGGGGTGGGAAGTCGGGATCGGGGTCCGTTGGGGTGGCATGGTTCTTGTAGTCATTCATCATCATCGTTACTCCTTTGCTTGCGCTTGAAGCGCTGAAATCGGTTCGTCCAATCGTGCATCGCGGATGCCCATCGAACATCCATCTCCTTACGCCAGTCCGTGAGATTATTGAGCTTGTGCTCCAAGAGCTGGATCTTGGATTCCATTTCGTGGATCCTGGCGTTGAACTTTGAGATCTCATTGATCTTGTCGAACATCGTGTCGAACCGCCCCTCCAGTTTCTGGAAGCGCAGCTCGACGTCGCTCTTGAGCGCTCCAATGGCTTGCGCGTTGTCGCTGGGGGTGAGGTACCCGCCGCTGAGAAACGCCGCCACAATCGCTCCCAGGACGGCCCCATAGCGCGTCCACGTATGTTGGATGAACACCTGGCCCGGTGATGGCTCCCCATCCGTTGGGTGTTGCCCCGGAGGAACGGTGGCGGCTCTAGGCAGCCGCTCATGCATCCCCTCATTATCACCGACACTCTGGGCTCGTTCCCGCGGCCCCCACCCATCATACCCATGCATGCTGTTGAGTGTATGGTCTTTCCGTAACCATCGTCGCGCATTGAGCTTACAACGCGGGCACAACGAAGGTGGATCGGTGGGGCGCATGTGAAGTATATGGTACCGGCATCGAAAAGGGTGATTTCCCTTGTGATGTCGATGGGTTACCCGAAAGGGATCCACATAACGGTCCTTTCTCTCTCTCCTCTTCTTCTTCCTCTCTCTCAGCTCTTGCCCCAGCTCTTGATCGATCCAGTCTCCGGCGCGTGGCGCCGTTCAATGTGATGGCGCATGGGTGAGAGGGTCGGAGGTGAGGACGATGACCCGCGGGACGGAGCGAAGCGACGAGAGGAGGACACAAGAGAAGAAAAGGACTGTTATGTGGATCCCTTTCGGGGGCTACCTCAAGCATCATCGCCATACAACTCCATCATGGCCATGAGATGCGTTCTATCGCCGCCGACATCGTCCCGGTGGTTGGGTACCAAGAAGGCAGACCATCGCCACCACGCCCGGCTCAACACGTCTTATGGGATACCACGACCGGCATCACTTGAGGGGGTTGGGGTCGAACGCCCAGTTCAACAGGGAGATGTCTCGCCGGCTCAAGGGACATTCATCGGACACCGGCTTCCCTTGTTCCACCGCCGACATCCGAACGATGAAGGCGATGGTTCGTTTCGCGTCCTCGATGTCGCGCTCATCCCATTCGTCCTTGGGAGTCGTCAGCAAGCGGAGGTTCCGTTCGATGGGTGCCCGGGACAATGACGCCTCACGGCTGCAGGGGTCGTCAGCCCACTCTCTGAGTTCGGATGCCGTCATGTTCACGACATCGTGGTACTCGGCCCAGACATTATCGAGGATTTCGGAATCGACGGCTTTGAATGTGAGCCTTACGGTGTCGCCGGTAGAGAGGTCGGTCGTGTCATCGAGCCGGAGTCGCCAGACGGTATCGGGGTCACCGTCGATGGTTGCGGTGATGGCGTTGGGCTCGATGGTGTGGATGCGGGCGATGGTCATACCCGCATTGTATCTCATTGGGATTGTTAGTCATCGTCCGGATCGGCTGGCGGGGGCCACGGTGCTCCGGGAACGTGTTGGACGCCGCCGACATGGAACGCGATGAAGTAGCCCAATGAGCCGGTGTATCCGAGGATGTCATGGGTTCGCTGGGGACATTCGTCCCGCCACAGGCGATGGTCTTCAAATGATATGCCTTGGTTGACCTCACCTTGAAAGTAGAGTTCCACGAAGTGGTCGGCGTCTGGGATGGTGCTTAGCCACTCTTCTTTGCTCGGGCATCGGAGGACAAACGCTTGAGACGTTCCCCGGTAGATGAGCTTCCCGTTTCGATACAGATGCCAATCTGTGGGTGTCCCAGATACAGACCAGTTGTCGGGGTAGTCGATTCCGTCGATGTTCATGATGACCGACGCTACCGCGGGTGACCTGAGGATGTCAAGCCCGCCGGTACGGTTTCGCGAGCAACCCCAACACCTATGGGTAATCTGACAGCGGCGGGGTAACTTTCCCGCCGGCGGGACTTGACGCAACGTTGGGTTCTATGTACAGTAGCCGACGTGAACATACGCATCACGAACCCTGACACCGGCGAGGTTTCAACTCTCGACACCCGCACCATGATCCGCGACGGCAAGATGGTGGAGAGTAGCAACCGCACCTTCAGCCCGGCGGTGGAACGACTGATGCACGAACTACTGGAGACAGACCGATGAAAGATGACACCCGCACCACTCACGAATCCTATGGCACCGTTCAGTTCAGTCGTCGCTCCGGCGACCGGCACCTCTTCGGGTCCGCGATCGAAGATCACCATCAATACGTGACGCTCACGATTTCGCAAGCCGAAGTCGTGCAGAGTGACGACACGCTCAGCGAACACGTCCACCCACTATTGCACCAGCCTGTGGTGCAGGTATCGATGTCGGAGGCTCAGTTCGCCCGCGCGATCACCAGCTTCGGGATCGGTACCGGCGTCCCCGTGACCATTGACCGCATCGGACATCAGCAACTGGAAGGCCCGCCCCGGAGTCCCGCATCGGTTCGGAGGGTAGGCGAGCAAGCGCACCGCGACATCGGGTCCACGAGGGATACCATCGGTGCGATGATCGCGGGCATCGGCGACAAGCTCACCGTCGCCAAGGTGTCAAAGAAGCGCCACACCGAGATCATGAACGAACTCCGAGGTGTCGCCCGGAAGCTCACGGGGCTGGCGGATTGGGTCGGCGAGGTCGTCGATGAGGAAGTCGAACGCGGCATATCCACCGCGGCGATCGAGATCGATGCCATGGTCACGGCGGCTCGTAAGCAGATGGGCGAAGCCGCCGTGGCGCAGCTACAAGGCCAGCGAGCCAGGTCAGACGTTTTCTTTGCGATCGACGTCTCTGATGAAAAGCCCGAATGACCATCACCGCCAGCGCGGCGTCGGCACACTCTCCCACTCATCGTCGTCATCGTCGCTGACACCGATGACCGTCATCTCTGCCCCAGGCTCGTCACCATCTTCGTCATCACGGTCCGGTGGCGCCAGTTCGTCGAAGCGTTCCTCCACGATCTCGTCGTTGGCCCATAGGAGGCCGCGGCAACCCTCACGCGCGAACCACAGCGCCATGAGATGGTCCCCGGTGTGTGCGCCGCGGGTGTATGAGACGATCTCGTCCTGGAGCATCATCAAGGGGGTATGACATGCGCACGGCTCCGTGGGGGCCGTCGCCGGCATCACCCATTGGTCGCGGTCGATTTCCGCCGAAAGGCCCTCGATGCCGTTGATGGGATCCGACTTCTGACGCCCGGTGGTGAACGCCTGGAATGGTGGTGTCGGAATGGCTGTGTCGTCGCCGGCTTTGAGACGATCGATTTCAAGGAGCCCCTCCATCACCTGGAAGATGTAGTCCTGTGCGGCGTTGTTCTCGATGATGATCGCCGCGGGGGCGAATCTCTTGTTGAGATCTAGGACCACTTGACCGATTTCGTCGGCTCGCCATCGCCCGGATTCGACCCACACCAGCTGGTAGACGTGCTGAGTCGGCCACAACACGACGACACACATCGCGGACATATCCGCCTTGGCGTGGTTGCGCGCCGCGAGGTCAACCCCGATGACGACGTGGCACCCGAGATCCCGTTGTTCTTGAAGTGAGATCGACTTGAACGTCGATGCGCCGGTGCCGCCCTCGTGGTGATGGGGATGCCGGAACAATGACCGGACCTTGGCCTGGTTGAACGGCGATTCCTTGTCATCGGTGGCCTGGCAGAGGTAGCCGCGTGCAAATTCTGCCGGGGGCTTGTCCTTGCGGAGGAACTCGATCCGCTCGCTGGGGTAGAAGTGGGGGAGCTGCAACTCGACATCATCGAGGGGGATGTCGTACACCGCTGGCTTGTACACCGGGAACTTCTTGCATACCCACGGCGACTCCCCGGGCCGGCGGATCATGTCGCGTTCGTACTCATGCCATGGGTCACGGGGGTGCCACGGGTTGGCGGCAAGAATGATCCGACCATCCGGCATCAAGCGTTCTTCCATGGTCGTGAGCCACTTCATGAGCCGCTTCCGGTCTCTGGCGCTGGCAACCGCCTTGAGGTCATAGAGGTCGTCGTAGACCAAGAGATCGACGCGCGCGCCGGTGATCAGGTTGGTGAAGTTGTTGCCGGGGGCCGCGATCTGGAGGGTGTAGTCTTTTTCTGCGAACGTCGAGCGGCGGACCCGGAAGCGCGACACCTCCCAGGGCAGCGCCTTGTGGAGGTGGGGAAAGACTTTCCGTACCTCCGGGGAGTCCGAGATCAGGGAACGGACCTGCTGCGCGATCTTGCGGCACGTCGATTCGCCACCCTTGGTCGCGGAGGCCACGACGATTCGAATGTCTGGGTTGCGGCCGATGAGCCAGACGAGACGATTGATGATCTGGGTGGTGTTGTGGGTGACGTGATAGCCGCGCCCGGCGATGTAGCTGGAGTCGGGGCTGTCAACCTGGATACAACGCATCGGCCCCGACGGGATGGGTGTGATGGCTGTGACGGTGCGGTAGAGGGATTTCGTGTGGTGCCCGTCAAAAGTGATCCTGTAGCACGTTTTCGTGAATGGGGCGTGCTCGACATTGATCGTCGCCTTGAAGCCCAAGGACCGGATCAGCTCAAGGGCGTCATGAGCGAGCCCATGGTACCAGATGGTAAGCTCGACCTGGCCGGATAGCTTGTCGAGCTGCCCGGGGTCCTCACCGCTACCACTGAGTAGGCCCGCTAGCAGGTTCCGGCGTTGCTCAATGGATGCGGTGAGGTATGTATCCGGGATACGTGGGTCTGCGCGATGGGTTAGGTCCTTGCCGCAGGTGTATGGATCGTTTGGAAGGTCACGGGCCGAGTACTGGACTGCTAGTGACAGCGGCATCCGCCATCGCTCGCCGGACTTGATGAACACCCCGCCATCCACGAGATCCTGTGTCGTTTTGACGCAAAGTGCGGGATGCATCGACGTCGTGTCCCGGACCCACCATTGATGGTCGGAGCACGCGTCCATGAACGTCCCGTCATCGAACTCGATGCGGTAGCTCACAGCCGGTGTCTCAATGGGACTCACGAACACCACGTTGCACCGCCGGCCGTGGCGGTCGAACACTTCGTCGCCAACCTTGAGATCTCCCATTGGAACGAATCCACCGGGCGTCGGGATGGGTGTTTGAACGGGAATTTCTTTACCCGTCTCCGGCGAGGTCATGATCCCAAGCCGTGGATGCTCATCCATCAACCTCTGTAGCTCGACATGAAACGGCGACTGTACGATTTTGGGAATCAATCCACTATCGGCTTTGGCACGGGTATTGTATCCAACGTATTCGATGAACGAGTTGACGTCCTCGCGCGCCCGTGCGATCTGCTGTTCCTCGGTGTACCGGAGAAGCTCCAACGCGGTCCGTAGCGTATTGGGATCAACCATGTATCAATCTTAGCCGGATAGGTGCGTTTCCCGCCGGCGGGAAAGATTTTCGACAATGCGCTTGACGTGCTGAGGTCACCGGTGTACAAATTGGTCTATCCATGAACACTATTTCCACCAACGAGATCAACATGCTGGAATCCACGACCCAAGACAACGACATCCACGAACGTTTCGTGAGAGCCGGCGTCGAGTACTACGCCCGCGTCGGTGAGCTTCAAGAACAACTGCGGGCCGCGAACGCTCGTATCCATGAACTCGAACGACGACTCGACATGGCGACGCGGTTGCAACGAATCTGCGACGGCGACGATGAGACCCAAGCCCGGCCAATCGAATGGCGCCAGTCGCTTCCAACCTCATCCGAGGCAGACGCACATTCACGAGCATACCCGTTGCCACGGACAAACCTCCGTGGCGCGTGGTGCGTCCGTGGACCGAATGTCGAAGAGCAGATTGTCCAAGTGTGGACCGACACACACTTCGGCGTCTTCAAGAACCGCGCCTTCACCACCCGCGAGATGGTCGGCGCCGAGTGGTGTCCACTTGATGCCGACGGCAATCCCGTACCATGGCCGGAGGTCGGGTGATGGTCACTCGCACCGACGTGTTTGTTTCGATCCCGCTCATGGCCATCTTGGTGAGCCTCATCCTGTGGCAGCTCGGGTACCTCACTACGGGTGACTTGGACTACGCGTTCGCCATCCCCACGGGACTACTCATCTGAGGACTACTATGGAAGTGATGCACATGATCATTGACACGATCGCTCATCTCATCAAGGAACTGATGACTGCTCTGTGCGCCCTGGGGCTGCTCTGTGTGGCATGGGCCATGAAGCCCGAGGACGTGAAGTGAAGCCGGATCGTGTCGATTTCAATGAACTAGCATTGGCCGACATGGACGATGCCGTCCGGGTCGCCAAGGACATGGTCATCGCTCGGCTGACCCAACATTTTCCCAATCTAGAACTGGCCAAAAGTAGAACCTACGATAGCAGGCGATGGGTTCAGTTTCGTACCAACGTTGGATATGAATGGCACTTCATTACGGTAACATCGTTGCCTCCGGGAATATGGCTTGAATACAAGGCCGTCGCATACAAGTCCTACGACGAAGGGACCGTTCAGTTCCCCAGGGCCATGAAACTTCGCCGTAGTGGGCCTATGTTCCAGCGCAGCCTCGGCCGTATCATCACCGCCATCGAAGAGGCCGATGGGTTCAACCGCCGTCACAAGCTGATCAAAGCTCGGCGGGCATCCATAGTTGCCGGTGTTGCCGGTTCCACAGTCACCGGTGGCGACCAAGACATCATCATCACGTCAACGCTCCCAGCCGACGCCAGTGCCGCGGAGATTGATGCGGAGGTCCAGCGGGTGCGGGGCGTCGCACAAGCCCAAGGCGGGCGTCCTGGCGCCGCTGAGGTGGTCACTACCATACGCGTCCCCGTACACATTCGGGCAGTCCAACGGAACGGGGATTGATTCCCGCTGGCGGAAACGGGTATGGTGGCCCAACCTGAGAATATCGACGTTTGTGCTGATTTCGCTTACGTCAGTCGTGGTGTGGTACAAGATGAGATCTGGCGGGTCATTGATGGCGGTGACGGCGATTTCGAATACCCTTGCGACTTTTGCGTTGCGGTACTCGTGGACCCCAATCAAGTCGATGCGTTTGACGCCCTGGGCGCGGAAGCCGAGTTCGCGGTGATGGAGTGGGAAACCGAAATCATGGGTGTCTCATGCATCCTCGGGTTCAACTACGGGGACTGATGGAATTCAACTCATCCCAGGCGGCCCGAACAAGTCTCTCCGCGGCGTCATAACTTTCCACGGGCTCCATAGGTACCGCAATGGTTTTGCCCATGCCGGCCGCTAAGGGCCGCATGATGGTGAACGCCAAGGTCACCCAGTCTGTCGGTGACGTCGCCCACATCTGTTGGTAGGCGATCATGCTGGTGAGGATGCGTGCAGTTTCGTCAAGGACGGGCTGCAAGGCAATGACACCGGGATGGACGGCTGGCGTGGGGATCATGCTCAGTACGGTCTAGTCTAGAACCCAGTACAGCTGGAGTGCTGCCAGCCCCCAGATGCCTATCAGCACAACACCACGGACACCACCTGGCCAACCCGACGCCAAGAGGCTGGGAAAATGGCGACATTTACGAATTGCATGCGAGCTGTCCAGTTCATGATGTGTCCTTAGTCGAGAGACGAATACAGATTTACGACGGCCATGATCCATATGAGACACAATGTCCCTACAAGGTACATGCCAGGCCAAGTCATCACAATAAGGGACGGAGTAGTGGCGATATGTATGAAGTGTACGATGGCTTCCTTGTTCATGTCACCAACCATAGCCGTCCCGCCGGCGGGAATCAAGGCCGATTCGACTTGAAAGTGATGGTCACTCACGGTATGGTCAAGCCATGAGCAACCAAGACACCATCAGCATCACCACACTTGCCCGCATATTCAAAGACCTCCCCGCATATGCCGTCGAGGAAGTCTACACCGCCCTGATTGACAAAGCCGGTGAATGCGTCGCGCGCGAATGTCGCGGCTGCACAGCATGCCAAGATGGCCCAACCCTTGCCGCGGCGATCTCGGAGCAAACCGGTTTCTCCCCCGCCGATCTCAGTATGGGCTTGTACAACCACGTGACCGCTGGCGGAGCTTGCCGGAGATGCAGCTTCTTCGAATGGGGTGACCGTCCGGACTGCAATGCCCCGGATGGGCCCCGGCTCGATTATTGGGTGGGTAATTGTGACACCGATATCCATCCCCGATGCCCGCTCCGTGAAGGCCCGATCGTTGTGACCTTGGACTGATGGTCAACCTCTCCACCTACCGGGATGACGCCACGGCGTCCACGCGGCCCTCAGTGGCGGCTCAGCGTGCGGAATCCATCGCAGAGCTGGGTTGCCGGAGTGTCATCGAGCTATGCGTGGGACCATCCCTGGAACGGCTCAGTACCGCGTATGCTCATCATGGCATCACCTGTACCGGGAATGACATCGATCCGCGGTGGACGCGTGCCACATTGCCATGGGTGACCGAAGACGCTCTTGCCATCCCGCTTCGAGACTATGACGCCGTGGTGTTTGCTCCGCCGCTGTCCCGGGGATGTTCCGGCCGGCGGGAAGACAGTCTCGCGGTGAAGAACGTCACCCCAAGCTACTGGGACTTCATAGGCTCGCTACATCACCGGGCGGGCCCACGAACTACCACAGTGGTGTTCACCTTGCCGGGACGGGCGTCCGTGCTTAGAGCCGACCGCGCAGCCATGCACGAACTCGTGGCACGGTTGTGGGATGCATGGGGACCGGTGAGTATCGAGCCCCGGCGTGATGAGCGGGGACGCGTCGTCAAGTACGTTGATCTCGTCTCCCATCGATAGGCTTGCAACATCATGTAAGATGGCTTACATTCATTACCATGTCGAAGCTCTACTTTCGTTATGGGACGGTTTCCAGCGCCAAGACCCTCAACCTCCTGGCCGTGGCGCACAACTACCGCCGGCAAGGGAAGCGCGCACTGATCCTCGCACCCGCCATTGATACCCGTCATGGCGCCGGTCGTGTCGAATCCCGCGCCGGCCTGGGGGCGGATGCCGATGCTGTCATCAGTGAGCCCGGGGACGTATACGCACTCGATGTCGAAGGCGTGTCGTGCATTCTCGTCGATGAAGTCCAGTTCATGGACCCATCGGTGATCGACGTCTTGCGTGATATCGCAACAAATACCGGCATCCCCGTGATCTGCTACGGGCTCCGCACTGATTTCCGGTCCAACCTATTCCCCGGGGCAGCGCGGCTCATGGCGGTTGCCGACAGCATCGAAGAGATCAAGACGACGTGCCGATGGTGCAACCGCAAAGCCATCGGGAATGCCCGCCTCGTACCTGGCGATGATGTCGTCCAACTCGGAGGCCACGACGACTACGCGGCGGCATGCTGGCAGCACTTCCGAGCGGTTAGCCGTATCGGCCGCTAACCGACACTTCTTGGGAACGACTATAGCTTAAACGACTCCGTGATACCGATACAGGTCGCCACTCACTGGTTACAAAGGACGTGCTGATGCCATCGGTGTATGAACGCGCCGCTAACCGCCGACCCGTCGTCGAAAATAGACGGCCATTGGTAACACTTTGAGAAAGGTAGTGCCGCTCATTGGAATAGTGCCAAGGCAGTTCCCTTACCGGGACAAATCCTTGTTCGATACACCAGTCCGACGCCACGACCCGGTCTCTGGGATCATGGGGGTTCAGCCCCAGCTGGAGGCATGCGATGTCAATTCTCAATTCGGACCCTCGATATCGGGCCCCGTCTCATTACGACGCATGGCTACGGCAGTCTCCCACATGACCCGCAACTCGGCGTCGGTAACATCCAGCTGTGCCGCCGCCATCTGGAGTTCCATGAGAACTTGCAGGATGGTTTGGGAGACGTCGGCGCGAGACAGATCAGTCAACTCGGTGACGATGGATCGGACGAATGTGGTCATGCCATTCAGTCTAGCACCGGGTGGCATGTAACACAAGTTCCCGCCGGCGGGAAATCCTATATCGTTCAGCTCGCGCAGTAGTCCACGTTGATCACCTCGACCGGCAAGACGGCATCGACAGCCCCATCACCCAGGGCGGAGATCCGCTCGATCTGGACGCCGCGTATCACAATGGAACCGCGCCAGATGTGAAGGTCGCTCTCATTGGGATCCCTGTCGAATCCGAACGTCTGATCTTGAGCCTCGAAGTCGAAGTCGAACACCGCGTTGCCGGCAGCGAGGTTGTTGGGGTCACGAGGGATCTCCAGGTTCTCGACGCGATGCACCAAATCGATGGCGGCGTGCATCAAGTTGAGGGCCACCTGTCGAGAATTGGTCATACCGATGACGTCGAACGCGAAGTCCAAAGTGTACGGCATGCGGGTGATCATGTACCTCACCTCCGGGGGAGCACCGGGTACCGTGATGGGGTCCACGACCTGGGGCCCGGGTTCCTCGTACATCCGGCTCGTGGTCGTCCGCGGCCCGATCAGAACGATGGCGGGGAGCCGAGCGATGTCAACCCGCTCCAAGGTATCGATGTCGCTGTCGTACTCGATGCTCTGATGGGTCAACGTGTTGGCCAAGAGGTCCCGCCGCCAGAGCTGCAACAGGGCATCCACGATACGCGTCGTCGTGCTCTCTGAGACACTGGTGACCCCGGGGTAGGTGTAGACATAGGCACCGGGTTGCCCGGGGTAGACGGGGGCCACGGCACTCTCGCCGGGGATGGGGTCGCCGTTGTCATCGAGGTTCTCCACAACGACATCCACCCACCCCTGGTTTCCGACCATCGGGCGGGCATCATTTTCTTCCGGCGCAGGAGACGGCCCCACACGCGTTGTATCGAACGGAAGGGGTGTCGGGGGGGTAACCACCCGCAAGAGGTTGGAGCGCGCTACAGCGACTCTGGTGGCCACTGAAGAAAAACCACCGCTCGTGAACGTCACACGTACCGTCGGCCGCGGTTCTTCGAGAGGATCGAGGCTATCGATGGGTGGTTGAGCGAGCCGGAAGTTGCCGCCGTAGATCTCGACAAGGGCGCCACCACCGGTTGGACCAAGGGGGACTTGGTTTGGGACGGCACCGTATGGGAGGACTCGAACGATGAATGGGACGGCCATGTCGGTGATTGTGCCCGATGGGTGGTTTTCGTGTGCAATGTCGGTGGGTTAGCCGAAAGGGACCACATAACAGTCCTTCTTCTTCTTTTTTTCTTCTTCTCTTCATCCCGTCGCTTTGCTCCGACCCGAGGGCCATCTCCGTGGCCCCGGCGACGTGAGGTCTTGTTCGCATGTGTCGCGTCTCGCGAGCCATGTCCTGTGAACCATCGTTTCCACCGCTATCCCTCTCACCTCTGCGCCATCACATCCAACGGCGCCACGCGCCGTTGACCGGACCGATCAAGGGGATGAAAGAGAGAGAAGAAGGACTGTTATGTGGATCCCTTTCGGGATGAGCCAGCAACGGCGCGGGTTTCCTGGGATTGAATGCGTCCATCGAGCATTGACACCAGGACGGATTCATGCGACCATCACGTCATGAAGAAACTAGACAAGATCCCGGATGAGACTCATACGTTCAGTGACGTCATCGAGGCCGCGAAGCGTTCCCTCAAACGAGTCGATGACGGGGAACCTTTGATATGGGATGGACCATCCATCGGGTGGACACGCATGCTGGGTGTTGTCCTCCAGCCTGATGAAGACTGCGCCAATATGGACCATCACCGGGAAAACGGTCGGGATGAACTGGAGGTCGTCCTCAGAATCGTCTTTCGACTCGGCGTCGATCAGGGAGCACGGATGTTGAAGGAAGACCTGGAATCGGCGGCCGAAACGATCGACATGATCCGGACCATGATCAATCGAATATGAGACGGCGGAGTGAACGTCACTGTCTAAAACGTAGACGCGACCCCGGCACCAGATGTGTCAAAATGGGGCGATGGGGCTAATCGAAGCGGGTACCACTTTTCCCACTGGCGGGATTTGGCGTGATGGTCACCTCTCGACATCGGTCATCGCGTCGTGGTAGGGTCACGTCATGGACATCAGAATCGCATGCCTTTGTCTCGGATTGAATCCTCATGATCCCAAGGATCGAACGGCAGCCAGCGACTGGTGCATCGAACAGGGACATGTACCCAGCATGATGCCATGGGTGCAACATCGCACCAGCTTGTGGGCCCCGAGTTTTACATCGACCTCCAAGAATACGTTCAAACGGTCGTATTCTGAATGTCACTATAGTTTGTCGCGGTCCCGCAGTTCCAGCACGTCGCCGACACAGGACTGTTCGTTGACGGGAATACCATGGCGGAATTTCATCGCGAGCCGGACCGATTTGCGCATAGCGTCGGATGTTCATAGTTTTTTGCATGCGGGACTTGACAACGCCAACGGAGACGAGTAGAGTCGGTGGCATGAACAAGACAACCGCAGACAAGATCACCATCGTCAACACCTTCCCCAACGTCCTGAACTTCTGGAACGACACCGACGCCGACATCCACGTGTCGTTCGTGGAGCGCGGACAGGCCCCCGTCGAGTACGAAGTCATCGCCCCCGGTGAAGTCGTCGATGTCCCGCCCTGTGGGTTCGTGTTCCGGGTTAGCCAGCATTTCGATGACGTCGAGACTGCCGGCGTCCCGGAATGCATCACTACCCAATGCCGCGAACTCACGGATCACAAGCACGTCGGTGGAGTCTTTGCCGACCTCGAAGAGTACCTCGAAGAGTACGAGATCACCGACGCCGTGTTCGCCGGCAGTCACATCACCCGCACCCACTATTCCGACGACTTCGTGGCCAAGTTCGACGCACCGCTGCTGACGCCACGACGCATCACCCGCAACCTTGCCCGCGAGAGGGGCGTCCCCACCAATGAGACCTATCACTACCTCGGGCAGTGGGAGGCCAGCTGAGATCAGCCCGCGAAGCTGCTGAACTGGTCCCGTAGCGGCTTCAAGGTGTCCGTGAATGCTTGGACCGCCGCCCGCGCCGTGGCGACATCTTCGCCGAGATCATTGAGGGTTGGGATCGTGGGGAGGTTGATGATCTCAAGTAGGGAATTGACGATACCGATGGTGTCATTGATGGGTCCACTCGATGCTTGGATACCGGCGATGCGTTTCGAGAGTTGCTCATCGAGACACGATGCGACGTCTTCGAGACTAAGCCGGGCAGTGGCGTCATTCGTTGGATCCAGCCCGGCCGCTGTGGTCCGCGCCGCTTCTGCGCGTGCCGTGGCGTCATCAAGGGCGTCAAGCTCTTCGAGGATGCCCTCAGCGAACAAGAAGAGGGCGTTGATGATGTCGATGAGTAGGAGGGGGAGCGCCGCTTGTGGGAGCAACGACAGGAGCTGAGTGACCTTCTCACGCAACGCGGGGAGTTTGCTCGTGATCTTGCCGGGGTTCGGGGGGAACTCCGTGAGGGCCTTGGGGACGGCTTCCACGACATCGATGAGAGCTTTGACGGTGTCGATGAGCTGGAAGATGGCGGAGAACGGGGCGAGCGCCGTGGCGACCTGTCCGAATAGGGCACGGCTCACCTCCGACTTGCTTGGCAGGGATGTCAACGGTGCGCCACTGATGCGGATGGGTCCGGGGAGGCGGATCTTGGAGATGTCGGATGGGTCGGGTATGTTCTGGCAGCTCATGGGGTGAGTCTAGCGCAGTTCACCCACGCATTGTGTTTTGGGCCGGATTGTGCTACAAGTGCAGGCATGACTACAGAACTTCAAGCTATCATGGACAACCTAACGGCACGTCTGGAGAACTATTCCAAGCGCGGTGGAAATACCGTAATCATCATGGACTCCGGTGATGTCATCGGTACCGCAACCCAAACGAGGTAGACAATGACCACCGAAGAGCTACAAACTATCGCCGCCGACGTAACTGCTCGCATCGCATCCACCAAGACAGTTCCAATGCCAGCCCGCCTAGGTGGGAGTACCGATTCCATCACAATCACCATTGCATACAAGGGCACGGACGTCGGGACAATGACCGTCGATATCCCTCAACACCGCGTCGGGACTATCAGTCGGTTCAGCTGTTTGTCGCGTGGTCTCACCCAGTGGATGGATTCGATGGAGACCGGTACCAGTAGGGATGCCAGTATCCACAAGCACGTCATCGACATGTGTTACGCCGAAGCCACCAGTCATAGCCGGACTGAGCACGACTGATGCACTACTGGTCATGTGACTCCAGCGGGCGGTGGGCAGTGTACCACGCCGGCAAGATCGGGATGTCGGCACGGTTCCGATCGCTGTCTCGTGCGCGCAGGTATCAGCGGATCCATGGGGGTATCATCGGTCGCTGGAAACGCCGGGTTCGATGGAGCCTCTATCCGCGGTATCGCGTGGACGAATACGACTGAACTATCGATAGTGCGACGTCATCCTCCGCGATGAGTCACCAGTCCACGTCGCAGATGTCCGACCGTCCCGAGGACGTAGACATCGAGCATCCGCACCACGAGACCGCCGGTCAATGTCACCACGGGTGTCACGTCATCGATCCCGGCTCCATGCATCACCCGGTAGCCGGTACCTCGCACCCATACCGGACACCCGGACCATGACAACGCCGAGAACGCGTCCACAGCCCGCTGAGCGTATCGGCGCTTTGTCCCCGGTCGTTTGACCCGCGAGACCATACGCGCCGGCTTGAGGTAGCTGGTGACGTCTGGAGTTGGATACGGGTAGCCGGTGAATGGACCGGCGTCACGGAACTCGGGGTCACCCGTTTTCTTGAATAGGGACGCGCGATGCGATGCATGGAGTGGCTCCCACCCGAACCAGTGGGGCAGGTCGAAGAATCCGACGCGTTCGAAGGGGACATCGAATGGCACGCCACGCGCGCGCAATTCCATGAGGCATGCGTTCTTGTAGGCGCGTAGAGCTGGCTCGTACCGCCGCCACATCAAGGTTGCCGGGTGATGGGCCCAAGCATCGGAGGTACCCGCCAGCGCCGCGAGGATGGCTGTTGCTTCGTTGACCTGGTTGGGTAGCCGCTTCGGATCAAGGGCGGCCACCGACGTCGCGAAACAGGGGTATGGGAGAAATGTGTTCATGAAGGCATCATCGCACGACGGGGTAAGGATGGCAAGGCTACGTTTCCCACCGGCGGGAAAGCGTACAATCACCGGCATGCCGCCTCGCTCACAAAGTCGTCACCGGTTTTCGGCCGGTCGCACAGACCGGAATGGCAAACTTTTCCTTGAGGAACGAGTCCCATTCCGGTTCCAGCCGTTCAACGACAACCGCGTCCATACCGTGACTGGTTCGGCGAGACTATGGAACATCGCGGTGACGGAGCTTGCCGGTGTGAGCAATGAACCTGGGAACCTGTGGTGGATCATCGCCGACTTCCAGAATCCCCCGATCCATGACCCGACCCGTGTGATCCCGGATGGGACGGAGCTAATCATACCGAGTGATCGGGTAATCAACACCCGGATCTTCAATGAAAGTCGGAGGCGCGGATGAAACGATTTCAAGAGGTTACGGTGTATCGGGTGGCCCCACGAGGCAGACCGCAACGGATCTTTCGTGATGAAGACATCGCGACATCATACGCAAAGCAAGACGTGCCGGCCGCGGTGGTGTCACCCGTCCCAGCGTTACGAGCGGATGACGGATCGTTTTGGACCGTTGCGCCATTGGTCGTTGAGACCGGACTGTCTGCGGATGCGACGACCGTCTTGCGGGCCCTCGATCGGCTGTCTCCCAAGGAGAGACGGCGAGTCCTGCAACTCGCCGGTCGCTAGCGGATCGACCCGTCGTTGTATAGCTGTTCGAGGTAGGTGAAGTTCTGGATATCTCGATCCGAGCGGAAAACGTTGTCCGGCATATGGCCCCAGATCTGCGGCTCCAGGCCGGGTCCGAGAGCGAGCGATGTGGGGCCATAGAAGCCCTGTGGCGCGATTTCTGCACGCGGGCCCGGGCCACCATCATCGGTCTGGAACCCATCCTTGCACGCCGTCGCCCATGCCCCGGAGTCGGCGATCCAGACACAGTCGTCGAGTACCAGCGCCACGTCTGATACCATCGTCACGAACCCGAAGTAGTGGAAAGCGGCGGGCTGTCGCATCATGACGCAGAACCCGGCGTACGCTTCGAAAATGTTGTACCTTCCGTTTTGGATCAACTCGGCTTGGCGCTTGACCAACTGATCCCCGAGTGAGATGGTTTCGTCCCAGTTTCCATACCGGGACTCCATGTCGAAGTGGGATGCATATGCGCGTAGGCCGGCACGGCGCACTTTGAGGTAATGGCGCATATCAGCCGGCGCGTCAATTGCGTTTGGATTGAAGATCAAGGGTGTGCTCATGGATGAACCATAGAGCATCGGTACCCACGATGTCAAGCGACCAAGAACAACGTCCGACGAACATTCGCGGCACGGAGCCACCGGTACAGGGTCGAGCGTGCCGGCGCGTTGGGATTGAGCTTCCGCCAGGCATCGACGCTGAGGTTGCTGCGGACCAAGGATTCGATGATCTCGTAACGATCCGCTTTGGTGCACCGGCGGCGGGTGACCTTGACGGCGTCGGCTTCGATGACCTCGACCCGGTCCGAGAACGTGATGCGGACGGCGCGGTTGAGGATGCGGGTCGCGCCCATGGTCCAGCCGCTGACACAGAGGACCGGACGCTCGGAGATCGCGATGACGAGACGCTCCCATGCCGCGGCGGTCTTGACGGTGCCTAGGAGACGGGACACCGGGCGGCGGCCATTGATGCGGGATCCGCGAGCTTTGAGGATGACCGCGATGCTGCCGGCGCAGGGAACGGCGTGGATGGACTGGGTGGTGTCGATGTGCAAGGTGGAGTATTTCATGGTCTGGCTCGGTGTGTGTGTGTGTGTGTGTGTGTGTGTTGTTACAAGACGTCGTCTACCAGTCCAAGTCAACTACAAAGCCCGGAACCTTGGCACCCTCGTGGCCCTTGTGGGCGATGATCATGTCAAACTCATCGTCCGAGATGTTGATCGTGGTGACGTCGGCTTTGGTGATGTCGGTGCCAGCCGAAGCCGGCCAGACAACCTTGACGAATCCGTAGCCAGTCTCGCGGGTGACAGTAACTGTGAAGGAATTGTTCATGGCCTGTGTCCTGTTGTCTTTGTGTTGCCGGGGTTTCTTTCGTCCCCCTTGATTCTGTTTATAGCAAAGCCAGCTCAAGTGGTCAACAAGAAAGTGGCATTTCTTCGGTCTTTTTTCTAAGTACCCGGAATCACTTAGGTTTGTCTATGGCACCAGGAGCGGGGCTCAGACGATTGCCGCCGCGGGGAAAGGTTGATCCAGGAATGAATCTAGTTCGCCAGCTGACGTTCCACGACATCCGGCTTCATGGCCCCGCGCTTCGCTGCCCGCGCTGCAACGTCCGGCAAACCTTCCGGGGCGGCGGGACAATCGAGGCCAGACAGAAGCTCCGTCGCCGCTTCGCAGGACACCCGCTCCACCTTGATCCACCGGTCGCCATCGCGGTCGAAGATGCGGTACGCCCAGGCACCCCATGCACCCTTCTCGACGCTGCGGGACAGCACGACCTGTCGGACGCCACCCAGGAGCGGGGCGGTCATCTCGAAGCTGAGGTTGCCGTTGCGACCATCGAGAACGATGACCTGGGAGTTGACGGTGGCGTAGGCTTCTGCCCCCGCGGACACCTTGACGTGGACGTCTTTCAGAAGACTCTGGAGCCCGGAGATCGCGGGGCGGACGATTGTGGTGCATGCCGGCGACGCGAGGATTGCGACAACGGCGAGTGATACGAGAATGAGATGAGAGTTACGCATATCGAGATCGTAACTCTGTGGGTACATGCCCGTCTTGTGTTCTCGGGGATGATGGTATATAGGGGTAGACATGAGCAAGAAATTCGATGAATCCACCATCACCGCCCACGTGACCCGATGCGAGCAGTTCAATGACATCCACGGATCTCCATGTGAGAAGTTGCACATCACCGTCGAATGCGCGGGAAAGCACGTCGGGAAAGCACAGTACTCCGATGTAGGTAAGGGCCCACTTCGAAATTTGAGGTCTCTTTCAGCAGGACTTGTGAAATGGTGCTACGAGACCAATAAGTCCCATAGTGATGACAGTGTATGGCTTGCCCACTACGTGGGCGAGCTGGTCAAGGACACTGGTAACCGCTACTACGATGCAAACATCACCACGGCACCGCCGGCCGCAAGTCCCGATCCGTAGCCATCCGCCACGACCCGTCCTTGTCTTGCACCTGGACGAGACCGTCGTTGAGTTTCGCTAGCAACCGCGCCCGGTTCGGCCAAGCGAGGTCATCCCAGATGTGGTAGAGGTATGCTTCGTCCTTGCCCGGCGCCGTCCGCGCGAGACGACCTCGGATCTGATTGAACCCCAAGCCACGGGTGTCACCTCCGATCGGACCGGCGAGTACACCGGACCGTAGCACCTTGAGATCGACGCCTTCGCCCATCGCCGCATAGGTCGCCACGATGAGACCAGTGTCGCCGCACTCCACCCCAGCGAGGACAGCCTGGAACTCTCGACGCTGGCGTGATGAAGTACCGCCCTTGAGCCCGGGGCATTCCCACCGGCGGGAAAGAACATCCACGGATTCCCGGAGCCGGCAGAACACCAACACGGGCCCGGCGGCGTCGGACACCACGGCATCGATTTTCTGAGCCCGCCGGGCGTCGCCGATCAACATACGTTCCGCGGCCGACATGTCTTTGGGCAAAGAGTTCAGTGGCCCCCCGGTACGAACGACCCGGAGGATCACCGGCACCGTGGCGCCGCTGCGCTCGACCCTCCGTCGCGTCCGCCGATAGACCACGGGCCCCAGGGTATCGGTGACACGGAAGTGCATGTCATCTCGACGGCGGGGATCCGCGGAGACGCCGATCCGGTATCGGGCCCGGAACTTCTCGATGCTAGACATCCACATCGCCGCGGCACCATGATGACATTCATCGACAATGATGGTCCCGAAGAACCCGCTGAGCTGCCCCAGAAGCGCCGCTGTTAAGCTGTGGGGCAGCGCCACGGTGATGGGCTCGATGTCCGCGACACCGCCATAGACGCGGCCCACGGGAACGTCACCATAGTCATCACGGATGGCTGCTACCCACTGGTCCGCAAGCGTCGTCGTGGGGCAGATGATCAGGGTATGACTACTGATGCGCTCCGCCGCCGACAGAGCGGTGACGGTTTTCCCGCTGCCCGTGGGAAGGACGATGAGCCCGTCCCTGGCATTGATGACGGCATCCCCGGCGTCATGTTGGTACGCGCGCGGAGTCTTTCGTGATGCCGGCCACGACCACGCCGGACACGTCGTGGCATCAATGATCTCAGTTTCGGCGCCCACGACTTCGAGTAGCGTACTGAGTCGGCCTCGTGAGACATGAATGGATCCGCCGCTTTCGTGGTACGCTTTGACGGTGCGGGGGATTGTGGTGCTGAAGCTACCGCCGCGGTGAGATGCCTTCCACGCCGGATTCGGTCGCGTGAGCCGGGTCCGGAGGTCACCTGCTTGTTCCGAGGTCAACGCATCAAGTGGGATGGAAGCATGGGTGCTGAGGGTGATCACGCGGTCATTCTAGCCGGGTGACCACCCGAACGACCGCGCCATCTTGCGCAACTGTTGCCGGTACTCGTACCATTCGACGAACTGAGTCAAGGCGTGCAACCGGAAGTCATCGCCCCATCCGCCGGCTTCGACAACCGAGTCGAAAGCTGCGCGGTAGTCGAACTGCGGTGGCACGGGTATGGTCATGGGAGGGCTAATCAGTTGCTCGTACTCAGCACTTGATTCCCCGTTGCACTTACAATACGCGGCCCACACCCAACGATCGATGTTGACGCGATCGAAGGTGTACTCCCATAGAAGGATCTGCCCACTGGTCTTTGCTTTGCGCCACGCAAAGACGCCCAACATCTTCCCGTCAATGAGAACAGACGATGTACGCGCAAACTGAAGACATTCCGAGTAGATTCGGATAGACGGGGCTTCTGGGACGCCTTGTATCGTGACGGAGCCGCCTTTGTACGATAGGTGGAGGGCACCAGTCCAAATCGGCGGGGTAGGTAACTGCCCGATACTCTTACCGTTTATGTCGATGTACTCCGGCGAGCGGTCCAGGACCGGGTATCCGAACGTGGTGATGACTTGGGCGTCACCTTGGATGACAACATTTCGTCGCATTCTCATACATCCTCCACGAGATGGAATCTTCCATCCCACTTGACATTGGGGCCGTAACTGAAAAATGCTCGCGAGAACACAGGGCCCTTGGAGGTGAATTTGACGTTATATGCCGCGGGCGGGTGATCGGCAACGACCCCGAAGAACGCGACTTTTCCGCCGGCGGGAAACGATGGACACGTCATGTTTCACCCCAGCACTTCTTGCATGTATCGTTGAACCAAGCGAAGTGCAGCCAACCCAAGGAGAACGAGCAGTGCGGGCCGTCGTAGTAGTGATGCTCACTACCGAGGTGGAATCGGTTCGAGACATTGGCGCCAAACACTTCAACGTGTGAGTCGTTCCACTCCGGCTCGTCATCGGCATGCCACCGCGTTCGAAGCACAAACCATGCCCCGATGTGGAACGCTCGCCGCGACCAATGCGGGCGCATGACCTCTACCTGGAACGTCCATCGCCAGGACTGTTTCCGCTCAGGGCTGTATGTAGGCGTACCACGCCATAGGAACCATGTAGGCATGACGTCAATCTAGCACGACTTGAATCGTCATGCAAGCATCGTCACGCTCGATCAAGGAACTGCAAGCACCGGCGGAGGGATGCGCCGAGTTCATCGACGACCGCGCACATTTCCTGCAACTCGGCGCGGGCCCGCGGGACGCCGGTGAGGGATTCCCCGCCGGCATCGAGACGGTCCACACGCCACGTGGAGCCCGTACGCTCGCGCAGGATGTCCGATTCGTCTTCGATGATGCGTAGTACCTTGTCGTTCTGGAGCAAGCGTGCGGCCTGGATCAGAGGCGCGTGCGCGAATCCCAGAGATTCTTCGAAGTCGCTGGGCAGCTCTTCACCCGACACCGCGAACTTCGTCATGTCCGCGACGAACTCCACGGGGACATCGATGAGATCATCGTCGAGACGAACGCGAGTGCTTCCGACCCAAGAGACATCACCCGGCTGAACACCGGGATTCATGAACAGGAGGATCGCCGCCGCACGGTTCGGCAATGACAGCCCCTGGATGAAGTCGGCGCGGTCGGCGGCACAGAGCAAGCGGGGAATCGACTTCGAGCGGTAGCAACAGTTGAGCTGGCTCAGGACGCCTGTGAACTTGCCCCAGTTGCGGAGGTGACCCGCAACCGACTTCGCGGCTTTGCGGTCGAAGAAGTGGTGGGTGAGCACATAGGTCTTGAGCTGGACCTCGATGTGTTCCTGTACCATTTCGGATGATTGAAGGGTGACACCGTTTGGAAGCCTCCAGGGACTGCCGATGCGGTTGTCGAGAACCCCGGCGAGGATCTCGGCGACGGCACGCTTGCCGGCATCGTTGCGGCGGGACTTCGAGGACCACCAAGAGTTGATCGATTCTGCAACGGTTGGATGATTTTGCGACTGTTCAGACATACCCACGATGTAGCGCGAAACGGGCCGGATTGCAAGTCTTTCCCGCCGGCGGGAATCATGGTTGACACCATCGCTTCGCCCGCGCTATGGTCGTCGTCATGAACCCTCTCCAGGAATATTTGCAACACCAAACCTTGCCTCGCGTCGTGTACTCGTACACGGATGACGATGGTACCGACATACGGGTCGTCGCTCGCTTTGATGAGCCTGAATGCATCCGCATCATAACGGAATCCTGTGATCACGATCTTCTCGGAGCGCCGGCATGGACGACAGTTCAGAAGGGCTATCCCATCTACACGGGGGACACCTCGGTTCCAGAAACGCATCTCCTACAGGCGGCGACAGCGGCATGGCTCGGTGCGTTGGACCGGAACATGCATGTACACTTCGATGACGTCGTCGAACGCCTCCGCGATACACAGGTGATCATCGACGCGATCCCAGATAAAGTTCGGTTCGTCGCGCACGTTTCGAAAGGGCTAATCGTCGTGGAGCTGGAACACGCCTACACCGATTCGATGGGCGTCATTTCTTGGGAGCGTCGGGATCGTGGGTACCGATTGAACGTCATGGCATCACAGGGCCCAAAGGAGATGAGCATCCTGGCCCTCATCGATGCTGTCCTATTCAATCTCGCGGGGGCCACGGTGCCGGCGACAACCGATGCGGTGATCTCCATCGACCCCGTCGCGAGGTTCGCATGAGCGCTCGGCTGCAAGCGGTTCTTCGCCGCATCGACCCCAGCGTAACCCCGGACACCGCGCAAGCGACCCTCGAAGCCCTTGTCGCCGACGTCGAAGAGATCTTGGCGCTCACGGGGCGTAAGACATCGGCGGGCGCTGTAGCGGCTCTCAGGGACGCTCATGCGCACTTGCCATTCTGGCAGAAGCGTGCGTCCGAATTCGAGTGGGAGCTGCAAACGTTGCGCGATGCCATCTCCGACAACATCATCAACACCGGAGACACCCGTTACCCAGTGGGTCGTCTCGTGACTGAGCTGGAGCGCGTCAACCGCGCGTTGGTGGCCATGGGCGAGGCCACGAAGACGGCGTTTCTGGAAGAACTTGTGGCGGAGGTCTTGGAGTTGGCGGGTACGGAATGACATCCGTAGGCGGGGTCATCAACACCAACCTACACTCGCCGGTGTGTTGATTCAAGCAGCTCACCTATCTACCGTCTATCATCAAGACTACCTAAAAACTCTGGGTTCCATTCCAGATGGAACAGTCAAGTTAGTCATCACCGACCCACCGTATGGCATCGGGTACCAGAACAACCTGACATCGCAGCCCCACACTGTACTGCAAGGTGACGATGAAGCGTTTTCATACGCGACGCTTGCAAACGCAGCTCATCGTGTTCTCGGTGACGACGGCGTGTTCCTTGCATGGACAGGATGGTCTACGTACCCACAACACGTCCAACAGGTAGAGGCTGCTGGGTTTCGAATCAGGGAGCCTCTGATCATCCAAAAGCGAGCGAGTGGGAAAACCGGCTTGTACGTGGATTTTCAATCCAACAGTGACTGGATCATCTATGCTACCAAGGGCAAGCCACGATTCAAGAAGACTCAGTTGTTACGCAATAAGCGTGCCGGAACGATCCCCAACAAGGGGCGGAAGCCGGTCCCGGAATGGAAGACCCGGTTCCCGTCGTGCTGGTTCGGGCCGGAGTTTCCCTACTCGACGGCCAATCCTGTGACACAAAAACAATGGCGTCACCCTACCCCAAAAAATCCTGAATGCGCGGAGTGGTTGACTCGTATCTTCACCGACCCGGGGGACCTGGTGGTCGATCCGTTTTGTGGAAGTGGCGGCATTGCGGTAGGTGTTCAACAGGCTCGGAGGCGTATCATCGTGGGGGACATCGACAAAGAATATGCGAACATGACTGCGCGACGATTGACATCTACGCCGGCTTGACTCCACATGCCTGGTGAACCATCTCTCGGGCCTTTGCCGTCGCGCACACACCGGCAAGGGGCGCCATTCCCTTTGGGCACACCGGCTTACCGTACGTCCGCTTGAATGCGACGGTCCGGGATGGCGTGAACTTGCCGTCCCGGAATGTCATGATTCCGATAACGGGACGGTTGATCGGTCGGGTGAGGACTTGCCACCCCCGCCACCGTTGCTTGCTGGCGACGGGGACGCGATCTCCGGGGCAGAGCACCCAGAACCGTATCTCGCGGTCTTGCATGTCAGCATACGTCGCGGGCGCGGAATACACGACCTCCGCGCGTATCTCTAGAGACGTCACCGTGATTCTAGACGACGTGGGCTCAGCGGAGACAAGGCATGGAACGGCGATGGCCGCGAGGGATATGAGGGGAGCCAAGATGGCGGTCATGAGGTTCATGTCAACGCATATAGGCGTGGGCGCGAAAAAACACAAGGATGGTGTTGACATGGGGGTGCCGGCGGGTTGCAGCGTTGGTCTCGACACGGTAAAGTAGACACCATGCGAAATGTCGAAGCCGATGACCTGAAGCTCGTTGACGGGCAGTTCTACTGGCGTTCCCAAAGCGGACGATGGCATCCCCTCCCCAAGAAGCTCAGATTCCGGGATGGTGTCTTCTACCGCAAGCGTCGCGACAAGTGGGTGGCCATTCCCCCGGAGTGGGTCGGGGTCGGTCCGACGGCTTCAACAATCCGCGGCCGAGCATCGAAACAGACTCGGAAGATCCGGCGGCGCAGTACTCCGTGGGGTGGTACCGAGAAGGCGCCGAATCGAGCGCCCCGTCACACCCGGCCTGGGAAGCATAGGCACGACTACCCCGACGACGAATGATTCCTGCCGGCGGGAAAATGGCTTGTGTTCGGTGCCGGCATGCGCTACGGTAGGTGATATGCGACACAGAATATTCGATAACGTAACATCAATCATGATTGTGGTAGCTGTCGTATTCACGGTCGTGGTATTGATTGTGCCGCTCATCGATTCGATTATGGGATCCCACGAGGTCACACCGCGCATGGAGGCTCCGCGATGACATCGCCCAACACCATACCATCGGTTGCTGTCAGTATCCCGACCTCCAGGATCCGAGACGTCCAATACGCCGATGTTTCCGATAACGGTAGACTAGTTGCCGTCGCAACAAGAGCGCGCGTCGAAGTATGGGACATGATGAAGCGCGATGTCGTGTCGTGGACACGGTTTTCATACGACGGCGTCGCCATCGCCCTGAGTGGGAACGGACAACGGTTTGCTCTGGCAGATACCGAGAACATAGTCCGTGTGAAAAATGTGGTTACGCCCCATACGTTCGCGAACCTTCGTCATCACAAGCCCATCCAACGCATATGGTTGAGCCGGGATGGCACGTATGTAGTTGTCTTGGACGACCACATGGACTACACGGTGTATGACACATCTATGGGTGGGGGCAGCTTGCACCCGTCGTGGGAGTCTGTGAACAACCACATCGGGGCCTATTCCAGAATATGGAGCTACGTCGATCCCATCGGAGGAACTAACCTCAATTATTCCAGTAAGGTGGCGGCGTCATTCGATCGTTCATTGGAGATCGCGTGCTGGGCATCCGGGCACGTTGATCTCATCGATCCCACCGATCCCAAAAATAGGCGCGTCATTGGGACCCTATCACATCACGTTGGTGACGTCGTTGCCGCCCGTTTTCATCGCGATGGTCGAGCGGCGGTTGCTGTCAGAGCCAACGGGGAGGTCATCACGTGGGATCTCCGAAATCTCAAATCGATCACCGCCCCGGAGAAGCCCATGGACATTTTCGTCGAAAAGACATTCACCGACGGATCAAAAGAACCCAATCCGTTTTTGCCACTCACCACTCCAAGCATCACACAATCCCTTGACAAACCAACCCCAGTCCCGGAGAATGAACCAATGAGCAACGATAGCAAATCCACCCATCTCGTGACCCGCGGCGTCGATCAGGTGAAGGTCGCGGCGTCGTCCTACGTCACCGGCGCGAAAGCATCGATCCACCTCCAGGCCACCAAGGCCACTGCACACGGCATCGCCAAGTTCGCCGGCCTCGATGACCCCCGAGCGATCATCGCGCTTGAGGCGGCAACTCCGGCCATTGCGGCGGCGATCGGAGGCATGATCGAGAATGCCGCACTTCAGGAGTCCGCGCGTCAAGCGGCCCTGGCTCAGGGGGTTCTCCATGGTGATGCCGCCCTGGCCCCGTTGCGTGAGCTGGCCACCACGCTGTTCAAGCCGATGATCGATGCCGCCAAGGGATCTGTCGAATAGTAACACCTAGACCATAGATGTTGCAGATTTCGTCGAGATAGGACTTGCGTCGGTCACCGGGTGGTGCTACGGTAGGCCATCAACACAAAGGAACGAGACATGCCAACCATCACCAAGACCACCGAGCAACTCAAAGTCGGCGACATCTGCGGCACCCGAGTGATCACTTCCATCATACCCGGCTATGATCCGCGGGATCTCAAGGTGAGCTACCGCAACGGGGAGTTCACGGGGTGGTTCCAGGCTCGGCGAGATCAGCTGTGGAGTGTTGAAGTGGACGGGGAATGGGTGTAGCCATGACCACCCTCGACAAAGCCCGCGCCCTTCTCGATGCCTGCAAGGCGTATCGGGCCGACTCA